AGCAGTGGTATCAACGCAGAGTACTTGGTGAAAATATGCCTACCGACGCCACGTTAAGAGAACTGCAACAGGCCGTCCATGCAATCCAAGTTCGTCTCGGAGGCCGCGAAATTGAGCAATCCGTCCATAAATTAGAAATTCGCCTGACGGAACTGAGAACGCAGATTGATCTACAGTTCAAGGCGGACGCCGCCGCACGAGAAATCAACAATAAAGAAGTGGGCAGGCGGCTTGACCTCTTGAATGGAGGGGCGGGAAAGCTGCACCTCATGCAAGCCACATATTGGCCGCGTGAAGTGGCGGAGGCAAACGTTGCGCAGACCCGCAATCTTTCGGAGGCCGGGCTGAAGGAAATGCGAACATGGTGCGACGGACGATTCAACGACATGAACAGTAGTCTCGCGGAATTGAGGGATTACAGGGCCAACCAACAGGGGCGGCAGGCGATTGTTGCGGCCGCCGTAGCTATGCTGGTGTCCTTTATCGGTCAATGGCTGTTCAAGCGATAGGCGCGCCCCGGAGCGGAACAGTTGGAGAAATGGAAATGCCTACAATAGAGTGGAAGATCGATATAGGCCACATCATTACTATCGTTGCTCTCGTCATTGCGGGCGCTATTGCGTGGGGCGCGATGAGTACCAAACTAGATCAATACGCCGTCACGCTGACTGAAGTTCGCACCGAAATCAAACTATTGGAAGTGCGCGTGGATGATGTGAGAACACAGCAGATCATTACTTCAACCGAATTGAAGGTTCGACAGGCGGAAGAGGATGGCTTGGAGCGCAAGAAGAAGTAAGCAACTCCACGGCTAAAGCCGGGGGCTTTTAGATTCCACATGCGAAAGATCAAAACATTTCGCTGCGGTTCGAGTCGGCTTACTCCGGCCATGCCGGACGACCGCGCCGATTCCCCCGTCCTCCCCATGACTGGAGTCAGGGGCTTCTCGGAGAAAACTTGGTGAGAATTGGATCTACGGGTAACCAAGAAGAAATGACTTTGGAATCACAGGAGAATTACACATATGCCCACACCAAACGCTACATCATGGCCGTTCCGAAAAGGCGACGATCCGCGAACGCGCCGAAAGGTTGAGGAGTTGATGGAGGAAGCTGTCCATCAACACATGGCCTTTACCGATCCCGAGCACCGGCTTGCGGCGCGGCAATTGGTTAGAGAGGCAATCGTGAAGGCGCGCGTAGAGTGCGCCGCCATTGCGGACAATCATTGGATCTCGCTCGGCAGCACGATAGCGGAAGAGATCCGCAATTTGGATAAGCCGACCGATTGACCGGCGCTCGAATGCTGTCAGTTACGCCGCGTCAATACGCCATTATACGCCTGACCGCTCAAGGGAAAACCTCTCGCGAGGTGGGGGCTATTCTTGGAATTGCCGAAGGGTCAGTTAGGGTTACGTTGTCGAACCAGGTCTACTCACGCATGACGCAGAGCGGCAATATGGCGGTGCGTTTGGCCGTTTTGTTCGAACGCGGCGAAATTGAGATTCGGGAAGTGCGGAAGCATGTCTCAAAGCCGCCACCTCCTACTCTGGCAGCGCCGAAAGCAAAGCCGGGGATAATACCCAAACTGCCGGGACAAAGAGCCGCCGAACAAAACGAGCGCTGGAATCGAATCTTCGAGAAGTTCGCGCGACCTACGTCCGAACTGTCGGTGAGAATTGGATCTACGTTGGGGTAACGGTCGATGGCACCAGCGCCGATAGAGCTACCGCGAATCCCAGAAAAGGCGCAACAGGCGGACGTGCTATGGGAGCAATTCCAATTTCTAATGGATCACGCCGCGACTACTGGCTGGTGGTGCGGGTGTGACGTGTGCGGGCGTTACTTGAAAGTGTGCGCTATTCTCTTGCAGATCTTTGAGTAGCCAATCCGGTTTCTGTGCCTCTTGACCAAGGTACATCGTTTCAGTTGTTTAGTGGTAATATGTTTTGGGTAGACAAGGCGGGAAAACCGTGGCACAATGGAATTGTGCCTAGACGCCTACTCCCAGCGTCAAATGTGGTCCACCACGGCGCGCGCTGCTGTACTTCTCAGCGCGCATCAGCGCGCGCCTTCCGGGTTGCGGACGCATTCATGTCCCGCTGATCTTGGGTGATTATCAGAGAGATGCATTGACGGGGAAGAAGCCTACTGCTGCCGTTGTGGTCCGGGCCGGAAGCGCTTGGCAGATCAACATCGTTGTCGAAGACAAAGACCCCCCGCCTGCCGATGGACCGCCCATGGGCGTTGACCTCGGCATCCGAAATACTGCCGCGACCTCTCACGGCACGCTGTATAGCGGGTCCAGCAGGCAGAAGTTTAAGAACGGGCGCAACAAAGTTCGCGCATCCCTCCAGTCCAGAAACAACCGCTGTGCCCGCAAGGTACTGCGCAGACTCTCTGGGCGGGAGCGCCGCCATATTACGTGGTCGAACCACAATCTCAGCAAGGCCATCGTTGCCGAAGCCAAAGACACGCAATCCGGGATTATTCGGATGGAACGGCTCAAAGATATTCGGCAGCGGTGCAAGATCCGCAACAGGCACACCAACCGGATGATGTCCGGCTGGTCGTTTGGGCAACTGCAAGCCTTCGTTGCCTATAAAGCTGCGCGTTGCGGAATCAAGATCGAGTACGTAGACCCTGCATATACTAGTCAGACGTGCGCCCAATGCGGCGCGCTCGGCAAGCGCAGGGGCGACGTGTTCTCGTGTACAACCTGTGGCACTGCTCATGCGGATATTCAAGCCGCCATGAACATTGCAGCAGGCGGAGTCGTCCGGCATGGCCGGAGTAAGCCGACTCGAACCGCAGCGAAATGTTTTGATATTTCGCATGTGGAATCTAAAAGCCCCCGGCTTTAGCCGTGGAGTTGCTTACTTAGCCGAATCCCTTTGAATCTCTGAGATAAGGCCCCGCCGCCGTCTTTGCCCTTGACAAGCTTGGGACGGTAGCGGGGCCTTTTCTGCGTTTTACGGCAGCCCGCTGAAGTGCAAGCGACGGCCCCGGCAGAAACGCCGGGGCTTTTTTATTTCTGGCTGCAAATCATTGATTCGGCGTGAAATAAAGTTCTTGACGTACACCGCATACATGGTGTACAGTACTTGCAATGGCTACCGCTGCTGAAGGCAACATCGTGATTAGGCTGAAATGCCCAGAGAGCACCTGGCGGCGCGTGAAGATTCTGGCGGCGCAGCAGGGGACTACAGCCAACGCGATTGTGTTGGACGCGATTAAGCCGTGGTTGCGAGATGCGGAAAAGGCGCGCCGATGACCGGCGCGTCCGCTGCCGCACTGGTCCTGGTCGGCGTAGCGCTTGGATTCGTCGGCGGGATAATATTAGGGTACATATTCTGCTTTCAAACGCCCGCCATGGCACGCAAATGGACGGAGTACCGCGTGTCGCGCAAGCTGCTACGCGATGCGGAAGCCGTGATCGTCAAGTGCAATCAGGCGATGGTAGACAAACTCAACCATCGCGCACGTCTTTACCGGGCGAGGAATCCGGAGCGATTCATCGAAGAAGGAAAAAGCGGCCAAACGGCCGAGAAGCGGAGGCGACAACGTGCTGCATCCAAAGGCTAAGGGAACTTACTAATCGGAGCGGTCAGTAAACTACCGCACGCCGCGCGAAAGGCCCTTATGAACGAAACAGACATCCGCTGCCATCAGTGCGCGGCCACGCGGCAGGAGTACTCGAATTCCCCGGAACCCATCCCAGTAGTTGACACTACTGGCAATAGCGGCGCGTATCGAATGACCGATGGCTGCTGTTCAATGTCACGCGGATTTCTGCAAGCGGCTGCACGTGATTTCTACCGCTGGCAAGAGCTTGTAATAGCGGCGCAAGAGCGCGAAGACTTGCGGACTGGCAAGTCGTTGTCCGAAACGATGACGCCGGGATGGTCGCAGAGGCGGCAAGTGTGGCGGGAGAGAGGATATGGCGATCAGTTGTACAAAATGCGATGCTGAAATGCTCCGTGTCAAAGCATGCGAGCATATTGCAGAGGGCGAAGAAGGCTGGCAGAAGCTACGCAATGAATGCCCTAGCACGATGGCCGTTGCTGTTTTAAGGGATAGATTTGAAAGCTGCGCCAAACTTAAGAAGGCTTGCGAAGAGCGCGTCTATCTGGCAACGGCTGAACTGCTTGATATGATTGATGGCGGTGATGAGTGCCGAGCGCGGGACGGAAGTATAAGCCACATAATAGGCATTCTGGACGGCGATCCAAACGATTTAGTATTGGCAAGAAAGAGGCAGCCATGAACGACGCAATTTGCTGGTTTGCAGAACGTCATCAGTTTCCGCGCTGGCTTGCGGGGTTTGATTACGATAATCCGATTTGGACGGACGATCCTCATAAAGCTATCCGATTCCAAACGGAGGCTTCGGCAGCGCTAATGTGCAGCCCATATGGTATTTTCTCAGGTATTGGCGAAGGCTCACAAACTCCGAAGCCAAGCGAACATATCTTTATGGACGACATAAAGGTAGAGCGCAACTTAGAGGCAGAGGTTGGCACGCGGACAATCCCGTGAATGAAGCGGACCAGCGGGCAAAGGGGTGGAGGTCGAATGGGAAGATGCGCAGCGAGAACACAGCGCCATGGAAGACCATTACCGAGAAGTCGGAATGGATCATAAATTCGGTGCCGCGACAGGTCGCGAATCAATGACGAAAGAATCTTTAGCTTCTACTCTGAACGGACGTGAATACGGCGAGGAACTTCTAGCTACCGAGGAACTAGCCGCTAAGACTAACGGTCTTCTGGTTATCTTTGGCGCATCGGATGACATCGTGGAGATGCGCGGCGCTATCAAAGATGAGAGTTACGACAGCGTGCTCTATATCTCGAAAGACGGTTCCCTGCTTCCGTCTAGCATCGAACCAGACGAGGTAGAAACACTACGCAGGCACGGCGTATTTGAACATGCCAAAATACGGCGAGAGGAAGCCATTCGCATAGCGGCCATGTGGTGCGATGAAAACTCCGGTAGTGGGCTACTTTGGCGTTATTGCCCCATCCCGCGCAGTTTACCCCTCAGGGCATTCACGGCTTTTGGGAAATCGTATTGCAGGATATCCTCGACACGCGCCACGCCCATAAATTGCAAGAAGGCTGTGTCTCCTCCACCGATCTTTTCCAGCAAGAGACGGAGTGATTTAACATCTTCTGCCGCTATCGGTCTATATAACGGAGCGCGCTCTTGGCTACGCCAGAAGTTCCAGTTTCCCTGTGATCTCAACTCATTCAACATTCCTAGCGTTGTTGGTTTTGGGCCTACATTAACCACCACTACGCTATCTGCTGGCCGGTTGTGTATTGCGCTAATGGCCGTGGCGATGCTGTTAGCGTTGAGCCAATCTGCCAGAGCGCAGCCTGCAACCACGTTTTGCAAATCCGGCATTGAGTACCAGTCCCTACCCGCGAATGTCTGCTGGGTAACCAGACCAATAGCCAACGCCAGCGATACTGTTTCTAGCCACTCAAAAACAAGGTGGACGATTGCGACGGCCTTAGGTGAATCCCAACCGAAGAGCCGATGGAAACGATCTTGCTTCTTATTTCTGGCGCTGGGATCGATTGTCATCGTTCGTCTGATTAGTCTAGGTTCGGCGCTTTATGCGGCTATCTCTTCGCGCCGTTCGTCCGCTTCCCACGCGGCAACTAAATCCGATACCTCCCAGAGGCGATCAGTCACTCCAGCGGCCATCGCAGGAGTCGTGCGGAGAGTCGAATGAATCTTGATGAAGTTGTATGCGAAGTACCCGAGAGCGGTAGCAAAAAGCACCTGCATCGCTACGTCGATGAGTTCACCTTCCGACTGAACGAGGGTAACGTCCGCAACCACACCACGGCGCGGCTCAATAGCTTCGTTGCCGGGTGCGTAGGTAAGCGTCTCACCTATAATAGGCTAATCACATGACACTGCACTGGTTTCTTAACGAAGGCGAATACGAAGCTTATTACAAAGGGCACTGGGGATTCGTGAAGCCCGAGCCACGTCAAGATCCACATCAGTACCGCGCATACGATGGCCGCTTTCCGCGAACAGAGTTCGGCACCGGCTTTCTAGGAGTGTTCGCTACGCTTACGCAAGCAGCGCAAGCCATTGAAGCAGTGTGGGGGATACAGTCATGAAAGTTCTACGTAAGACTCCGCCTAGTGAACCTCAAATGCTGCATTGTAAGTGCGGATCTATGCTTGGATGGACTACGGAACGGGCTTTATTGACTCCGTTTTTAGTTAAGGCCGAATAGGATGCTCCATGACTCATGAGCAATATGCCGAGATGCCAGGAGTGTCTTGGTCTTCGCTGAAAGACCTAGCGGTGTCTCCCTTTAGATTCTGGGCTAGGAATGTAGACCCCAACAGACCTCCATCCAGGACATCTCCGGAGATGACTTTCGGCTCGGCATTACACTGCGCAGTGCTAGAGCCAGAGCAATTTCGTAAGTGCAGGGGTTTTGCGCAGCGCTGGGGATTTAAACGAATGGTAGTGACGAACCTGTTCACGTTCCGCGCGAACCGAAGGGTACTGCAACTTGGCGCGATTCAGTAGTCTATGCGGCGCGAGAAAAGATGCAGGCATTGCAGTGCCAAGAGGATGAGGTTGTTTCTAAGGGGCCGTCATTGTGGCCTTTGACAAGCCCACTAACGCTTGACACTTTCGGTAGTTTTATGATTAAATAAATCACATGGGCAGACCAGGAAGTGTAGATCCACCGATGCCGATAACGGTCAGTATTCCCAAGACTCTTCTGGCGGCAGGTCGCGCGCGCGCCGAAGCTATTGGAATGTCGTTCAGCGCGTACATGTCAAAGCTACTGAAGCGCGCCCTGGAGCGAGTCGGTGCAGGGAGGGAAAGATGATTGACGGCGGAATCTATGACGGCCCCGGCGGCAAGCTGCATGGCAGCGGACGCGCAGTAGCATCGCCACAGAGGATGAAGATGCCCGATGACGTGCCCATCATGCTGGTTGAAACCCGCGCGCTGCTGAAACAGGCTGCGCGTGAGGCGGATTACGACAGCACCGCGAAAGGGGTTGACTTGGAGGTGGAAGACCCATGCCTATAGATGCCATGGAGCGATGGCAGACCAGCAAGATGTTGGAAACGCTCGAACGGATTGAGGAGTTATTGCGGGAATTGCTAAAACCGAAACCTGCAATGTCGTTAAGGTTTGTATCGCTAAAACCGAAACATGCAACGTCGTTTAGGTTTGTATTTCAGAAAACAGGAGAAAAACGTATGTTGAGTTTGCCGTTGAACACGAAGAACGAGAAGTATTTCATCATTGGAACGGACGCGAGCGGGGAAGCGGGGGCGCAGTTGGCCGCCGGCCAAACCATCGCGGTCGCTTCCAGCGACACAACCATTGTCAGTTTCACGCCGGACGCAATTTGCTGGTTTGCAGAACGTCATCAGTTTCCGCGCTGGCTTGCGGGGTTTGATTACGATAATCCGATTTGGACGGACGATCCTCATAAAGCTATCCGATTCCAAACGGAGGCTTCGGCAGCGCTAATGTGCAGCCCATATGGTATTTTCTCAGGTATTGGCGAAGGCTCACAAACTCCGAAGCCAAGCGAACATATCTTTATGGACGACATAAAGGTAGAGCGCAACTTAGAGGCAGAGGTTGGCACGCGGACAATCCCGTGAATGAAGCGGACCAGCGGGCAAAGGGGTGGAGGTCGAATGGGAAGATGCGCAGCGAGAACACAGCGCCATGGAAGACCATTACCGAGAAGTCGGAATGGATCATAAATTCGGTGCCGCGACAGGTCGCGAATCAATGACGAAAGAATCTTTAGCTTCTACTCTGAACGGACGTGAATACGGCGAGGAACTTCTAGCTACCGAGGAACTAGCCGCTAAGACTAACGGTCTTCTGGTTATCTTTGGCGCATCGGATGACATCGTGGAGATGCGCGGCGCTATCAAAGATGAGAGTTACGACAGCGTGCTCTATATCTCGAAAGACGGTTCCCTGCTTCCGTCTAGCATCGAACCAGACGAGGTAGAAACACTACGCAGGCACGGCGTATTTGAACATGCCAAAATACGGCGAGAGGAAGCCATTCGCATAGCGGCCATGTGGTGCGATGAAAACTCCGGTAGTGGGCTACTTTGGCGTTATTGCCCCATCCCGCGCAGTTTACCCCTCAGGGCATTCACGGCTTTTGGGAAATCGTATTGCAGGATATCCTCGACACGCGCCACGCCCATAAATTGCAAGAAGGCTGTGTCTCCTCCACCGATCTTTTCCAGCAAGAGACGGAGTGATTTAACATCTTCTGCCGCTATCGGTCTATATAACGGAGCGCGCTCTTGGCTACGCCAGAAGTTCCAGTTTCCCTGTGATCTCAACTCATTCAACATTCCTAGCGTTGTTGGTTTTGGGCCTACATTAACCACCACTACGCTATCTGCTGGCCGGTTGTGTATTGCGCTAATGGCCGTGGCGATGCTGTTAGCGTTGAGCCAATCTGCCAGAGCGCAGCCTGCAACCACGTTTTGCAAATCCGGCATTGAGTACCAGTCCCTACCCGCGAATGTCTGCTGGGTAACCAGACCAATAGCCAACGCCAGCGATACTGTTTCTAGCCACTCAAAAACAAGGTGGACGATTGCGACGGCCTTAGGTGAATCCCAACCGAAGAGCCGATGGAAACGATCTTGCTTCTTATTTCTGGCGCTGGGATCGATTGTCATCGTTCGTCTGATTAGTCTAGGTTCGGCGCTTTATGCGGCTATCTCTTCGCGCCGTTCGTCCGCTTCCCACGCGGCAACTAAATCCGATACCTCCCAGAGGCGATCAGTCACTCCAGCGGCCATCGCAGGAGTCGTGCGGAGAGTCGAATGAATCTTGATGAAGTTGTATGCGAAGTACCCGAGAGCGGTAGCAAAAAGCACCTGCATCGCTACGTCGATGAGTTCACCTTCCGACTGAACGAGGGTAACGTCCGCAACCACACCACGGCGCGGCTCAATAGCTTCGTTGCCGGGTGCGTAGGTAAGCGTCTCACCTATAATAGGCTAATCACATGACACTGCACTGGTTTCTTAACGAAGGCGAATACGAAGCTTATTACAAAGGGCACTGGGGATTCGTGAAGCCCGAGCCACGTCAAGATCCACATCAGTACCGCGCATACGATGGCCGCTTTCCGCGAACAGAGTTCGGCACCGGCTTTCTAGGAGTGTTCGCTACGCTTACGCAAGCAGCGCAAGCCATTGAAGCAGTGTGGGGGATACAGTCATGAAAGTTCTACGTAAGACTCCGCCTAGTGAACCTCAAATGCTGCATTGTAAGTGCGGATCTATGCTTGGATGGACTACGGAACGGGCTTTATTGACTCCGTTTTTAGTTAAGGCCGAATAGGATGCTCCATGACTCATGAGCAATATGCCGAGATGCCAGGAGTGTCTTGGTCTTCGCTGAAAGACCTAGCGGTGTCTCCCTTTAGATTCTGGGCTAGGAATGTAGACCCCGACAGACCTCCATCCAGGACATCTCCGGAGATGACTTTCGGCTCGGCATTACACTGCGCAGTGCTAGAGCCAGAGCAATTCAACGACAGGTACGCTTGTTCCTTATCTCAATCCGATTTCGATGGGTTACTGGTCACCAATGATAACCTTCGGCAGTGGCTACGCGATAGGGGTAAAAACCCAAAAGGAACACTTAAGGCAGATCTTGTATCTCAAGTGCGAGCGACATTTGAACAAAAACATGCCGGGGAAGATCCGCCGCTAATCTGGGATTTGATGTGCGAGGCGCACCGTCAGGAGAATACCGGAAAAGTTCAATTCGCCAAGGACGATTGGCTTCGCATCATCGCTTGCGCGGAGGCTTTGAATGCGGAGCCGAAGATGCAAGAACTCCTGAAGGGCGCGCGTGTAGAAGAGTTCTACGAGGTCAAAGACAAAGAGCGCGGTATAGTACTGAAGGCCCGGATGGACGCGGTTACGGCGCATTACACGCCGGATCTAAAGACGTTCTCGGTCAAGCGAAGCAATAAGTCAATCGACAAGACCGTAAACGATGCCATTTGGTACGAAAATTATCTGGGTAAAATGTACCTATACACAATGATCCGTGAGTTAGCCGGTGAAGTTGGGGCCTTGCCGGTTCTTTGCTTCGTGGAGTCGGAAGAACCCCACGAAGTACGGTTGCGATTGCTCGGGCCGAAGGTCGGGGGGCAGGCGACGCTCTATTGGATTATGGCGCGGAAACAGGTATGCGACTTACTGGACCTGTATTGCGCTTGCGTCAAGCGTTACGGCGATAAACCGTGGCGTGAGCCGCGCGGGATTGAACCATTGGAAGACATGGACATTAAGCAGATAGCTTGGAACTAGCCGCTTGACAAGTACCTATCGCTAGGTATATAATTACAGATGAAACGTAAGAATCCAGCAGCCGTAGCTCTTGGCAGAAAAGGCGGGAAGGCGCGCAAGCGCAACCTCACGCCGGAGCAGTTATCTGAGATTGGCAAGCAGGGCGCGGCGAAGCGGTGGGGGAATAGTCGATGACGGTGACTGACGCGATCAGGAAGCGCATACCTATACTGGCCGCAATATACGGGCCTACTGGCGGCGGGAAAACGTTCAGCGGATTATTACTGGCCGCTGGTTTGGCTGGCCCGGATGGCGTAGTCGGAATGATAGATACTGAAGCACGGAGAGGGTCTCTTTATTCTGACGACCCGGACATATGTGCCGCCATGCCTGGAGGGCATTATAAAGTTCTCGACCTTTCGGCACCATACAGTCCGTCTCGTTACATCGAAGCGTTGACCGCCATGGAAAAGGCTGGAGTCACCGTATGTCTCATAGATTCTACCTCGCATGAGTGGTCTGGAACAGACGGAGCGTGCGAAATAGCGGAGAAGAACAAATTGGGGGGGATGGCCAATTGGGCCAAGGCCAAGATAGAGCACAAGAAATTCGTGAATTATTGCCTATCTTCCCGCATGAGTATTTTCTTCCTGCTGCGCGCGCACGAGAAGATGAAGCCAGTTAAGGCTGGTGACCTTATCTCTAACGATGGCCAAGAACGCTACGAAAAGACGGAGTTCATCCCGCTCGGTACCGTTGCGGATACAGAGAAAAATCTGGTTTTTGAGGCATTAATTTCATTCCGGCTAGACGCCGATACGCACCTCGCGAATCCGGTCAAGGTCCCGAAGATGCTAGCCCACGTATTCCCTGGCAAAAAACTACTATCTAAAGCCGATGGAGAAGCGATCCGCATATGGAACGAACGTGCTCCGCAAGCTGACCAATGGGAACAAACCCGCAAGCGCGCCCGTGCCGCTGCTGAAGAGGGAGTTACGGCCTACAAAGCATTCTGCGCTTCTCTCAATACCCCGGCAAAAAAGGCGATGGGCAAGGCACTGTACGATGAACTCCTAGCCCGCGCAACGGAAGCGGATGCCATCAATGCGGCGCAACAGGACGAAGACACGGGCGAGCCGCCGCCAGAAGTTCAGGCCGACACGGGGAGCGAAACTGTGCCAGAAGCCGCCGCTCCCCTGGTAACGCCAGGAGCGCCAGTAGGAGCGGAGCCGCCCAGCACCGAAACTACGCCGGACGCGCCTCCGATTGCACCTGAAGCCGCCCAAGAGCGGGAAGCGAGCAATGGCGGGACGCGGCCACCTACGATGGATGAGCTTCGGCGTCAGATGGAAGCGGCGAAAGCGCATCCAAGGGGGCGAAAGGAGTAACAATGGGACTCTCTAATGGCACCTATCGTACTTCCGCTGGTAGCATCGTAACGGTGTCCGGCAAGCATAGCGGCCAATTCACCGTAGTATTCGAGTGGTTCGAAGAAGATGGGGCTTGTATCGAATGCGATGCGGACCCCGAGCCAAAGGAGTACGGTCCCCACGACTGGAGACTCACGTGGCATTGCGCCTATCACGAGGCAGGAAACGCACAACTGACGCGCGCTGCCGAACAAGATGCCGGTATCGGCGATACTGCCGAACCTCCGCTTCCCGCGCCTTCGCTAGAAGGCACGCAGGAATAGCTGTTAGGCACGGAGCAATGAGAGGGAAGAGATCCGCTCCGTGGCGGATTGACTGGAGAGAACGCCGATGGCACGAATTGAGTCCCTAACGCCTGAACAGATAGCACGTTTCCCAGAAGTCGTAGCCCGGTGGAAGGCTATCGGGCTTTCCGTTGAGCCTACGGACCACGCAAAGGCAGAGGCAGCTATCCATCTGTGTTATGAGAAGGCTGGCATGGCCGCGCCTAAGCGAATCGTGTGGTTCAAGTCGCCATTAGCTGGCGCTCTAGCCTACACGGTTGTTACGAATTTGCGTGACAACCGCAAGATCGTGTGGGCCAGCGTGTGGGCCAGCGTGTGGGCCAGCGTGGGGGCGTGCGGGACAGCGTGCGGGACAGCGTGCGGGCCAGCGTGGTGGCCAGCGTGGTGGCCAGCCTGTGGGACAGCGTGTGGGACAGCGTGGGGGCCAACGTGGGGGCCAGCGTGAGGGACAGCGTGGGGGACAGCGTGAGGGACAGCGTGTGGGCCAGCGGACAGCGTGGGGGCCAGCGTGGGGGACAGCGTGGTGGGCGTGCGGGACAGCGTGTGGGCCAGGGTGGGACAGCGTGTGGGCCAGCGTGTGGGCCAGCGTGCGGGCCAGCGTGGGGGCCAGCGTGGGCCAGCGTGGGGGCCAGCGTGGCCAGCGTGGGGGCCAGCGTGTATGGATCTCACGATGCAGGAGTGCTATCATTCTATTCCTATTTCCTCGACGTCTGTGGCCTTAAAGCGTGCGAGAAACTAGACGGGCTGTTTGAGCAGGCCCGTCACTGTGGATGGTGGTGGCCATTTAAGCATATGGTGCTAGCTACCGAGAAACCGGCAGCCTTGCATCTTGATGAGCGCGGGCGGTTGCATCATGCTACGGAAGCGGCCATTTCCTATGGCGATGGTTGGGGAGTTTATGCATGGCATGGCATTCGGATGTCTTGGAAGTATTACTGCCAGGAAGTAACGTCATCCGCTATTCTCGCCGAGAGCAACGCTGAAGTGAGACGCGCCTTAATCGAACGCTACGGACAGGACCGCTTCATGCTGGATTCCGGCGCTTCTGTAATTGATACAGATATGGCTGAAGGCAGCGGTTTCCCGCGCGAAAGGCCCTTATGAACTACCGCGATCTATTCACCGCTTCTGCCTTCGGCGTCGGTAATGACCGCCCTGCCGACGCCCCGAAAGCCGCACAGGGAGAGAATGCGGGGCAACGGAGCCTATTATGACAGACGACAAACAAATAAGATTACCGATACTGCCGCGTATCGAGATTACGCCCATAGATCCCAAGTATGGCATGGCCGTCATTGACGGGAAACTCCGCGTGGTGAAGAACTCTACCGCTCAGCCGATACCCGAAGATGAGCCGTTGTGCCTCTTTCGTGCAAGGGATAATATCGCCCTGGTCGGCGCGCTTATTCCATACCGCACCGAATGCGGCGAGGAAGGATGCACCGATTTTCAAATGCGTGGCATTCAGAACCGTATCGACGCCTTCTATGTATTCCGCAAGGACCACCCTGAAAGAATGAAGCAACCAGGGATCACACGTGGATTATAATTACCAAGGGAGCCTATTTCATGACAAACGATGAGAAGTGTCCGCGTTGCGATGGTTGCGGAAAGATCGCCGATGACGAAGAAGGCGCACCGTTAAAGTCAGTCTGCCGCAAGGTTGCGGAGTGAAGGCAGGCCGCGCATGAACTATCGCGATCTATTCACCGGCTCCGCAACGCTCTTGCTGTTGGCGGTCTCTATCGTGGCGCTCGTCCCGGACCTGTCTCTCTGGGCGGCTCAAACGCTAGTCGCTCATTCCGTCGCCACGCGCGCTTTCTGGAAGTGGCAGGCGCGGGCGTTTGCGGAGTACGTGCGCGTCTTTCGGCGCGCGGCGGCAGAAGCAAGGGAGACGTAAACTAATGTACCACGAAGCCATCATTGGCGGCAGAACGCGCGTGCAACTTACCTGCGAAGGCCGCAATTGCGCGAAGATGGTACAGGCATTTGGAGATGACCACAACGATGCGCAGCGCCAGTTATTAGCCCTCGGTTGGGGTTTGCATCGTGGAAGGCAGCTATGCCCGGCGCACTGCCGAGAGGTATCGCGGCGGAGCAATCGGCAGGCGGCAAAGGTAATGAGCGTATAACTATGGAAGAAACGAAACAGGCATTACGTGAGGGAGTTGGGACGCCAAACGACCCAATCCGCTACTATCCTGGCGCGCGAGCAACGCTTAGCCTAGAGGATTTCTACGTTCGACATTCTTGGCTGTGTAGCGACCCGACGACGAAGCCACGGCGCGGACTCGATGGACAGCCATTACCGCCGCGCCGCTTCGTTACTGAGGAGCAGGCGCGGCACAGTATGTCGGTAAGCAACTCCACGGCTAAAGCCGGGGGCTTTTAGATTCCACATGCGAAATATCAAAACATTTCGCTGCGGTTCGAGTCGGCTTACTCCGGCCATGCCGGACGACTCCGCCTGCTGCAATGTTCATGGCGGCTTGAATATCCGCATGAGCAGTGCCACAGGTTGTACACGAGAACACGTCGCCCCTGCGCTTGCCGAGCGCGCCGCATTGGGCGCACGTCTGACTAGTATATGCAGGGTCAACGTACTCGATCTTGATTCCGCAACGCGCAGCTTTATAGGCAACGAAGGCTTGCAGTTGCCCAAACGACCAGCCGGACATCATCCGGTTGGTGTGCCTGTTGCGGATCTTGCACCGCTGCCGAATATCTTTGAGCCGTTCCATCCGAATAATCCCGGATTGCGTGTCTTTGGCTTCGGCAACGATGGCCTTGCTGAGATTGTGGTTCGACCACGTAATATGGCGGCGCTCCCGCCCAGAGAGTCTGCGCAGTACCTTGCGGGCACAGCGGTTGTTTCTGGACTGGAGGGATGCGCGAACTTTGTTGCGCCCGTTCTTGAACTTCTGCCTGCTGGACCCGCTATACAGCGTGCCGTGAGAGGTCGCGGCAGTATTTCGGATGCCGAGGTCAACGCCCATGGGCGGTCCATCGGCAGGCGGGGGGTCTTTGTCTTCGACAACGATGTTGATCTGCCAAGCGCTTCCGGCCCGGACCACAACGGCAGCAGTAGGCTTCTTCCCCGTCAATGCATCTCTCTGATAATCACCCAAGATCAGCGGGACATGAATGCGTCCGCCTATAACAGTCAGCGAAACAGTTTCATCCTTGGCCCGGTAATCGAAGATGCGGGCGTCATAGTCGATGCTGGTCGGACGGAACTCTTTCGGTTTACCACCACGGACCTTCCAGGCAGTCATGGACTGCGAGACACGACGAACCGCGCGAACCGCAAGGTTGGCGGACAATTTGAAGTCGTTCCTGGCGTTGCGATATGTCAGCCGTTGGAGTGCAACGTTGTTAGAAACCCCAGTTTTAACAGCAACGGCCAGAATTGCATTGCAGGCGTCGGCGAAGGCGGCGCACGTTTCGGAAAGAGAAGCGGTCATCGTGGGAGTAGGCGACAGCTTACACCGAATTGCCCGCTTGCTCATAGTGACAATTATATCACGATAACGGGAGAAATGCAGTCGGTGCTCCGCGCCGATTCTCCCGTCCTCCCCATGACTGGAGTCAGCGATGGACTTCGAGCCAGTCACGGAAGAAGACGTTGCCGATGAGGTCGAAGCATGACCCACTGGGAGCGCGAATTTCTGAAACTCGCAGATGTATGGATTGAGACCCGGTGGTGCGTCATGGGCAACCACATCACCGACCGATACGGGCGCATCGTCCATCGCGGCGCGTGCGATATGGATTCACTTGGCTGTCAGCTTCTTGGAATGCTCGATTATGCTGCCGAAATGCGTCTGGAGTGCAGGGGTCTATTGGCCGCGCCGCGTGAAACGACTGCTTGACATGTGAGCGCACGGCAGCATACACTCGGACTGTATGGATGAAGAACAGAAGTATATCCACAGATCGGCAGCGGCTCTGGCTATATTCAGGGCGCGCTATACCGCTGACCTGGAGTCGCGGGAACGCCGCTTGTGCGGCAGAGTGTGGCGCTACTTATCTCAGCGTGGATCTTTGCGGAGCGCCGCCAAGGACCTCGGCTTCAGTCCTGCGTATCTGAGCGACGTTTCGCATGGCAAGCGCAACGTAAGCGCGGAACTTCTAAAACGGGTGCTATCCCTATGAATGGAGGCTTTGGGATGACTAATCGGTTACTCGCGGCGTCGCTACTTATAGCGGCTTGCCTTCCAGCCTTCGCTGGCACGATAACTGTTACCTGCATCGTTAACAACGATACACAGACGCAAACGGACCCATCGTCGGCCTCTTGCGCCGCGCAGATTCAGAATGTGCAGATGTCGAGCGCGGACGGTACGGCGATGCCCGGCTATCTATCGGGCGATGTGTCCGTAGACTCGACCCTGAGTTGCTGTCCATCCGCCTACTCGTATGCCGATTTCAACCTAGACTTGGACGTAGACACCGCACTCGCATGGGTTGTGTCGGTAGATATCGACGGGCCGTACAGCTATGTTTCGCTGCAATTGGGAGGCGTTGCGGAGTACTACACGCAGAGCGGAACGTACTTCATCAACGAGGATCTAGCGCCTGGGAGTTACAGCTTCTCGGCAGAAGCTTACGTATCGGATCAAGGCGGCGCGTCCTACGTGGCCGATCCGCCCATCTCGCAGACTCCCGAACCTGGGACTTGGATGGCGGGCCTACTGCTGGTAGCCACATTGTGGGGCGTAAAAGGCGGGAGTGAATGAGGTCACCCAAGAACATGCAGGCAGATTCAGTAAATCCGGCGTATTGCCAGGGAGATTACATAATGCGTGTGATCGAAGATTTCGCGCTTAGTTTTTGTCTCGGGAATGTAGTGAAGTATGTGCTTCGCGGCGGGAAGAAGGGCGCAACCGTCGTCGATCTGGAGAAGGCCCGCTGGTATCTGGACCGTGAGATCAAACACCTCAAGGAGTCGCAAGACTCTTCTGGCGGCAGGTCGCGCGCGCGCCGAAGCTATCGGAATGTCGTTCAGCGCGTACATGTCAAAGCTACTGAAGCGCGCCCTGGAGCGAGTCGAGCGGAGCCGTAAGTGATCGCCACCGCGTTTATGGTCATTGTGATGTGCGCTGGTGCAGCCGCGCTGGTGTATGCCGCGTGTGAGTGGCGCGGAAAGTGAGTTTATGGGCCGGGAGCTACGAGTGAGTAGCCGTTTATAGGCAAGCCTACCGAGAGGAATGGCCCTTATGCGCGAAAGCTACGAGCGATGATCGGCCCACCAGATTTTGGGGAATTATATAGATGACTACCTCACATGAAAGACGTCTAGCAGAACGATTCCAGAATTGTTCAGAAGATCTGAAAGATCTTATTACGACATTTCTCAACTCCCCTAACAATATCATGTTCAAAATAAACAAGAGCCTGCTTGGAGATTTTATTGAAAATCCTAGGAACAGTTATGACGACAAATTGTTCCTAGTTGATTTTCTCGAAGCTTGTGACGAACTCCAAACAAGAGGTTCCAAAAGCAGCCTTGAGCACCCGTTACTTAGGAAAGTTATGAGCAAGAATTAAATGCGTAACCAATGGTCCTGCCCTATTTGCCACAAGGTCCTAGAAGTCGTATCAACGGACCAATTAGGCAAAGAAAAACTTCCGCGCGAAAGGCCCTTATGACCATCCGCTTCACTGTCTACGGAGAGCCAAAGGCCGGCGGAAACAAGCGTATCTCAGTGCGGGGTGGTCGAGCACACATCTATGAGAGCACGAAGGGTACTGCAACTTGGCGCGATTCAGTAGTCTATGCGGCGCGAGAAAAGATGCAGGCATTGCAGCGCCAAGAGGATGAGGTTGTTTCTAAGGGGCCGTCATTGTGGCCTTTGACAAGCCCACTAAGCCTCACGGTAGTCTTTACATTGCCTCGGCCAAAAACAGCGCCCAAGAAGCGCCTATGGCCAGATCATAAACCGGACTTGAGCAAGGCGATCCGGTCAACTGAGGATGCGCTGACAGACGCAGGGGTTATCAGAGACGATGCGCTGTTTGTGCGCCATGAAATATGGAAGGTATTCCCTAGGCCATGGGGATTCCCGCGTTCTACCGATCACGAGGCGCTTAGCTGCGACAGGAAACTTCGTCTGTTCGAGATGGATACGCCCGGAGCGGTCATTGAGGTTCGGAGTTTGTGACGGCCAATCAGCCCCACAATAACGCTTGACACTTTCGGTAGTTTTATGATTAAATAAATCACATGGGCAGACCAGGAAGTGTAGATCCACCGATGCCGATAACGGTCAGTATTCCCAAGACTATTCTGGCGGCAGGTCGCGCGCGCGCCGAAGCTATTGGAATGTCGTTCAGCGCGTACATGTCAAAGCTACTGAAGCGCGCCCTGGAGCGAGTCGGTGCAGGGAGGGAAAGATGATTGACGGCGGAATCTATGACGGCCCCGGCGGCAAGCTGCATGGCAGCGGACGCGCAGTAGCATCGCCACAGAGGATGAAGATGCCCGATGACGTGCCCATCATGCTGGTTGAAACCCGCGCGCTGCTGAAACAGGCTGCGCGTGAGGCGGATTACGACAGCACCGCGAAAGGGGTTGACTTAAACTCCTGTAAGCGCCAGCGCGTTGCCTTGGTGGCACAGTGCCGCCAGCAGCACGCGGCGCTGGTGGAAGCCAAGCGTGCGATGAACTACTTGGTGGACAGCAGACGGTTACAGGAGGTTATCGCTAACGCTCGAGCTCGACTTCTGCGTCGAGGCGCTGAAGTGCGCCCTGGGCGGCGGGCGGTGCACGGGATTGACCGGAGACCGTCCGAGGATGAATGGCTGCTTGGCCGTTACGAGTTAGTGAGAGCGGCTATTGACGCTGGAGAGGCCCTATGTCCCAAGAGGTAGATGCCATGGAGCGATGGCAGACCAGCAAGATGTTGGAAACGCTCGAACGGATTGAGGAGTTATTGCGGGAATTGCTAAAACCGAAACCTGCAATGTCGTTAAGGTTTGTATCGCTAAAACCGAAACATGCAACGTCGTTTAGGTTTGTATTTCAGAAAACAGGAGAAAAACGTATGTTGAGTTTGCCGTTGAACACGAAGAACGAGAAGTATTTCATCATTGGAACGGACGCGAGCGGGGAAGCGGGGGCGCAGTTGGCCGCCGGCCAAACCATCGCGGTCGCTTCCAGCGACACAACCATTGTCAGTTTCACGCCGGACGCGCCTGCGGTACCGGATGCGGAGGGCGTTCCCTCAGTGGCTTCGGGCGCGGTCACGCCGGTAGCGGTGGGTGGCCCAGTGACAGTCACGGCCACGGTCACGAATGCCGATGGCAGCGCGGGCGAGACGCTGACCGATACCATCACGGTTACGGCGGCAGTTCCAGGTATTGCGACCTCCATTGGCGTTCTGTTTGAGGGAGGAGTGAGCGGGAGCTAACGGATTTCGTGGCCGCGCTAAATAAACGGGCCTGGGGAGGCTTGTAACGCGGCGTGGTCCCGATGCTGGCGGGTAGGGGTTGAAGCCTGCCCGCCAGTCCAATAGGAGTAGGGAGCGATGACGAATCGGCCAAAGGAAAATGACGAATCTGTGATTGATGCGGCGGCTAGGCGTGCCCTGGTACGCTTTGAGCGCACTTTTGGTTATTCTTGCGAACTGGAGATGCTGAAGCGATCTCTACGCAACATATGGGAAGATGGGTATGTGCGCGCAAAGGACTGGGAGTCTCACGGCTGGAAGATAACCTTTCCTATCGTCGAATTTCTCAACGATCTTGATGCAAAACGCGAACATAAGGAAGCTGTGTCCGCGTGGGCCTTTCGGGAACGCGTCAAATGCCCATATGCTATCGGCGCGATGGTAAACTTTCCGATCCTGAGAGGGTTCCAAGTCGGGGAGATCGTTGCTATAGACGAAACATACGCTACGGTAACAGTATTCTGTGCGGCGCGTGGAGACGTGCGCGAAGGTTTAGGCACCTATGGCACGATTGTAGCGTTTGAAGAGTTACGCGAAGCGAGTGTACATGCCTAACAGAACGATTGAGACTAGCGAAGCCACTTACCGCCAACCGAAACACGGATGGACGTGTTACCACTGCGGAGAGACGTTCACGACGCCCGGCTCAGCGCGAGACCACTTCGGCGCTACGCCGGAAGCGAAGGCCGGTTGCCTCATCAAGGCTGGAGACGAACGCGGCCTGCTGATGGCGTTGCGCCAGACTGAGGATCAAGTGACAGAATGGCGTAACCGGGCGCTAAGAGCCGAAAACCAATTGGAATCAACTAACGACCTTGATGTAGAACGCGAGTATACGGTTTGCACGGATTGCCACGGAGACGGTCGGATTAACTTAATGATCGACGGGGTATTACGGCACCACCAGACCCGTGATTGTGCGACATGCCGGGGACTGGGGATCGTGAGAGCCGAAAACAAAGCGGAATCAAGTACGGGTTGTGTTATCACCGTGACCGAAGTGGACAGCGAGGGAACGGTAACTGGCAATTCGCTTGACGCACGGGAATTTACAGAGATCTAATGAGTGGTGTGCACCCGCTCGGCAACTGGAGCACTAACCCCAAGGGCTACCCGAAATTTCACTCCGGCCCGTATCGCAAACAGTTCGTGCATCGCGTGGTATTTGCATTGGTGGCTGGCAGGCCAGTACGCGAAGGATTCCACGTACACCACATGGGGGACAAGCTAGACTACCGGCCCCACATGCTGCTGGAATGTCCGCCTGAGTTCAACATGGCTCGAGACCGCAGGCACCCGTACACGGGGCGCTTTCTCTCAATCGAAGGATACTATAGAGTTGTTCATGAAATCAACTAGATGCGCGGTATTGTAAGTTTCTTGTTGACAAGTTAACTGGTGCGTGTTAACTTTCACAACAGGAGGATTAACCAAATTGGCTGTAGAATTTAAGGTTGCACACACCCGGACATCGGAATACCTGATACTCCCGGAAGACATTACCGTTAAGCCAGAACTTAATGGCCGCCACGAGTTGCCAGACATTGAATGGATGATAGACAGCTTCATCCAAGTCGGCCAGCTTCAGCCAGTAGTGGTCAGCGCGGAGGACGGAAAGGCGGTCCTGCGGGCGGGATTCTCGCGTTGGCGCTCAGCTATTGAGATCAATAGGCAAAAGCTTACTCCTGCCCCATTCAAACTGCGGTGCGTATACCTCAGAGCCGACGACGCCAAAGGATTCATCGCCGGTATCCACGAGAACATCGTACGCAACCCGGTTCAGCCATTAGACGATGCTCACAATATCGCCAAGATGGAAACTTGGAATATGACCCACGAAGAGATAGCAAAGCTCTATCGGCAGGACGTGAAGTGGGTGGAATCCAGGGTGGCCCTCCTCGATCTCGTTCCCGAAGCGGCGCAGGCGGTCGTCGATGGTCGCATGAAGCTGCCCGCCGCCGCTCATTTTGCTAAGCTCAATAAGGACGTGCAACGCAAGCGTATCAAGGCCAAGGGCGATGGCAAGTTTACTGCCAAGGACGCCAAGGCAGATCCGGCCCCGGATGCCCCCGTGACGCCGAAACGCGAGAATCGGTTGGCATGCATCCGCGCGATCCTAGAGACCGCCGTCAACAATGGCACGTACCCGGCTGGGATCTTGGCCGGAACGGATACCGAGACGTTCTGCGCGTATTTGTTAGACGTGCTGAACGGCGAATCGGCGAGTAGCGCGGTCGCTTAAGGAGCGCGCATGACCGCTATCAAGATTGACGCTGTCCTGCACCGCGAATTGAAGATGCAGGCGGTGTGCGAAGGGATGTTACTACAGGACTTGGTGAGACTTCTGCTGAGCGATAGCCTCAAGAGAAGGCGCAAAGCGGAAGCGCGGGAACCGCGAGTAAGCAACTCCACGGCTAAAGCCGGGGGCTTTTAGATTCCACATGCAAAATATCAAAACATTTCGCTGCGGTTCGAGTCGGCTTACTCCGGCCATGCCGGACGACCGCGCCGATTCTCCCGTCCTCCCCATGACTGGAGTCAGGGGCTTCTCGGAGAAAACTTGGTGACCTCCAAAGAAGGTTTTGCCAAGTGTATTGCTATGCGCGGCTATATCGTCATAGGACTGTATCCCACTGAGCCGGGGTGCTCGCCGCTGAATATTGGAGCGACGACTTTATTGTGGGGGGGCTGGCTTCTCCAGAACGAAGTACAGTTAATTTCTAAGACGAGCCGCAAAGACTGGGATCGACAATTTCAGTTACTGTTTCCCGGACAAAAGGATTGCAATGAGCATGAGCGTGGATCTAGGTTCTTTCGCGCTGTGCCGGTTTAAATAAGGGAATTATATACGTGACTCCCCCGGAGGCTGTTACAGATTGCGGGGGACTTATGTATATAGGTCCCGTTAATAGGGATTACCAAACACTATGATCCATCGCTGGTTCGCGCGAAATTGGGTATGGAAAGTTTATGCGTTTACTCACTGGTCTAGTGGTCCCGGCAACTACGTGTTTGACCCGTTGTGTCCGTGGTGCCGATGGCTCAGGATCACGCGGCGCATGCGGACGCCTACGGAGCGCTGGTGAGGCGAATTTGCGAGACAATGGCGGATTGACTGGAGAGAACGCCGATGGCACGAATTGAGTCCCTAACGCCTGAACAGATAGCACGTTTCCCAGAAGTCGTAGCCCAGTGGAAGGCTATCGGGCTTTCCGTTGAGCCTACGGACCACGCAAAGGCAGAGGCAGCTATCCATCTGTGTTATGAGAAGGCTGGCATGGCTGCGCCTAAGCGAATCGTTTGGTTCAAGTCGCCATTAGCTGGCGCTCTAGCCTACACGGTTGTTACGAATTTGCGTGACAACCGCAAGATCGGGGCCAGCGTGGTGGCCAGCGTGGTGGCCAGCCTGTGGGACAGCGTGTGGGACAGCGTGGGGGCCAACGTGGGGGCCAGCGTGAGGGACAGCGTGGGGGACAGCGTGAGGGACAGCGTGTGGGCCAGCGTGTGGGACAGCGTGGGGGCCAGCGTGGGGGCCAGCGTGGGGGCCAGCGTGTGGGCCAGCGTGGGGGCCAGCGTGGGGGCCAGCGTGGGGGCCAGCGTGGTGGACAGCGTGGTGGCCAGCGTGGGGGCCAGCGTGAGGGCCAGCATGTGGGCCAGCGTGGGGGACAGCGTGAGGGCCAGCGTGAGGGCCAGCGTGGGGGACAGCGTGAGGGCCAGCGTGATGGCCAGCGTGAGGGCCAGCGTGTGGGCCAGCGTGTGGGACAGCGTGGGGGACAGCGTGGGGGCCAGCGTGGTGGACAGCGTGGTGGACAGCGTGGGGGCCAGCGTGGGGGCCAGCGTGTGGGACAGCGTGGGGGCCAGCGTGTGGGCCAGCGTGTGGGCCAGCGTGTATGGATCTCACGATGCAGGAGTGCTATCATTCTATTCCTATTTCCTCGACGTCTGTGGCCTTAAAGCGTGCGAGAAACTAGACGGGCTGTTTGAGCAGGCCCGTCACTGTGGATGGTGGTGGCCATTTAAGCATATGGTGCTAGCTACCGAGAAACCGGCAGCCTTGCATCTTGATGAGCGCGGGCGGTTGCATCATGCTACGGAAGCGGCCATTTCCTATGGCGATGGTTGGGGAGTTTATGCATGGCATGGCATTCGGATGTCTTGGAAGTATTACTGCCAGGAAGTAACGTCATCCGCTATTCTCGCCGAGAGCAACGCTGAAGTGAGACGCGCTTTAATTGAACGCTACGGACAGGACCGCTTCATGCTGGATTCCGGATGCCGCTTTCATCCAACCGAATAGTGGCACGAAGTAGGCTGTCCACACAATGAGGGGCGCATTCGCAGATGACGGTTTGCAAAATGGAGTGGGAATTGTGCTAGTCTAGGGAGTGGAAACAGGGCTGGGATTGATCCCCTAGCTCCAGTACGGGATTCAGCGGCGGGCGGCCACACCGCCCGCTACCCGGACGCCTTCGTGGAGGCTTAGTGGAAAATCAAACACAATTCGACACAGCACGCCTTTTTGAAGCGGCGGGGCGCGCCGAGTGAAGCGGTCTTCAGATGAACCGTCTGGGAAGACTCCTGGATTTTATCTGTATGTAGGTGACTTAGAGCGTGAACTCCAAAAACTTTCCGTGCCAGCACAGGCGCTATGGACACGAATGCTTCTAAAAATGCATGAGGCTCCGCGTCGGGGGTTTATGGAGCATTCCAGCGGTGCAGTGTTCACTAACGAGGAGTTAGCGCGCCTTCTCGGAGTAACAGTCAAGAACGTGGTTAAGTTGTTGGATGAAATGCGCCATGTTGGCACTTTTAGCCACGACGATTCTGGTGTGATATTTAGTCGTCGCATGGTCCGCGATACCGAGTTGTCGGAAACCAGAAGAAGGGCGGGAATGGCCCGCTCTCCGCTTGTTTCGGCAGGCAAGTTTGCTGAGCAAAATGGCAGCAAAGCTCCACCAAATGAGGAGCATAATTTAGAATTTGCTGAGCCTGAATCCTCGCGTGTGCGCGCGGGCGCGCCTGCGCGTGCTCACAGTGAAATAGAAATAGAAGAAGACCCGGAAGTAGAAAGAATAAAAGAAAGCACCAAAACTTCTTTGATTGATGATTTTGAGAAGTTTTGCCTTGTCGCTTCCAAAGCCGGAATGTCAATGGCTCCGGGGGATATAGTAAGCGCGCGTTTTGAATGGCAGAGGCTTGACTTTGAACAACGCCTCGCTGCCGTTCGGGATGTTCCGAAGCGCGTCTCTTCCGGCGAGTATTTGGACCCAAAGTACATCCCGCTGCCAGGCACATACCTGAAGGGGAGGTACTGGTTTCGCCCGCAAAAACCGGCGCGGGCACAGCAGACAAAACAAGATCAAGCAATTGAAGTATTTCACGATCTAATGGAGGATCGAATTGCAAAATCAAGGCCTACAGTTCAATCAAAACGACTTGCTTAACGCCGTCAACCGGATGCTATTGGTAAAGTTTTTCCCGTCCGATGGGAATGCGCGGGGCGCGCTGATGGAGTTTCTTGTGCTTATCTGCCCACACAAAGAAGCCCTCGAATGGCTGGTTTCGGAAGTGGTCAACAAAGTTGGGCAATGGCCCGGAGCAGCGGACCTTCGCGGACTGCTTTCGACGCGGTACATGCCAGCGGACGGACTGCGGACGGACTGCGGAATTATCGGCTATCGCCCGGAGGATCACGAAGCGCGCGAGATAGACCGGCACTACACTCGCACGCATGGAGGTATCCCGGCAGACGAACTTAAGCGCCTCGAAGGGGAAGCGTTGGCGAGATTATCGCCGCAATTGCTAGGGGAGGTGGTGTAAACTACCGCGCGCCTAAAGGCGGCGGTTTTTAGCTGAGTCATGCGACGATTCACACAACTCGCTAAGCTGGGCAGATGCCCTCGGGTGGTTTACAGCACCCCTACCGCGTTCCCGAAGGTTCACGGCAGCGTTGATGTCGGCATTGGCGGCGAAGCCACAAGCCCGACAGTGAAAGCGATCTTGGGTTTGGCGGTTGGCCTTTTCGGTGTGCCCGCAAACGGAACACTCGCGGCTACTGTTGCGTGGATCGACCACGGCCAACAGGACGGCAGCCAACGCGGCCTTGTACGACAGGAACGCGAGAAGTTGTCCGAACGCCCAAGAATGCAGAACCGCACGCTGCGTACGCCTGGCCTTAACTCGGTCACGTATCCCCGTCAAGTCTTCGACGGCGATAGCGCGGCCTGTGCGTTTAGCTTCCGCAACGATCTGCTTGGAAATGCAATGGTTGACGTGGGTGGCGAACCTGCGCTCGCTTCCAGCCAACCGCTTCAGGCGGCGTTGTGCCGCCCGCGTTTGTATCTTCTGAAGTTTGGTGCGCAACCGGCGATGGCGGAAGCGAACGGACTTGAGTTCGGACCCGGAGTAACTTCTGCCGTCCGAATCGGCGGCGATCTGCGCCACGCCCAGATCCACTCCGAGGAAGTCGGTGGGATCGACCGGGGCCGTGTCGGGAAGATCGACGGTGCAGTACAGGTAGAACTTCCCCTTGCGGTAGACCAGATCGGCTTGCCCTTTGATGCGGTCGAAACGCTGCTTCTGATACTCCCCATACACCAGCGGAATAACCGACCGGCCCTCCGGGAGCGCCCACAGGCTCACCCTATCGACTCCCTTGAAACTAAAGATCCGCTCATCGTAGGTGATGGCTCCATGGGACTTGAATGCGGGGCAGATCTTCTTGTCGCGCCGAAAGCACTCAACAGCCTTGCCAATCGCACGCACAGCCATCTGCGCCGAAAGGCCAAATCGATCTCGAATCTCCCGATACGCGAGTTTGTGGATGGACGGTTGGGAGAAGACGCCAGCAGCGAATCCACATCGGGCCGCAAAGGTTGCGGCTTCGTTTACGCGCTCCATGGTTTCCAGCAGTCGCGCAGTCTGCGCGGCGTCCGGCAATACTTGCAATTGGAGCGTCAATTTCACTACTATGGAGTTTACCGCTCCACAACCACGATAGCAAGCGGGAACAGGCGGCTTTCAAGCCGCCGCGCTATCCCTCCGCATGGCTAAAGCCAGCGGTTTCCCGCGCGAAAGGAACCGATGACGGCACGGCAACTGGAAATACTTGGGAATTATATAGATGACTACCGTCTTGACATTCCCAAGCGCTTCGTATAAACTAAAAGCGTGAAGCGAAAGAACGCGGCTGCGGTGGCTCTTGGCCGAAAGGGCGGCAAGGCTCGGTTAAAGACCATGACCGACGAAGAGCGCAGCGCATCGGCCAGAGCCGCAGCGAATGCGCGGTGGGCAAGCAAGAAGTGCTGAGAACCTTCCAATTCCGACTGATGCCGAATGCCACGCAAGTGACTGCGCTCACATGCATCCTGAATGATAACGCGGAAACATACAACGCCGCACTTCAAGATGCGCCGGTTCACGCACACCTAACAACGCCACCCATAACTCCAGATGACGCAGCGGTATATTGTCCGCAACTCGGCGAACAATTCAACAAGGGCAACGTCTTTCGCGAGGTAGACCAATTGAGTATCGCCGTGCCGCACCCCGGCGCTGCCGGGACTTACATCCGAATCCGGGAGCGGTTGCGTAATGGAAAGTCCCGGTTGGTGTTTCCAACGCTAAAGCAATTTCGCCATTGGATCGTGGGCGCTACGGTCGTGGATAGAAGGGGAGCCTGCTAGAACCACCGGCCTCGGCCTCGGAAAAACAGAAATCTCAAGGAGGTTACAGAGACTAATGGAACCAGTGAAACCCGGCTCTTTAGAAATCGGAACTAACGGTGCAGGGGAGGTAGTAATCATCCATCCCGATCTCCAGCCAGATGCCGATGGCGTTGGGCATATTATTTTCTCGCCCACCCAAGCCCGCCATCTTGGATGGCTCCTCGTCAAAAAGGCATTTGAAGCCGAGATGGAAACTAAGGAAATTGAAGCTAGGGAAGGCTATAGACACAGAAAACGAGGACCTCATGAGCGAACCTGACAGTGAGCAAAAACACAAGTATCCGTTCTTTGTTGACGCTAAACGCTACGAAACGGAAAAGTCATCTCTCACCGGAATCGAAATCAATACCATAGCCGGCGTTACCCCAACCACGAGCGACAAGTGCGCGGCGCTTGCTGCAGAGAACGCCCGTTTGCAAAAGGAATTGTCCGAGGCCCGTCACGCTTTACTCGGAATCGCCGAGATGTATTCTGACGTAAGGGATGAGCCAGAGAAGGATTGGTGGTCGGCTTTGAATAGAGCGGGGTGCTTTGAACGATGTGCGCACACGCAGGAGATTGCGATGCCGCTGGCAAGCCCGCCTGCTATGATGGATTCCCGAAAAAGCAGATGAAAGCGCATCTACCATTGGCCCTGTTCGGGGCTATCATCATCCTTGTCGGCTGTGTTTCCCAGGAAGAACGGGACGCCCAAACGCGCCACGACTTCAGGGATCTGAACCTTCAATTGCAGTTGGAGAACGACAATCTGCGGGTGAAGAACGACAAACTCGATATTGACATCGCCAAACTACAAGGCAAACGGCACGGCTCCGTAAAATTGCAGCTCGATAAATACGATGTCGAAACCACCGAGAGGACGATAGCGATTTCAAACTACCTCTACCGTGCGATCTTGCAACCGGGCAAATCAGAACCACTTAGGCTACGCACAAAACTGCTAGAAATGGACAAGAGGCTGGAACGGATAGCGGACGCCTGCCACGCAGGAACACTAGCAGCCAAGACCCTAGCGGACGCGGAAAGTGCCTGTGCCGAATTGGATTCTGCGGGGCATTTGGAGTTAAAGCCTTAACAGCCCCTACGGGGCCACGCTCTGTCTCATGAGGATGCGACGCCGGGCACACACAAATAGCGCACTACCCATCCTTCACTGAGTGGATCGCTGCCTTCACCGCCTTCGGCTTGCTGGCTGGCTTGCCAGCGGCATCGCAATCTCCTGCAGCGAAATGTTTTGATATTTTGCATGTGGAATCTAAAAGCCCCCGGCTTTAGCCGTGGAGTTGCTTACTCTGGTCAAACATTTTCTTTCCTCTCAAAGATTTTGCTTGACACCCGGCCCCGCACTCGCTTATACTTCAAAGCATGGAACGACTCGAAACGCCTATTCCTGAACGCCTTGGACCGGTACTATCGCGGAGAGATAGGGATGGCCGAAACTGTCGCCACGCCGAACGCTCCGAGTGGCTACGGCGGATGAAGCAGGCTATGGCCGCGTGCGAAGCGATCAACGCAATCGGATTAGTTGGCAATACTCGGCTGCCACGAGACCTCAGCGAAGACCCGGAATACGTTAAAACGCTATACGCTGCTGCAATCTCCGGCCTTCAGGGATTGCTTGACGCGGCGCGCGCGCTAGTGGAGGAAATCTGATGCCTAAACTTACTGCCGCCGAACGTGCGGCACTGAAACCTGGAGACAGGGTGTGGATATCGCTGTATGGGGACGACCGCAAGCGATTGACTACCGTCCTCCGATTGACGCCGGCGCTTGTATTAGTGGGTGGCGGACTGAGAAGCGAGACGTTCTCAATCGTTACAGGCTGTTGCCGTTTCGCTGACTTCCGCACGCACCTGAATTTTCGCGCGACCGCCGAAGAAGTGCGCGAATGGGAAGCCGATAAACGCCGCGAAGCCGATGAGCGCCAAGAGCGGGAACGCCAACGGCAGGCAATTCTGGATAGAGGCATTGCGCTCAGTGCCTTGTTTGCCGCTCCGGCTTGGGTCGGCCATGAAGTAGTCCAGAATTGCCTGCCGTTGGACACGTTTTGGAACATCTACAGCCTCACCGAGGAGCAAGTGCGGTTGTGCGCCGCCGTACTCAAGACTGCGGAAGACACAAACATATGAGCGATCTCTCTGAGCACATAGCTAGACTGCTTGACGGGGCGCTTGCGGGCGCAATCAGTCTCTCCCGAGAGCATGCGGCATTGAAGGCGAAGTACGCGCGTCTGGCCCGCGCGAAGCAGAGATTTGCCTGGGCTACCGCGATCCTGGGAGCGCTGTGGGTGCTCACCCTCGCGGCCTGGAGGCTTGCGTGACCCCGGACTTACGCGCGAAGTGGATTGCCCGGCTAACGACCGCCGCAGAACAAGCGGAGGCCGATGGCGCTCTGGCCGTCGCCTCTGTACTGTTTGTGCTGCTTGGCGCGCTCGAAGATCATAAGGAATTAGACCTAATGGCGTATCAGGCTGAATTCACTCGCGTGCAACTTGAGTTACTAAAAACAAGTATCGGTAACCCGTCAGTCCAATGATTCACTACAAGCTCAGGAGTAACCCATGTTGAACAGCGACTATCGCGAGCTTTGCGCGGTGACGCTTCCCTATGCGGATCGCCAGAAGTACATGCACACATTCGATTTGGCGAGACCCGCGATGCCCGGAGGGTTCGAAGATTACCTCGATCCTGTGAGCGCGCTGTGCGATGCTGCGGGCGCGAAAGTGGGCGTAGCCCACATGACCGTAGACGAAAAGGTGGTGTTTTCCGGGATGTCCCAGCGGAGGCCAAAGCCGCACGTGGACGGGTGTTTTATGCAGGGGCACGCCCGTTGGGGGCACCCCGACCCCGGCTGGTCGCATACCTGCAATAATGTTCCGTTGAAGGAGTTTGGCCGAATGCCAGTGATCGTCGCTTCGAGCGTCGTGGGTTGCCGCGCATGGCGCGGGCAATTCGACGCACAGCCCGGCAGTGACGGTGACCTCTCGGACTTGGATTTATGTGGCGGAGAGATCTTGCGCCCAAATATAGGCTATCTGTTTTCGCCAGATTGCGTGCACGAGTCCATGATTCAACCTATATCCGTCCGGCGCACTTTCTTACGGATTGCATTGCCGGTGCTCGTAGGCCCCGAACGGCGGCGGGATTGTATCGGTGTTTGAGTAAGCAACCGCATGGCTGAAGCCAGCGGCTTCCCGCGCGAAAGGACTTTATGAACGAGAAATCCGAAGCCGAACGTCTCCCAAGGGCCAATACCAGCGTATTCACGCCATCGACTGTATGGTGGCGTTTCCGAGCGGTTGCGCGAAAACGTGGCACTGTTTTGTGGCGCGCACACAAAGAAGCGCTCGAATTGTGGATCAAGAGCGGGAAGGCTGGGACGTAATGCTGTTCTGCTACGTAATGCGCTGGCGGGAAGGGGCGGCGGCCGACAAGTGACTTCTACCCAAATCGTATCCGGCGTCCAATCCCGCAACCCCGAAGCGGAAACTGCGCTATTCAACACCGTTTGGAAATACCGGCATTCACGAAACATCGACGAAGCGGATGCGGAAGACCTGGCGCAGCAGGCGGTAGTGAAGTGCTGGCAAGCTATTCGTTCTGGTGAGATCCGTAACCCGGCGGCGATCCTCTCATTCGCCGGCACGGTTCAGCGAAATATAAAGTATCAGTGGCTCCGTCACGCGCGCACGATAGGCTTGAATAAAGTTCTGGAGCCGGTTGACCACAATACCCCGGAGCGCAACGTCATTCGAGATGAGCAGTTGGCGCTGCTTTCCGATGCGCTGGCGTGGCTGAGCGACCGTGACCGGAAAATCCTGCTGCGCTGGGCGCAGGGAGAAACATTGCGGCAAATCGGCGAGGACCTCGGGATGACGATGCCGGGAGTGAAGACGGCGCACCATCGGGCAAAGCAAGAGATACGCAAGAGGATAAGCGGCAGGAAAACAAGCACCTAGCGCCGGTCGCCTGGCGAGGGAAGGAAAAATGATTGAGTCTAAATACACAATTCCAAAGACAAACGAACAGCTATTGAAAGAAGCTGAAAAAGTTGAATCAGCCAGACGAGAAATGAAGAAAAATAGAAGTGGCCAGTTTAAAAAAGGCCACAAAACCCGTGGCGGAGGGAGACCAAAACAATATGACTAAGCTTAGCCCCAATGCCATAATTGGACACTTCCAAGGAAAGAATGAGGGCACCGGGACATACGGCCAAATCAGGCACTTGGCCTCCATCAGGTTTCCCGCGCGCATCGCCCCATGAAAGCATGCGCGGATTCCTGGCGGCAGGGTTAGCGTTTCCGCCGTCTTATAAAGCATCTTGGCGGCGATTCTGCCCACGATTGCCCGATAGCAGGGATCGCAGAACACGGCCATGCCTGGGTCATTGCCCGTATTCCCGAAGTTTTGTTGAGCCTCAGCGTTAGCTTCGTCATCGCTCCAGCCTTTCTCGAAAGTTCCTCCGCATTCGTTGCACCGGGTATAGTTTGTCATTGTGGTTTTTCCTTTCCTTCTACCCTCAGTAGCTACAACCTCGTGGTTGTGTCATGCTAGGCGTAATCAGCAGTGCGCTTGGGCTTTCCGCGCGCTCTCGCACTCTGCGCCGCACTTCGGGCAGGCGGTGGGCTTGCGCGGGCGGCCGCCGCCGTTGGTCTTGCGCAGCGCCGCCATCGCGCGCGCATGGCGGGTGGTGAGCTTACGCATCCGGCTGCCCCTCTACTCCAGATGACGGCGCTTCAGGTTCGCATTGAGGTTTGTTTGCCGGAGTCTCTTCCAGTCCGTCAAAGTGGAACCGCAAAATCCGGTGCCTTGGGAAAACGCATACGGGAGATCATCTTCGCCATCCAGCACGTTCCACTCGCCGTAGTAGGCTTGCGCGATGGTTATTGCTGTTGCGCCCCATCCGTACGATATGTTGCATTTGACGGCGGGTCCATTGTAATTCTGCCAGTCAAACAGCCCCTTGCAGCAGGCCATCACTACACCATTAACTACAGTGATATCTCCGCTGTGGCTGCCACATTGGCAGGACCCCATATTCGTTGTGAGTTCTACGGTGAATCCGGTGCGGAGTCTGGCAACTGCGAAGTCTACGCGTAGGAGTTTGCGCATGGTTAGCCTGTAGGCTTGCTTATCAGTCATGTTGGTAGTGGGTCTTAGCTTGACCCTCGTTTATCGCCCTGGGGGAGCGGATCGCACTCATTGCCGCGATCTGATCCTAGCATAGCCGATGGTACAAACAACGTCAAGCCATTTGCTAAAATAAAAGCGTAGGAAAGGCGAAACCGCGGGTCAAAACTCCGGGCCACCTAGCAGATGGAATGTCTTTGTTTTCAGATACATCCATGGAATCTTCGTGGGTTAGGCTGGCATTTTCCCCAGGCACAAGAACACGCGCCTTTTGCATCTTTACCTTGCCCCAGCGTTCCTTGGCCGCTGCCCGCCAAAAGTTGTGCTTGACATTGCCCCACGATTTCTAATATGCTGTAGCCAATGCCGTAAAGGCAGACGGGCAGGCCCGGTAGGGGCCTTTGGAAACTGTTGAACAGACAGCCATGAGCAAACGACATTCGACTCCCTTAAGATAAACGAGGGTCAAGCTTAAGACCCACTACCAAGAAGGGTGAGGCGAATCGGGCGGTCCTGCGCCGCCCCTGCCAACCCTCAGCGTTTTAACCGGTACAACTCCCGGTCGCCCGCACGTGCTGGCGAAATGCCAGCGGACAATCCTCCCACCGCTCCAACTACGCATGGCCCAAAGAACAGTACGCATTCTTGACGCCGATGGCGTCGAATCCTGGATGAAAAAGAAGCGCGTAGACGCGCTCTACGCTAAAGGAGCAGGCGAATTTCGCGTTGTCAATTGGGGACGCCACTCGCATGGGCAGATCGTGTTCTGCTTTCATCGCGCTGCGCGCCCGGCGCAAGCTGGTATTTCCCTGCATCACGGCCCAAGCCTAGCTGACCGGCTGGCTATGCTTCCAGCATGGCCGGATACGGGTGGCGCTGGCTACCGCAACCTCGGCCATGGCGAAGGATTGGAAGGTTTTCTCACGTACCCGCAACCTTCGATGTTGAGCAACGGTGAGCGGTTGCCAGGTATTGCGGCGTGGGGTCGTGAATAGGACGTGTGTACCGGTTCTGCCGTGTTATCATGAGTTTACAAACACTTCAGGATGTTTCGCAGGACAGGTTCGCATCCTACCAGTAGTCGCGTTGTAATCAGGCATAATCCATGCGTAGAATTCTACTGTTTCTGCTGCGCCAATTCTTCTGGTGCCTGATGTGCTCATCCGTAGTCGGAGTGCTGGGGTACGACGGCGCACGCGCTCAAGGTCAAACCTTTCCGCCATCTTCCGGGGGCGGCTCCGGTATCACCGCGCTCACCGGCGACGTGACGGCGACGGGGCCGGGATCGGCCACCAGCGCAATCATGTCTATCGACGGCGGCGTGGTAGCAGCGGCGCAGGCGTGCGCGAGTACAGCCAGCATCAATTGGGCCTGCTTGACCGGCGCGGGCGGTTTCACGGGTCAAGTGCCATATCCCATATTATTCACGTCCACGCATGCATCCGGCGCGAATCAAACGCTGAACGTCGATGGGCAGGGCGCATCGCCGATCCGGCAAGCTGGTAACCAATCCGCCATCGCCGTAAACGACATTCGGGCGAACGCGCAGTACCTGCTCATCTACGACGGCACGAATTGGGAATTGCAGACGCCTCCAGCCGCCTCAGGCGGAGGTACGGTTACCAGCGTGACCTGCGGCAGCTTCGGCGCATCGTGGCTGACGTGCAACTTCGGCAGCACCACCACGACGCCGTCGCTCGTTCTCAGCGCCACTGTCGGCCAGACTTCGCATCAAGTCATCGGCACGTGCGGTTCGGCTACATCTTTCGCGCCATGCCCTCTGGTTGTCGGGGATTTGCCAGCGACCGTAGTGACAAGCGCGGCTTCTCTTGGCAGCGGCGCTGTGATGACCGGCAGCGGTTCGCAAGGTTCGCAGACGCCCGACGCCTCCAACTTCCAGTACGTCACGTCCACCGCCGCGCCAACCGCGCCCACGCTCTCCACACACGGCACGGCGGGCAGCACCACGCACGGGTATTGCGCGGCGCTGCGTCTCGTCAACGTGAACGGGCCGAACTCCGCATGCAGTACAACGGCCACCACGACGACGAGTGCCGCGACGGTCAACGGCACGAACTACGATATCGTGACAGCCCCAGCGTGCGCGTCCGCGCCATCGGGTACCACGGCGGATATCTATCTCGTGACGGCGGGCGGGAATCTGACGACGTTGGGGTGGGAAGCCAATGTGGCCTGCGGGGCGGCGCTGAATGTGCAGGGGAACGTGGCCTATCCTGGAACTCTCGCGCCTACCTCGGATCTCAGCAAGGGTTTATATAGTACTAATTTAGCCCCAGGTGCGGTCATACACCAAGGACCGATCATAGCCGCTGGTGGAATTGGGGAGATGCTGTTATTGCAGCCGGTCGATCCAAAGAATGGCCCTTTGTCTCTGTTTGCCAATTGTGTGTATGATGGCGGATGGGTCGACGACTGCGGCGTCGGATTGGGAAGCAACGCTAGCGGCGAACTGTCGACTATGCCCCGCTTGCTGTTGATGAATTGTGAAGCTGTATATAGCACCACTAACAACAACGGTCAGACTGAGTGTTACAACGAAGTTTCTAACCCAACATCCATATCCGGGTTCCAGTATCGTCCGTCCGGCTACGTAGCTACATGGTCGGTGACTAGTGGCGCGATTACGGGTCTAAGTAATCTGTCCAACTATTTGAACGCCGATGCAACGGTGTTTGAATCAAAGGATGCATCGACAGTCTTTGCTAGTTTTAGCAGCTACGGTTTACAAATGTTTAACCCTGGCGGTACTACAGGGATAATCTATCAAGACGGTTCTGGCAACACACATATGAGCAACGCGAACACGGGTACAGGTAGTCTGATGATCGACGGCTCGGGGGGGGGTGCGATGAACGCTGGGACATACAATACAAATACCAACTGCTCCAGCAGTGCGTCTCCAGCCATCTGTGTCCGCGCTGCTGCTGGAAGCGTTGCCATCCCCACCGGCGTCACTAATGTGACGCTAACCGTCAACACTACCGCAGTCACCGCCAACAGCCAGATTTTCTTACTCTCGGACGATTCGCTCGGAACCAAACTCGGCGTGACCTGCAACAGCACACTCGCGACTCTGGTAGGTGGAATGGCCGTTACTGCGCGTACCGCGGCCACGAGCTTCACCGTCACGTACAATGGGACAATCGCCACGAACCCGTTGTGTGTGAGCTATTTTATAGTTAATTAAAGGAGCAACAACAATGCCGATCCCCGTACCAACCGATACGTGGCAATAAGGCCAAAGCGTCCGTGCGCCTACCCGTTCTGTCCTGAGTTAGTGGAATCTGGTTATTGCGAAGCACACAGGAAGGATGCACCGCAGAGAGAGAAAACGGCAGCGCGTGGTTACGGCGGAGCGTGGCGGAAGTTCCGGCTGGCGTGGTTGTGGAAGAATCCCCTGTGCTCTATCTGTCAGGATAAAGGCTTGATCGTAGCGGCGACCGAAGTTCACCACAAGGAAAAGTTAAAAGTGCGGCCAGACCTGCGGTTCGACGAGAAGAATTTGCAATCGTTGTGCAGCCCGTGTCATAGCGCGCTAACCCGGCGTGGGTTCTGATGGGGGATTACATACGTAAACTACCCGAATCCTAATATGCTGTAGCCAATGCCGTAAAGGCAGAAGGGCAGGCCCGGTAGGGGCCTTTGGAAACTGTTGAACAGACAGCCATGAGCAAACGACATTCAACTCCCTTAAGATAAACGAGGGTCAAGCTAAGACCCACTACCCTGGTTTGAGGAAAGGAAAAACATGCACAAAGGCAACATGCACCATAAAATCAAGGAACTGACGGAGGTGATCAACGCAGAGGCTGGGAAACGCGGCCTGATTTTCGTGAATGGCCCCGATACAGGGGCAGTAGCGTTACAGAATCCAAGCCCCGGACAGACCAACGGACAAGCGAGATTTGTCTATTTGTTTGGAGTCACCGGCGGCGGGGGCCGTCAAGAGGCAACAGCGTAGATTCAGCCGGGGTAGTCAGGTATATAATTCCTCAATTCCGCAACACCCCGGCACCGCGGGGCGCGGATACCTTGGCAACCCGCTTGAGAAAACAAACAAAAAGGAGAGACTCTTATGTTAACGACACCGCCGCAGCCCAACTTGCTGCAGTATCCGATTTCCGACCTGTACTTGTTTACGAATTATGCCTCCCGATCTGCTTATATGGCGTCTACAGGCAACCAAGCTCCGCCGTTCAATCCGGCTTTGCCAATCAAGGGGTGGGCCGATCCGGCGCCTAGCGGCCAGCCGTACTTGATGTTCGATGCGGCAGCGCCCCCCGCTTACACGGTCGAGTTGGCTGTGCCGGCACCGGCGGCGGGGGCCGTCAACTTGCCGGGCGCATACAACTACCCCGCCTATGTGTCGGTGCCTACGGTCGCAGAGCAGCAGGGTCCATACGGCCCTCTTGGCCCGGTGCCCGTTGGCGAGCTCTGCATGCAAGCCGATGCGCAGACGCTAGCGAACGCACTCGCCCCGCTGTATCCGGGCGCAACCCTGACCGTAGTCGATAACACTCCCCAGGGCATGGTCGGCGTGAACTACGGGACCGAGACACGGCGGATGTGGGGCATCACAATATCTGGGGCAGGGCCTTACGGCTCCATCGTCATCGATTTCGCGGAGACGTTAATCGTAATCCAGAATGCCGATGGCGTCGGAGCACCTGGACATTGGATGGCGGTTTCCAATTACGGAACCCCCCCTACGATGCTGCCGTCCTGGGTGCAAGATCAACAGGTTACAGCCGCGCCCGCAAACGCGGTGACGCTGGCAATCCCGATCCGCGCATTACTGCCGAATGAGCGGTTCGTGTCGGTGACCCCAGTCACTCCATTTCAATCCACGACGTGGATGGTGGCCCGAACGGACTTGCAGCCGACGATTACCCTGACCGAAGTCCAGCAGCTCGTGGCGCAGTACAACGCACAGTCGGGAGTCACGGCAATCGCTATCGGCTAGTTAGTGTAGTGCGCCAGAAACCCTTTAACATTCATCTTCGGATCGGCGGGCTTCGCAGTTTTGACCTGCCTCGGAGGAATGGTTGTTGCTCCAATTGGGAGTGTAGTGGGCAAAGTGGTGGTTGGCCGACGCCGATATCGGCAGGCGCGTCAGGCGACTTGAAGAAGAGATCGACTCTGGCCGGACCATAACGCCGGAATCAATATCAAGCAGTTAGCATTAGATGCGCTGGGGATCAGTGCTGCGGGCCTTGTGCCTTCAGAATGTGTACGGTAGTTATGTATATAAGTCCCAAAGCGCTTGTAGAGAAGCATCTCTGGCCCTACCCTCCTAATTTGGTGTTCTGAACAAAAACCGAAATCCAGAAATCGTTTTTCGCTCCAATACCAGTACATGAGACCTGTAATAACCCCTCCGGTACCCCTCCGGTTAAATGTTACCTGTGACGTTTTAACGTTGTAACACATGGCGTACATGAATGAAAACAACGGACTTCTCGTGGCACGCAGCGCGCATTTAGAATCAATGGCTTGCAGCGAGCCGGAAATTGATACCGTACTGCCATTTTCGCCCTTTCATCGTAGTACCAAAGTACTTTATGTGTCTGAAGCATTGATTCTTAAGGCTTTACATGCGTAAGTCTCATAACCTAACCATGCCTCTGTGTTTTGGCCGGCCACGCGTCGGCCGGCGCGCGCTATCAGGGCCTCCAGGCGACCGAACGCCCCACGGGCTTAGTGCGCCTCAATCCGGTATCCACATGGCAATCCAGACTATCGCCCCGCAGGCGAACAGCAGAGCAAGCCACAGTGCCACATGCGCGGCCATCGCTGCCCACTCGCGGACTTCGCGCGGACAGGGGAACGGTATCCCCGAGCTTAGATCTTTATCGGTTATCAGCATTTTGTATCCCTCCAAAAGCAAAAGCCCGGTCAACCCCTTGCGGAGTCAACCGGGCATGTATGGCTCAATGGGCCTGTAGTGCTCGTCCAGCGCCACTTTGGACGCGGACGGGAACAGAACTGGATCTGGTTGTCTCATTGGCCGGAGCCAAGTGAGGTTGACTGAGGCTCCGTGGCCGCGAAACTGCGGGCCGACTCAACGCAAGCATTCTCGAATGCAATTTGCCCAGGGCCTATAATGCGGGCGGCGGCGCGCTCGCTGGTAGACCCAGCGGCACCCACCGCGCACCCCAGTGGGATAAAGACAAATTGCTCCTTGTAGCCGACCACCGTTTTTGCTTTTGCCATGCAAGGCGCCCTGTAGACGCCGGTCCAGCCCCACCCGACCGCTAGCCTTGCGCGCCGCCGCGCTATTACCTCGTAGTCGGCAGTCCGTATATCCTTCATTTTCGTTTCCTCCTCGTACCCCTTAAAGTCGCTGGGGGAAGCGGACCTCCTCGGCTGGTCGGGCCAATCGAAAGCTTACCAGTCCGGGTCAGGCAAGCGAACTCCGCAGCAATCGCGCAGCTTGGCCCCGTGTGCGGCCATGCGCGACCGACTCCATGTAATATACCCCGTGCTGCGTAATCAGCAGCAGCGGTCTGGCGGCGAGCGCTGCCGCCAAAGAATCATGCCGCGTAAGTCCGCCATCCCTCGACATAGCGGCGGCAGCGTAGCCACCGAGGAGTCCCGGGAGCGCGATGGGCGCGTAATTCTTCTTCATTTCTATTTCTCCTTTTCAGTTCTCCAGCATTCCCGGCATCGGCGGCTTTGATGGCCGTCTGTGCGCGTGAGCTTATTAGTACTGATGGTACGCTCCGCGCCGCAATCGCAGCGACATAGCCATAGCTGATGGCCGGCGGGAGTCTTCCCCAAGCGGCGCAAAACGGTCCAGGAGTTTATGCGCTGGCCTGTCAGGTCGGTTTCCGCGAACGGTGCGCGCGCAGTATATAGGTCCCGGATTTCCTGGCCCGTCAGGGCCAGGCCGCAGTGCGGGCAGCTCATAGGTCAGCCATAGCTGCGCGGTGAGCCGTGAGCGCAGCATCTCCGCAGGCAGCGATAATATCAGCCGCTACGCCACTATACCCCCCGTCCTCATCGGCGATCTGAAAGGACTCTGGGCACCACATATCTACGGCATCGCCAAACACGCGCACATCAAGCAAGCCGTGCTGAGATCCAGCGGCCTGCGCCGCACCGCGCAGGTAGTCCGGGACGCCGGCCGCTATCCAGACATCTCCCGTTGCGCCGTCTTCGCGGCGCAGGTCGATCACCATTACTGTTTCATGCTCATCGCTGTCCGACTCGATGCGGCGGGGCGTTCCAATCAATTCGTATTTCATAATTTTCGTTTCCTCCTCGTGCCCCTGTATCGCTGGGGGAGCGGACGGCTTCGGCTCGTCGGGCCATCCAGGCATGGCACCGACGCCGTAAACTCTACTCGCTCCGAGTTGTCCGACATGAGCCGCCCGCTGTAATCGCACTGCTCGTCAGCGACGGCCTTGACGGTCTCCGCCCCGACCAGCGCAACGGCCTGGGCGTAGGACAGGCGCGACAAATCGTGGGACTCTACCCACTCCTGCCAATCGGCGATCATGCCATTGGCCCCGTTTCCCGCAAACTCCTCTAGGCGATACGTGCCATGCTGGCTATCAGTGATCTTATACGCGCCGGACACCTCGGGGTCGGCGTTGGGGGCGGCCTCGATGTCCGCGTCGGAGACAAATACTTCATACTGATGCGGGGAGATCCAATCTCCGTCCAGCTGGATCAAGGTGTCGTCGAGTGGATATGCTGAGTATGCGTAGCCGTTATTAGTGAGCCATTCGGTCAGTTTCATTATTCAAACCACCTCCGCTTAGGATCATAACCCGCCATGCGTCAATCCGTGCCAACTATTTTCAGATTACACTTGTTCGTGTGTGACCATGTTACGTAACATGCTACAGTTGTAGTAGTTGGCTGAATTACAGTTGTAGTAGTTGGCTGAAAAGATGGGACAGAGAGGACCAATTCGCGATCCCACATCGGTACGCGGTGAGCGGGAAGCCCGACATGAGGCTCAGCTTGCGTCTGTTGTCGGAATAGATGCGATCAAGCGCGATACGGCTGGGCACATCGTAACGGCTAAGCCTTCGGATGGCGAACTGATTTGTCCAGGATGGCTCAGCCCAGCGGCGGAAGACGTGTGGCACACTCTAGTGGCCGACATCACTACGGCTGGTGTTGTTCTGCGCAGGGCAGATGCGCACGCGGTCGCAATGGCGGCCTATAGTCTGGGCGCTATTGAGGAGTTGGCGATTGAGGGTGAACTGGTTTTGGCGTCCTCTTCCGAAGCTGCGGCTAAAGCCAAGGCAAAATACACAATCATGCAGCGAACGCAGATCCATCAACGGAACTGCGAGAAGTGGCTGGATAAGATTGGAGCAACACCGGTTGCTAGAGCGCGCATGGGGATACGGCAGGCAGCGGCGAAGGAATTGGGGACGGTTGCGAAGCTGATTGCGGCAAAGAACGCGAGGGGCGCGTAAGGTATCGTACTAATACCATGTACCTGATCGACACAATAGCGGCTGCGAACGGCGAAACAAAACTGCGCAAGAGGCGGGCGTGCCGGAAGTGCCATCGGGTGAATGTAATGTTTAGAATGTACAGCCGTGTGTGCGAAGATTGCCGGGACGATCCACCATCACGCTCAGAAGCATTCTACCTCTACGCAATGGCGCGGCGCGCGGAATACGACGCGGACCAAGCGATTGAGCGTCACAGGCGATGCACCGGATGACCCCAGTATTTATTTGTACGTGGGCGCATGTTTTAAGAAAAGTGGGCGTTAATGTAGCGCCCACTTCTTTCGTAACGTGTTGATTCTACGTGGTACTTTTTTTGGCACACAAAAGCACTGGCCGAGGGCGCTACAGAAAGTTATGGCTAACCGCAGAACTAAAGGGTTTAAAAAGTCCGCGACCAACGTATCTGCTAATTACTCGCGAATCCCTTGGTCTGTGCTTAGCGACAAAATGCTAAAGCACTTAGACGTAAGGATTTACGGGGTTCTAGCGGCTTACGAACGCCACGGCGGGATGGTGCGAACCGGAGAACGGCTATTAGCGGAATCCGCCGGCTTCTCGCGGCGATACTTCCGCCAACTCGTTCAACGCTTAGCCGCGCGAAAGCATGTCGAGATTATCTCTGCTGGAATTGGTTCTCGGAGGGCTTATCGTTTGACTGACCCGCTTTTTATGCGGGCTGAAGCCGCAAAGCGACCGGCTGGGTTATTCTGCGGATGCTGCCAGAAGCAGATGCGCGGTGCGATCTGCGAAGAGTGCCACGGTCGCCAGCAGTTAGCGGACGCGGTTTGATGGAAGGTAAAGGGACTTGTAAGCAACTCCACGGCTAAAGTATAATATCCCAATGACGAGAGAAGAATTCGTGGTTGCGACATCGCATGGAGGGAACTGGAGCGGAACGGCAGGAACGCCATCCGACCTCGCGGAACAACGCACGTCTCTTGAGATGCAGATCGCGCGCAATCGACACGGAGGACGCGATGAGCGAATTCGACGACTAGCTGAAAGCGAGATAAGTGCGAAGACTGCGGCGTTCGCATGACGCGAAAGACGGATTTTGCGCCAGCACGATATAGTCCACGCGCCTGGGTCTGCTCACGCAACAAGTACGCCGGGCACATCCGCGCGAAGTGAATCCAGGGCGGTCCTGTTTGGGGTTCAGTTCAACGCAAAGCTGACGGCGGGCAAAGAGCCGGAACTGAACCGCCTGAAGTCATGGAACTGGCGAATTTCAACAGGATCTTTGGAACGCGGCTACGAATTGATGCGCTACCATAGTGCGATGTTAAGGGCTGGGGACGAATACGCCATTACTGCGCCCATGGTCAACCCGCAAGTGCTCCGTCTGCCGTGAATCCGGTCACTTCAAGAAAACTCCCCTGAAATGGGCGCGCTATAATTGGAATTGACGGGCAGGCCCGGTAGGGGCCTTTGGAAACTGTTGAACAGACAGCCATGAGCAAACGACATTCAACTCCCTTAAGGATAAACGAGGGTCAAGCTAAGACCCACTACCAAAGGTTGAATCCATGACGATCACAATAGACGGCGTTGCAAAGACAGTTGAGGGCCAGACAACCGGAGCGGTGTTGTATACCCTAGCGGGGCATCCGGCGGCTCTGAAATCGAACGGCAAACCAGTAGCGAACGATGGTACAGTGGTGGCGGTCACCGACCACCAAGTGTTCACTACGAAGTAGTGGTCCGTACGTCACTAACGCGGCGGCAGAACAAGTCGCCGCGTTTATGCGATTCGGATAAACAGGAGAGACAAAATTAGAAAGGAGACAAACATGACGCTGCCAATGTGGTTCTGGCTGTTCTACGTTGCCGGGCTGTTCTTTGGCCTTTGGCACTGGTATACGCCTTCCCAGCCATATCCACGGCGCAGCGGCGCGTGGACCATATTCGTGATGGTCCTGATCGGCATTGTTGTTGGTTTGTGACGGCCGTCTTGTCCATCCAGAAGCGGCTACGGGCTGTTTCGCGGGCCGTTAAGGAACTGATATGATCCTGTTAATCCTTTTGTTGATTATTTTGTTCGGCGGCTTTGGCGGCTGGTATGGAAATGGGCAGTGGGGACCGCAAGGTGGTGTCGGCGTGGGACTCGGGACTATTCTAATCATCGTGTTGATCTGCTACCTCTGTGGGCTTTTCAGATAACGAGACACAATGCTTAGGATTATCGTCAACGGCGGCCCGTGCGCGCATGTCATCGGACTGTGCCTTGAATCTCTTGCGACGCAGACATATCGCGATTGGGACGCTTGGGTTACGATAGATCCATGCGGAGACGGCGCATACGAAGAGGCCATTATTGCCGCCTCCGCGCCAGCCCTTGCATCGCGTGTGCATGTAACGGCTAACCAGCATAGGAAGTATTCGCTGTACAACCAGATCGCGGCGATTAAGCGTTGCGGAGACGACCCGGAGGACGTTATTGTGTCGCTTGACGGCGACGATTGGTTTTGCCGCCCGGACGCACTTCAAATAATCGCGGATACCTATGCATCGCGCGCCTGCTGGATGACCTATGGAAGTTGGTATTCAAAACCTGGTGCCCCATGGGGTGAGGGCGGTTGGCCCGCTTACCCTGACGGCCTGACGCATTTCCGCCAATATCGCTGGCTAGGCACGGCGGTACGGACATGGAAGCGGTGGCTCTACAGTCTCGTTGAGGACATGGATTTACGCGACGATTACGGTCAGTATTTCCGCGTAGCGGAAGACCGCGCGCTCATGTGGCCCATGCTCGAAATGAGCGGTACGCAGCGGGCGGCGCATATTTCTGAATGCATCATGTACTACAACCAATCTGCCTGTTCCGACATGAGTTCAGGGGCCGAGCGAAACGTGGCGCTTCTCATGGCGCGCCCACCACGCGCACGCATTCGGCTTGCTCCCCTCCAAAATCGTCGTTCGTTCGCCGGAGTATTTCAAACATGAGACTGCGAATTTTGACCGGCCTAGCGTTCGCGCTGAGCCTTCCCGCGCAAACCATCACTACCCGCGCCAATACCTTCAACCACTCTGCCGAGATGCGACTGCAAGCCGTTTCGACGGCCGGAACAGCGCCTTGTTTGATCGGCCCAGGATCGGGATGCAGCCAGACAGTAGCACAGGCTACGACGGCGGCTCCCCCGGCATATGTCCCAGACAGCACCATCTACGTGTGCGGCGGCCTGCTGATTGGCACCGGTCAGACCATCACGCTGACCGATGGAAACGGGCACACGGTCTACAGCGGCGTATTGGGTGCCAGCGCCGCGCCGGTGACTTACCCAATATCGAGTACATGCATCGCATTTGTGGGCGGCGTGTTTCTTAACGCCAGTGCGTCGGGCGCGGTCGCTAGTCTCGTATTCCAGTGGAATCAGTAAATGGGACTTATATACATAACTACCGTACACATTCTGAAGGCACAAGGCCCGCAGCACTGATCCCCAGCGCATCTAATGCTTAATTCCCCAGTAAATCACCAAGTTTTCTCCGAGAAGCCCCTGACTCCAGTCATGGGGAGGACGGGAGAATCGGCGCGGTCGTCCGGCATGGCCGGAGTAAGCCGACTCGAACCGCAGCGAAATGTTTTGAGATTTTGCATGTGGAATCTAAAAGCCCCCGGCTTTAGCCGTGGAGTTGCTTACCCATGAAAAACACCCGGCGTTCTTTCTGCGCGTATCTATTGGCCGCCCCAGCAATAAAAGCCGTAGACCAGCCAGTTTCCACAACGGCCAGACCTGATGGAGGCTATTGGGTACCGCCACATCTCGTGGATGAAATAAACGAAGAAATCCGTTGCGCCTTGCGTAGCGGCTTGATATCTCTAGATCAAGCGCGTAGCTTTAGTTGCTGGCGCTGAAAGGGTAGCCTAAGCGCTACCAACGAGTACCAGGTAGCCTAATGGACATCGACGGCATATACTTCGACACCAGCGTGCTGCTGGACTTCGCCTTTATCGAGTCGCTAACCCTTACTAAGTCCACGCAGAGCGGCAAGCCGGAGCCGTTTCGGCTGATGCCATTTCAAAAGAAGTTGATCGGAAACCTGTTAGGGTGGAAGCGCGCGGATGGCACGCGACTATACAGAACGGCTTTCTTATCTGTGGGCAGGAAAAATTCCAAAACGCAGTCATGCGCAGCACTTGGCTTAGACCTACTAGTCATGGACCCGGAACCTTATCAGGAGATATACGCAGCCGCCAAAACCTCAGAGCAAAGTAGCAAGCTGTATGAAGCGGCTTCCGAGATGGTGATGGCGCACGAGGAATTGCCGGATCTACTACAAGTGATCCCATATCGGAAGGAGATTCGACATCGCAAGAACAAGGGTATGTTTAAGGCTTTGTCGTCTGAGGGAAAGGCCAAGCACGGCTCGAATCCAAGCACTATCCTCTACGACGAATTCCATGTGTGGGGTGCTCGGGAAGAAGACCTTCGCAAGGCACTAACTACCGGACGCGGCGCACGTAGGCAACCGCTTGAGGTATACATAACCACGGCTGGTGTGGACGAAGAGACGATGTGCGGGCAGGAATATCTTTACGCTAAGAACATCACGCCGACAAGGGATAAAGATGGGAAGTTCGTGCCTGCAGTGTTTGAAGACCCCACTTACCTTCCGATGATCTACGAGGTCCCCAGGGAAGCAGACTGGACAGACAAGTCCCTGTGGCCGTTGGCGAATCCGGCCCTTGGGATTACTGTCAATATGGAGATCCTGGAGGAAGAGTTTGAACGGGCGGTTAGGACCCCGCGCCTGCAACGCGACTTTCAACAACTACATTTGTCGCAGTGGGTTAACAGTGCTTCCTGTTGGATACCCATGATAGACTGGGATGCCTGTAAGTGGGACGGGCAACCCATCGCGGCGTCAAATGGGTAAGGGACGCACAAAGCGCAGGAAGGCCAAAGTGAAGGCTCTGCGCAAACAACAAGTTAATGGCCGCACCAGCAGCAACTCCGCTAATCACTAGAGATCCGGACGGGCAGAAGTTCTGCGAGCAACTGGTTAAATATCCATGTTACGGGGGCCTCGATTTAGCCGCCGTCTCCGATCTCACTGCGTTCTCGTTAGTCTGGCTCATCAAACAATCGGTCTACGTGCATGTATGGTTTTGGATACCGGAAGACGGCTTGCTGGAACGGTCCAAGAAAGACAATGTACGGTATGACCTATGGGCCAAGCAAGGACTTGTAGAACTGACCCCTGGGCCGGTTACCGATTGGGGATACTGCCGTGAGCGCATCAAGGAACTGGATAAGATATTCGACATCAAGCAAATCGGTTTTGATCGCCACGGCGCGCGCGACACCGTATCGGATTTGGCTAACGTTGATATCGAAGTAGTTGACGTGGGCCAGGGCTACATTTCACTGAGCGCCCCAAGCAAGTATTTTGAGTCTTTGGTGCTGTCCGGCAAGTTGGTTCACAGTGGGCATCAAGTCCTGCGGTGGAATGTGGACTGTACAGCAATAGCCCAAGACGAATCGGCGGCGAATATCAAGCCGGTAAAACCTAACCGCCAGAAAAGCAGCAAACGGATCGATGGTGTGGTCGCGACTATCATCGCGCTGCGCCGGCTTCAGGCTTCTATCCCCACGCCAAAATGGGGACTGATGTCGGTACCGCTCTAGATTAGGGAAACATGATTGAAACGTTGGGCACGCTAACACAGCGTAACGGACACGACATCCTTAACGGACCACCTGTGTTCGAACGCCGCGACTTCGGCAACGCCAAGATTGGCAGCGCGATCTACAACCTGCTAAGTACAGGAGCGTCCACGTATACCGGGCGTCCTGTCAGTCCCGCCACAGCCATGACGATGGCTACGGTGTATGGCTGTGTGTCCAAGATCGCCAAAGCGGTAGCCTCGTGCCCCTTGATTACCTTTATCAACACCGGCAAGAACAGCGATACCAAAACCCCAGCCATAAACGACTACCGCTATCGAATGCTGAAGGAAGAGCCAAATAGCGAGATGTCCAGCTTCCAATGGCGCGAACAAATGGTGGCAAGTTTGTTGCTCTGGGGGAACTCCTACAACTATCTGGAGTGGGATGGGGCAGGCAGGTTACGGAATATCTGGCCGCTTGAGCCGGGGTATGTACAAGTATTGCGAACTGCTATTGGTGGAGAATTGGTCTACAGATACTTTCCGCACAATCCGTACAGCGTGCCGGTGCGGCCTGGAATTTACCCATGGCAGGACATCCTCCATATCCCCTATCTCGGCTTCGATGGCTTAATGGGCTTCTCTCCGATAACGCTCATGCGGCAGGCTGTCGGCCTGGGGCTAGGCCAGGAAGAGTACTTCGGGCGCTTCCTGAAGCACGGTGGAAAGCCGCCTTATTGGATCGAAATACCCGGCATGATCGACGACCGCGACAAGTTCATGGCGACATGGCGCGAAAACACTGGAGCGCTCGACGAAGCCGGGAAGGTCGCATTGATGTACGGCGGCATGAAACTCCACGAGATGAAAATGTCGCCCGAAGATGCCCAGTTTATCGAGGGACGGAATTTTCAAGTCCTTGAGTTGTGCCGTGTGTTCGACATGCCCGCATTCATGATGGCGGCCCCTGGTACCGCTACCTACGCTTCGGCAGAGCAGGGCGATATTTACTTCGCCAAGCACACCATCGCTCCCGCAATGGAGCGTATTGAGCAGAAATGTAACATAACGGTGCTCGGCAATAATGACGCCATCACCTGCCGTCATGATCTATCCGCCCTACTGCGGGGAGATGTGTTGAGTATGTCACGGCGCAACCAAACCTTGATAGCGTGCGGTGAGATCAGTCCAAATGAAGCGCGAAGTATAGACGGATTCAATCCAGACCCAGACCCAGAGATGGACGGTAAGTATATGAACGGAGCGATGGCGACCGTTAAGTACATCTTTGAGAACGGCATGGGCGGGAAGGTCATGCCGCCGCAGGGCGAAGACGAGGGAGAGGATGGCAAAACTCCCCCAAATGCAGCCCCCACCAACAATGGCAAGAAGCCAACGCCAAAGACGGTTGACGCTCCCGTGTCCGACGATCCGGTTGTTGTAGCGCAAAACGGAAGCCACCCAGTTAAGGTAAAGAAAACTCCGCCGTATGATACCGGACATGGCAAAGGTCCAATGAGTACTAACTGAACCGGCAAACAACTGCCCCGCAACCGCTGGGCAATAACCCCACAAGGAGCCGTCAAATGCAGGGCAACCCATCGGTAATAGCAACACTTCAAGTAGCGCTGAAGTCAGCCACGCAACTGCACGTGCAGTATCGCGCCGACAGATCGGTCCTTCAGTTCATGGGGATCAAGAGAGTGGCAAAGCACATTGGCAAGTTCGGCGATGACACCCACGAATGGATGGCGGAGTTCAAGAAGCGGCTTCTATTGCTTGGAGGCACCATAGACACCGTCATCGGCCCTATTGTTCAGCGCAATACTATCGGGGACATCTTTACTGCGGAGTTAGCGGCTGAGATGGCGTTCAAGGACCCTTCCGAGGATGCTGTTCAGGTAGCGGTGAATGCGCGGGATGATACGACGCGCAATCTTTTCGAACATCTGCTCAAGGATTCTGAGGAGCGCATTGGATGGCTGGAACAGCAGATTCGGCTGCTTACGTCTATCGGAGAGCCGGAGTACATTTCTGCAAAGATAACGCGCTAACGGCGTGCGGAGTTAGGGCTTAAAAGGAGAACAAGATGGCAGTATTAGACATCGGCAGGAAGTCGCCTTCCGAGGAGCGCGCGGTGAAGTTTTTGGTCACCGATAGCGACGGTAAAACTCATCTTCCATATACCGATGCATCTGGCAATCCAGACCATCGACTGTGCGGCGCGGCGTTCGCGGCTTTGACTAATGGATATCGTGGCAACAAATACGCGGGTCCCTCAAAAGCGGAGGCCCTTGCCAAACTGAAGAAAATCTATGCCGCCCAAGCATGGGATCTGCCTTCCGAATCGAAGAATGCCGACGGAGACTGGGAATATCGTTGGCAGGACAAAGGCGTCACCTACATCGCCTCTTCCAAGCGGAGCGAGGGGTCCTGTAATTGTGACTGCGCGCCTTGTTTAATGGGGTTGTGCGGGTCATGCTGCAATACCGAATGCAATGACCCTAATTGCGATGATTGCCCGATTCAGGCCGGCCGGTCGAACCCGGCAAAGGATCATAAGCGGGCGGCGACCGACTCATCCGATGCTGGCGTAGGTTGCTCATGCGGTTGCCAGAACTGCATGGAGGGCAACTGCGATGTCTGTACCGGCAAGGGCTGCGACGACCCGAACTGCAAGAAGTGCCCGATCCAGGCAGAGCGCTCCATGCCCCCGGCGCGGGCTGAACTTCGGGCCATGCTGCGATTGCATAGGGACTTCATTGAGCGGGCTATGGTAGCGAAGGACCCGAACGAGGCTCCTGGGGTAGAGCAGACCTACCGTGAGTTGCGGCGCTGCTACGGGGCGTGTAGGGGGGCTGGCGAGTACGCAGACACGATGTACGGCGATTCTACGATGCCCAAGAACCTCCACAGTTCGTTGCGCGATGCTATGGGGACCGTAGGGCTGTGCGGAGACCTGTCCCAGCGTGGTTCTCCGCTGACGGCGGAGGCGCATGGCCTTACAGCATCGGCGTGCCGCGCATTGGCGGGCACTTGTGGCGGCGACCACGGGCATGAGATGATTCGGGCTTGCGGCGACGTTGCAACGCGCTGCGCGGACCACTGCGCCTCAATGGCGACAGCCCTTAAGGGCCAGACCGAAGGGGAAGAGGCGCGAACAGACCGGCGCGCCGGGGACGAGACGCGATCATTCAAGTGCGAGTTTCGGGCGGCTGGGGACGGGCATATTGTCGGCTACCCGATTCGCTTTGGGGAGTTTTCATTGGAAATGGGCGGCGATACCAGGGGCGCTTCGACCTTCCGCGAGATCATTGCACCGGGAGCCATTACTTTCGACGTGGATCTCAGGGCCGACTACAACCACAATTCGGATCATATACTAGGCCGTGTTGCTGCCGGTACCCTCAAGGCATCCATCGACGACCGTGGCGTGCTCATGGACGCCAACCCGCCTGAAGACGCTCAGTGGTACAAGGACCTGCGTATCTCGATGGAGCGCGGCGACGTGACGCAAGGCAGTTTCAGCTTTCGCGTGTTGCCTGACGGACAGCAGATCTCAACTGACGCTAACGGCCAACAGGTCCGCACGCTGACCAAAATTCTCGTGCGCCGGTTGAGCGTGGTGTCCGATCCGGCATACGTTGGAACCAGCGTGGAGGTCCGTTCTGGTGACCAGTTGACAGGAGTAGAGGCAAGCAAAATTAGCCCCCACCGGTTCCGGCGTCTCCGGCTGAGGCAGATGGAGTTGGAGAACTAACGGGTAGAACTTGAACGATAACGCCGAGCAATCCCTCCGTTTACGGTGGGCCCTCCGCATGGCTAAAGCCAGCGGTTTCTCTCGCGAACTGATATGATTTCGGCGTTTGGGCGTAGTATAATACAAGTTCCTGCATCAAACAGGGTCGGATGGACCCTGCCTCCAAATCTGGGGCTTTTCCCTAGAACGTCACCATGCGGCCCGCCTGCTACAAACGGCGGAATCTAAATCCAAAAGGAATAGGACCGAATGCCGAATACAATTGTTTTACGGCAACAGCGGGCTGCGCTTATCAAGGAAGCCCGTGCAATGATTGACACGGCGGAAGCCGTTAACCGCGACTTCACGCTAGACACCAAAGCCGCCGACGGTACGGTTATACCTGGTGAGCAAACCATTTACGACCGTAAGCATACCGAAGCCGCAAGTTTGCTTGCCCGTGTCGAACGCGAGGAACGGCAGATGAAGGCGGATGCCGAACTCGCCGTAACCAACCAACAGGCCCTCGGCGATGGTCACCATGTCGAAGTAGCGGGACAGGTGGCGAAACGCGCCAAAGGCCAAGGCTTCATCAACTGCGTGCGCGCCATCGGCTTCAGCCGGGATCGACGCGCCGCTGCCGAATGGGCAGAGCAAACCCTCCATGACCCTGAGGTTGCCCGCGCCCTTTCGGTCTCCATCGCCACTGGGGGCGGTTTCGCGGTCCCTACTATGCTGTCGGAGGAGTTTATCGAATTCCTGCGTCCTGCCAGCGTAGTCCGGGCTGCCGAACCGCGCGTTCTGCCCTTGCCGAATGGAAACCTTTCGCTGCCCAAAATTACTGGCGGTGCGAGCGCTTCCTACATCGGTGAGAACACGAACATTCCGGCTACCCAGCAGCAGTTGGGCAACGTTAAGCTGACCGCCAAGAAACTGGCAGCGCTGATTCCGATTTCGAACGACCTGATCCGCTATGCCAATCCCAATACCGACGCCGTCATTAGGGCCGACTTGATCCGGGCCGTAGCGCAAACCGAAGACTACAACTTCCTGCGCGGCGCTGGCACCCAATACGCCCCAAAGGGCATGCGCAACTGGGCAGTACCGGGGAATTTCATCAATCCGGTCAGTTCGACCACGACCCTCGACATTACCCACATCACCTCAGATCTGGGCAACGCTATCGGCTTGCTCTTGGCCGCCAACGTTCAGGTAACCCTGAATACTGGGCACTGGTTCTTTTCACCCCGCTCAATGATTTACCTGAAGACCCTGCGTAACCCCACGACCGGGCAGTACGCTTTCCCGGAAATGTCTTTGGACCCGGCATCCGCTAACCTGCTTGGTTATGGATTCTCGTATACCTCGCAGATCCCCATCAATCTGTCCGGCGCTACGGCTGGAGCGACCGGCACTTCCGGCACATCGGCCTCCGAGTGGTACTTCGTCAACATGCCAGATGCCGTCATTGGTGAAGGCGCTAACCTGGTGCTCGATGTCTCGACCGAAGCGGCCTACGTGGACGCGGGCGGGAATACCGTATCCGCCTTCGCGCAAGACCAGACCGTGATTCGCGTGATCGAGGAGAACGACTTCGTCATGCGGTACGACCAGTCCATTGCCGTCGCTCAGGCGGTGAACTACTAACCAGCGTCCAAAAACAAACAAGGAGAAAAAAGATAACATGACCAGCACAAGAACTAACATTGGCGCCTATATCGCCACGGCGGTCGCTGGAGTATCGACGAACGTGACCGCAGGCGGGTCGGGCAATAACGCACTTGTCAATGGGACCTCCATTGACCTCAACGCCATGGGGGGGCCTCTATCCGTCGCCGTGGTCTTCCCTTTCGCGCAAAATCAGGTCAACGGTAATACGCTGACTATCGCGGCGGTTCTCCAGACGACCTCGAATTATAGTAACGCCTCTTCGTGGGTCAACGTCGGCAATACCGCTTCTATATTGGTTGCGACAGGTACGGCGGCAGCAGCTTACGGCTCTGCGCAACTAGACGTGGCTATTGACAGCGCCCAGCAATTTCTACGGGTGGCATACCTGCCAACGATGTCTGGAGCCGGAACCGATACTGCCAACGTGTTTCCGGTCGTCATGATATTCGGAGGTCAGGCGGAACTGCCTCCTGCCGGAGTAAGCTCCGCGCCCCTCGCGGCACAGGCGGTCGTCCCGGCAACGGGACCCGCACCAAGCCCTCACTTCGCTCCCAATCCCATAGTGTACTAATGGTTCAGGGCCGGGTTAAGTAACGCTCGGCCCTTGACTTCCGCTTGCTTTACCATCATGACAATCGATCCAGCAACAAACCTATTCATTGCCACCCCGGCCTATGGCGGGCAAACCCACACGGCCTATAACCACTCGCTGTTACGTTTATCCAACGTGCTGGCGCTCGGTGGCATCAAACATACCCCCGCTTTTGTCCCCGGCGATAGCCTAATCACCCGCGCCCGCAATGCCATGGTAGCCAGCTTCATGGCAGGCCCCTACACGCACCTATTCTTCATTGACGGGGATATCGAGTTTGAATCTGAAAGCGCCTTGCGGCTCTTGGCCGCCACTCAGCACGAGGATATCGAGGTGGCTGGCGGCATCTACCCCAAGAAGGGGCTCCCAATCGAGTTCAATGTCAATTTCCCGCCAGGGTCCGACAAGCACGTAAACCAGCATCCGGCTACCGGTTACCTGGAGGTCCAGGACGCCCCTACCGGATTCCTGATGGTCCGAAGATCCGCCATCGTCAAGATGATGCTGGCTTATCCAGAGCGCCGCTGCAAATTGCGCAGTTCGCGACCTGAGAACGAAGCGCCATTCGAATATCTGCTGTTCGACTGCTTCATCGATGGCGAAGATGATAGGGTTGGCCGGGTTCCCTTGTGGTCTTCGTCCGTATTTACCAACATGGAAGCGGCTCTCAAGATCCTGTGCGCCCGCTCTACGGAGCGCAATTACCTGTCGGAGGATTGGGGATTCTCCAGGCTATGGCAGCGCATCGGGGGGAAGGTCTGGATAGACCCGCAGATTAAGTTAGCTCATCACGGACAGTACCGCTATTACGGCGATGTAAAGACCATTTTAGTGGCTGAGAAACCAGAGGCGATAATTCCTACGCCTGTGACGCCTTGCACCGACTTGCAAATTTGTCCGTGGGTCTATGGGACCAACAACCTGATGTACGGCACGGGCGCTGACGACGCTCCCCTGGTAGCCAAGCAGAACGGTTACATCACGGATGCCGCCCAGATTGAGGGGTGGATGTCGAAGCCGGAACTTGACTTTCTGGCCGGAGCCGCGCGACAGGTTCATTCCATAGCGGAGATCGGATGCTGGAAGGGGCGCTCGACATTCGCTCTTCTCTCTAATTGCGATGGGCCGGTCTACGCCGTGGATCATTGGCTGGGGTCCGAAGACGAACGAAATACATCGCACAAGGAGGCGGTCACTGGGGATGTCTTTGGGCAGTTTCTCAATAATGTAGGTTCCTTCGAAAACCTTCATATCGTGAAGAAGTCAAGTATCGAGGCGGCCAGCGGACTACCCGAGCAGGACGTTCCCGATGTAGACATGGTGTTTATCGACGGGGGCCATACTTATCCAGAGGTGCTTACGGATATACGCGCGTGGAAACACAAGGCGAAGTTTTTAATATGCGGGCATGACATTCAGTTTCCCGGCGTAGCCCAGGCAGTCCAGGAAGAGTTAGAAGGAGTTGTCGTGATTCCGGGAACGACTATTTGGGCCAAGATAATTGACGACATCAAGGAGGCGGCATGACAGGTGAAGATATGGCCTTCGCGTGGCCAGGCAAGAAGGCAGTTGGCTCACCGGTGGTAACGGTGGAATTTCTCCGTCACTGTGATATTTATAATGCAGGCGAGAAGGCTGGATTTCCAGCGGCCCGCGCCGCCCAATTGGTGATGGCTGGGGTCGCCGTGGTAATTGCGCCACCTCCAACGACGCCGATTGAAGAAAAGGCTATTCAACCTCTAGCCGAGGTCTCCATTCCATCGAGCGAGAGGCCCGTGGTCACTCAAAGAGTCGCGAAGTATCCGCCTGATAAGCGACCGTAGGCTGATGGATGAATCTTAAACTCATCTCCGATTCAGGTGTTGAAGCGGTTCAAGTGTCGCAGGCGAAAGCACAGTTACGCTACACGACGCTAACGGATCAGGATCAATACATTGGCGGTCTGATTGTAGCGGCGCGCATGATGGCGGAAATCTGGAATGGGCGTCAGATGACGCTGAAACAGTGGGATCTTGCGATTGACCAGTGGCCCGGTATACCGATGTTCGACCCTTGCTCAATCGCCAATCCCTACTTTGGGTCCTGGCCCTCCGATGCTTACCGCCTACTGAATAATATCCCGGCCAACCTCAACGCCATACAACTACCGGCCCCGCTAGTATCTGTGCAGTACGCCTACTACTACGATTCTTGCGGTGTATTGCACAATCTGGTGCAAGGCACGCCCGCCTCTGTGGCGGCTGGTGGAGTGCCAGACTACATCGTGGACTCGTGGAAGGAGCCGGGCATTATCTATCCTTCACCGCCGAGTACTGGATGGCCCGTGACTAACCTCTGGCCCTCATCCGCCATTCATGTAGGATTCCTGAGCGGTTTCATCCCTTGGTGGTATGTCCAGACTGGGATCTCGGCAGTTACGTTGGTATCTCCTGGAGCCGGAGGTTATCAAGTTGGAGACCTATTATTTCTGTCACCGGCAGAGCGCGTGTATGATGCCAATGATAACGGCGTGACTAATGGTGGAGGATATGGTGGTACATTGCAGCTTCTCACGGTGGATAGCGTCGGTAACCCATTGACGTGGAGCATATACGATCCAGGTTCGCTGTACGCCGTCAATTCGATAAGCACGCCCTACATCACGACTGGCGGATATGGCGCTGGCGCTACCTTCAATGTCACGGCACTGACCACAGCGTCTGCCCCGGTAGTGAAGACCAGTATCGCGCAAGGCATGACTCTGCTTGTCAATCAATGGTTCACGGACAGGGTGCCGTATGACGCCATCAGGTTCGTGGCAGAGCCGCCATTTGCCGTCGCAGCCTTGTTCGGCAGCAATCGCCTGTGGATATAGCCGATGCCGCGCAAGACTAGTTGGCCTGTTTGTAATCCTGGAAAATTTCGCACTCCTGTCACGCTTCTAGTGGCGATTCCGGGGACTGACCCGATATCTGGAGGCGTTGTCACTTGGGGACCTGGTGACAATCCGACCATGGTAATGGCGCAAGTGGAATACATGCACGGCACGGATCTGGTGAAAGCAGGGCAAGACATATCCATTTCGATTATGGAGTGTACAATGTGGTATAACCCAGTCTTCATCGGAGGTTGCAGACTACAAACTCCTAGTGGACAGTGGATAGTCCAATCTGTTGAGAACGAACACGAGGTGAATGTGATAACGCGGCTGACCTGTCTCGCTATCGGCGGTGCTACCTAATGCGCAAGCGTCTGTGGGACTGGCTGCGCCGCGGTCCTCCCGGAGAACAGCCAATACAGTTGAAGCGCGGCGGCGTGTACGTCATCGAATGCGCGGAACCATTGGACAAAGAATCACTGTCCGATATTGAGACCTATTTGGCTGGAGCCAAGGCCCGCACTGGCTGCGAGTTCCTGATACTCGATGCTGGCTTCAGGATTGCCACCAAGTAAGCAACTCCACGGCTAAAGCCAGGGGCTTTTAGATTCCACATGCAAAATATCAGGGGCTTCTCGGAGAAAACTTAGTGATAGAAGCTGGACTGCAACTCCTGATTGAGGAAGGGTTAGGAGCGCAACCGGCTCCTGGCTTCATGGTGCAACTGCCGCCCAACCAGATTTCCGCTACAGCCTCCTCGGCATGGACGGTGCGGGCTATCATTTCGGAAGCGACCTACGTACTTGAGGGACAGGATGGCCTTACTGTTCTTGAGATTCAAGTAGACTGTCACGGCTACACTATGGCAAACGCGATCTCGCTCGCCTACGCGATAGATAATGTATTGCGCGGAGGGTTCGCCGGTACCCTTCCCGATACGGACGCCACCGTAGTGCAGGGCATCTTTCGCAAGGAAGCGTTCATTGACGGTTATTCAGATGCGAACCGTTCCTACGTCCGATCCTTAGAATATGAATGCCGGTACAGCCAGATCTGAAGATAGGAGAAACGATGGAGACAATGCGCACAGTTCGGGAGTTGTTTATGGCGTTCTGGCGGCGCAGGCAACGGCGAGCTAGTCTTGATTTTCGCTCGGCTCAACTTGGAGTTTCGCCAGCCCTGCGAGATCGCGCAACCTCCCCGTAGACCTCAATGAACTGTCCCTTAGTAACCGCGATTATTCCCACCAAAGGCAGGCTGGAGATGGCGCGCCGGGCGGTCGAGTCGTTCCATGAGAGTACGTGGCCCAACACGGAGTTGGTAGTGGTTGATGATCTTGACGACCCCAGTTTTCCGCGCCACGACGAAGGACTGGACGGGGCGACGTATTTGTCGCTGAAGCATACTACGGTCGGAGAAAAGAGGAATCTAGCTTGCGCTCTTGCGCACGGCGTCTATATTGTTCATTTTGACTCAGACGATATCTCCAGTCCGCGCCGCATCGCTCATCAGATTGATACGCTCGAAGCCAGCGGCAAATCGGTAACTGGCTACCACGCAATGCTGGCCCATGAAGATAGACCTATGCGCGTGGTTACGGAAACCTACATGCCGCGCCGTAATCCGACCGATCAGTCTGGGCGCAGCAAGCCGATGTCGCAGTGGTTTAGATGGCAAGGTCCACACGATTATGCCCCCGGCTTGACACAGTGCTATCGCCGCGACTGGTGGCGGCGGCACCCTTTCCCTGCTATTCAGAATTCCGAGGACGATGCATTCTGGGCGGAAGCGTTAGCCGCAGGTGAAGCGGTTGCCGTTGATGGCGAAGAGTACGTTGTCGCATCCAACCACAGTGGTAACTCAAGTTGTCGTTTCAGTATTGGACCGCAATGGACGGAACTGCCATGCGATCCACGATTAGTACACGTCTAGTTCTAAACCACACAGAGGTGATATCAGATGTCTTACCTAAAGACTAAAGCGCAGAGTGGAAACCAAACGCTCGTATTGATAGCCAACAGCCTGTTGGTAACAAGCTCAAGCTCCTCGGCATCGTTCACGTTAGTCGGTGAAGTATCCGACTTCACTCAACAGGGAGTCCAAAACAAATCGGATGACGCCACGAACCTGCAATCGACGGCGGAAGAGTTCATCCCTACGATTCTTACGCCAGGAAAGATGAGCGGAGTCATGAATCGCGTATCGAATGATGCCGGTCAGGTTCTCGTCAAGGCGTCATTCAATGGCGTCCCGCCAACCGTAGTGCTTTACAATGTCAGGATGCCAATCGCTGCGTGGCAGAGCACAACTGGAGACCAGTTGTTTTTTTACGCCATGGTCGAGGAGTTCAACAACATCGGCAATATCAAGCCAGACAAAACGATCAAAACGCAGTACTCGCTAAAGATCAGCGGACCCATAGTAGAGGCGCTAGGTACCTAAAACCCATGAGCAAACGGACAGTTGAAGGAACCGGCGCGATGCCCGCCGTTAACTTCGTGCCGGTCGTCATCGGCGGGAAGTCCTACGATTTGGCGTTCAAATTCAATGCCATATCGGAAGCGGAAAAACTAACCGGCCTAAACCTTTTGGGCGGGATGAAAGCGGCGATCGTGGGAGACATGTCAGCATCCCAGTTTCGCGCACTGCTGTATGCTGCACTCCAAAAAGCGCACGGCCCAACTCGCGACGATAAGGGCAAGTTAATCCCCGGCATTACACTTGAGGAAGCGGGCAACCTCCTGGAGATAGCGATGGCCGAGGGGGCGGCTGGAGGTATCCATGAAGCCTTGCTCACTTCCTACGGGGTCTCATTCGAGAAAACGGTCCCTCCCGAGGCCGATCCGCAGGCCGAAAACAGCGGAGCCTCAGTCACCTAGAATTATGGGAGCGTTTCTGGTCGCAGGCGCGCGTGCTGCTGCGGTTAACGGACGCGGAATTCTTGGAGTTGACGCCCCACCAGTTCTACGTCCTGATCGATACATATGCCGAAATGGTTGAGCATCAGGAATTCCTGACCGGGCTGATCGCAGCAACCGTTGCCAACTGGAGTTTTCACGCTCCAAAGAAACAGTTGACGCCGAATGATATGTTGGGACGCGGCAACGATGACAAGGAACCATCCGAGCGCGGTAAACGCGACCGCATCAATCGCAAGCAGGTAGAGCGGGACGTGCGCGCTTGGGTTGACGAGATGAGGAAGCAGCCGAATTCCCCGATTGTCACGGTGAATCCAAAGGCGGAAGGATAATGCCATACCTAACGGGAACCGGCGCGGTCATTGGCGAGAATGAGGGATTTGGCATCCAGATTAGCGGCATTGAGGAGGCGTGTGCGATGCTGGATCGCGTGCCTGGAGACGTACGAAAGATTGGATTCGCCCGCGCCCTAGTAGCGGCCGCCGTACCTGTCTTTAATGCTTTGGAGAGATGGACGCCGGTCGCTGAATATCCGGCTGGGATGTTTGCCTATCCCGGCAGTTTATCACTTCATATCCGAACGGATATTTACTTTGCCGAGGACGGCGGTGTAGCCTCGATTAACTTTGGCAAATACGGCGATGTAGCCCGGTTCGTTGAGTACGGTCATCGAATGATCGCACACGGCGCCAAGTGGGCTGATCGAATGAAAAACTACGTCGGTAAAGTGTTGGGAATTGTCCCTCCGCATCCATTTATGCGGCCCGCTGCATTCGAGTCGGCAGATGACGCGGTCGAGGCATTTGTGCGGTCACTCGAAGAGACGCTAGTCACGGGCACAAGCTGGGCGAGTGTAGCGGCAGAGTTTGATAAGGTAGCGTAAGTTATGCGCGCAGCTACGATCAGTATCGATATAACCGCCGGGACTGCAAAAATGAATGCCCAGCTGGAACAGTGCAAGGGCGCATTGCGTTCTTTTGGCGCCAGCGGTGCAGGCGCGATGGCTCCTACTACCGTAGCGTTGCGTGAGTTGGAAGGCAACCTTGGGAACAATACGCGCGGCGTAGCCCGTTTCCTTGCACAGACGCTTCACCTTGGACCAGCACTGCAAGCCGCATTCCCGCTGATCGGCGGTATCGCCTTCGCCGGCATGATTGTTAGCCTGGCTGGCAAGGTGGTGGACTTTTTCAAAAAGACCGAGGAGAGCGCCAGGAAAGCAGCCGACGCCTTTCGGGAAGTTACCGCGCCGATGGAATTGTCTGTAGCGGATTTGCAAGTTCACAACGATAAGCTTGATAACCAGATCGCCAAGTTGCTCGGCAAGCACGAGAACGTGTTTAAGTTACAGTTGGATGAGGCAGTGGCGGCAGGGAAAAAGTTAGGAGAGGAACTGGATAAGGACATAAGCAAGGTGGATGAGGTCATTAAGAAGGAAAGCGTCGGGTGGTTTAAGCAGCTTTTAGGAGTTGGGGGCACCGACGAACTTGATGAATATCTCCAGAAGATCAGAGAGGCTCTTGGCGGTACGAACAATCCAGCAGATCAACTGGTAATTCTGAATCAGGCGAGTGCTGTGGTAAAGGACATGATCCAAACAGCCAACCGCCTGGCTAAACCGACTAGCGTGTCGATGTCAGCGTCTCCGTTATCTCCGGCTGAGGGCACCTTCATGCGGCCAGGAATAGACGAAACGAAATCGCTTCGCGCGTTGCAGGCCACGAACACCGCCATAGACCGGATGCGGGATTTAATCAACCTCCAAACAGCGGCAGCGAAGAAAGATGCAGAAACGGCCGGACTAGAGGCCGGAGCCTCTGCCGCCAAGAAATACAAGGAATCCGTCAAGCAAGCGGACGACGAAATTGCCAAAGCTCAAGAGAAGCAACTGACCGCTATGCAAGCGGTGGATGCGGCTGAAAAGCAAAGGATTGCGGACCTGAAGACAGAGGGAAATTATCACGGAATACTGGTAGAGAGAATAGCCGAGGAGTATCGGATCAAGCGCGAGAATGTCCTGAATACCGAAGCCGAACAAAGCCGCAAGCTGATGAATGAGAGTTACGAGCTTCAAGAGAAAATCGCTCTTCAAGATAGAGAGGGCCTCTTGAAGTACATCAATGTGCAGGTCCGCGAAGGCTTGCACTTGACGGAAGAGTGGGGCAAGCAAGCGACGAAGGTAGCCGATGAAATAAATCGTATCAACAAGGAAGCCAAACAGGACAGGACCGCCGCTGATGTTCATATGATTGGGATTGCGGGCAATCCCAGCGACAAAACCGGTACGTTAGCGAAGCAGCAGGACGTTGAATACGCGGCCATTATGGCTCGTTATTATGAGCAAATGCATGAGTGGAATACGGTACTCGAAACCAAATTAGCCATCGACACGCGCGATCACGCAATCCTGAAATTGAATATAGAGATGGCGAAACAGGTCGCCGAACTGAATCCCGCCCAGCACAATGTCAAATCGTTCTTTATGGACATGCAGCACAATTCGGAGGAGGCCGGTGAGATCTTCTATCAGGCGATGCATTCCGCGTTGGACCGCGTATCTGAGGATCTTGGCAAGCTGCTTACTGGACAGATTAAGAAAGGCGATGTCGGAAAGACGTTTGGAAAGACGTTTGAAGGTATTGGCGAATCGATGGTCACGAGCAGCGTCAAATCTCTTGCGCAGCAAGGTCTTGGTAGGGTAGGCACGGCATTAGGCATTAAGCTAAATCGTACCGGGCAATCACGGCCCACGGCGTTGTATGTGGAGCTTGTGAATGCTCAAGGTTCAGGCGGCCCGACGGTAAGTGCATCGCCGTGGACTTCAGAAGCGTCTAGCGCGGGTGGCAGTACGCAATTGTACGGTACCTCAATCGACTTGAAATTCTTGCAATTCTTCCGACGCCTATTACAGGGCGCAGGAACTTCCGCTTCTTCTACAGGCGCGAGTGCCGCTTTAGGAACTTCCGCTTCTTCTACAGGCACGAGTGCCGCTTCTGGAGTTGGCTTCTCTTCTGAAATGGGCGACTCTGAAGTGGGCGGCTGGATGGCTTCTGGCGGCGACGTAGTCCCCGGCAAGATTTACGGCTGGCAGGAATCTGGACAGGAGTATTTTACGCCGCGCACCTCTGGAACCGTTATTCCAGCATCGAAAATGGGGGGCGATACGCACGTCTGGAATCTAGATCTTCGCGGCGCGGATATTGGCGTTGAAGGGCGCGTGCGCGCATTGATGTCTGGCGTCCAGAACTCCGCAATCGCGAGCGCCGTGTCCGCCACTACTGAGCGGTCTCGCCGCATGCCTCGCAGATAGATAAATGCCTACAACCTATCTTGGCGGGACCGTACTTAATCTTCCATCCGTCATCGCCAATGGACACGCGATAGTGCCGCGAACGATGGAATGGATGAGGAACGATATCGTCGGAGAGTTAACGAATCCCTTCACCGGACAGCAACAGACGCAATATTGGGGAGCTGGTCCTCGTGAGGTATCATTCACGTTTCAATCGATGAGTAACGCGCAAGCGCTGGCATTCGTCGCGTGGATGGAATCGCTACAGGGCATTCTGAACCTCTTTCAGCTTGGCGACCCGCTCAACACATCGACGCAGGGAACGATCACAGGAACGTACATAGTTAACGGCGCTAATCAGACAGGCTTCTCGCTCATTACCTCTGGCGGTAGCGGGTTGCGGGTTGCGGACTGGATACAGGTAAACGTCCCGAGCATGTCGATTGGATACCTTTACCGCGTCACCTCTTTGAGCGGCGGCACACTCGGACTGTATCCTAGCCTGCGCGTGTCTCCTAACAATGGTGATACCGTGATTGTGTCTAATACTACCGGCCTGTGGCGGCTTAAAGAAAATTCCGGGAAGCACAGTGTCCGCGAGACCAAAATGTACGGTATCTCAATCGACGCGCGCGAGGCTTACTGATTTGCGTTTCTGGCTCATACTTCCGGCTGTGTGTGGAGTTGCGCACTTGGCTTACTGCCTTGTGCGTCCGCGCGCGCGTCTCGGGCCTATCTGCCGCTCATGCGGTGTGGCAATCGTAGATGGCGCATGCCAGAAGTGCGGCAATGGGCCGTGGGGAGACCTGGAAGAGTATATGGAAGGCCACAATGCCCCGTAGCATGACCAGCGCGATGCTGGCAGCTATCTCCGCGTCTTTCGAGCCAGCCATATTTGTCCAAATGACGTTCTCGACCGGCACCGCTAACATGTGGACCGGAGCGGGGCCGGTAAGCTGGAATTCGTTGACATGGACCGGCATGGGAAGTTTCCTGTCGCTTGGGCAACAAATTGAGGAAGGCTCTACGGTAGAGGCGCGCGGCGTAATTATATCGCTTAGCGGCATCGACCCAACGCTGCTGAGCGAGTCTCTCAATGATCTGCAACTAGGGCTGCCGGTGCAAATCTGGCTAGCTGCCATGTCTGGCGGGGCGCCAGTAAACAGTCCGGTACTGTTGTGGTCTGGCGTAACAGATCAACCTAACGTACGACTATCCGCAACGAGCGCCACCATAGACATCAACTGCGAGAACCTGCTAGTCACACTCAACGTACCGGTGGACCGCAGGTACACGCAGCAGGATCAGCAAATGGATTGGCCGGGAGATGTCGGCTTCAATTTTGTCAATTCTGTGCAAGAGACTACGATCAATTGGGGCACCACGGCCAACTCCAACGCCACCAATAGCCCGTCGTTCGCGTCTCGCCACGAGACCGCGCTGATAGCTCTAGGTGCCACCGCTGTATGACATCCCAAGATACTGGTATTCTCAAAACAATCGGCGGCATCGGCCTGGTCGTCGTCGGCGCGCTCACTAGCGAATTTAACCCGGCATCCGGCTATATGATATCGGCCGGAATTGGGCTTGCCGCTAGCGGGATAGGTACGCTGATAGCTGGAGACCGCAAACCCGGAACGGGAAGCGCTATACGCAACCCGATCAAGACGTGGGATGTACTCTACGGGCAAGGCAAACTCGGTGGCACCTTGGTCTACATATACAACTGGGGTCACAATAACCAAATGCTCGACATGGTTTTTGTGCTCTGCGCGCACCCAGTCTTGAGCGTCGATACGATGCTGTTCAATCAGGCTGTTGTGTCTATAGACCCTACGGCGGTAACCCCCAACCTTCTCCCTAACACATGGCCTGCCATTGGTGGCACCAGCTATAGCCCGGCCCAAACGCGCATACAACTAGCAAGTGGCGATTCCATCACCAGGGCTAACGACGTTGTAACGGTAGTGTCGTCCCATTACGATATACCGGCGATTCAGGTTGGCTTTCCGATCCGCATTTATCAAGTAGAGGGACCTGGCGGGTCTATTGCTGACGAGTATACCAGCCTGAACGGTAACTTCATCGTCGCGACATTGTCACGAGTGTCTGGCGTAAGTATCACGTTCACGGTACTCAACGGCGGCCAGCCTGTCACGGTAACCCCCGGAGTATCTGGTGCGACCGGATGGATAGGTACGCAATGGAGTCTGTTCGGGCGCAACGTTTATGTCGAGTATATGCTCGGCAATCAAACCTTAGGGCAGACGTTTGCCGGAATGGTCTCTGGCACCCCATGGCAGGGTGCCGAGGCGGGTCCGGGCGACGGCACGCTATTAGTAAGCCCGCAGTATCCAGAGAATGCCGGGAACAGCCCTGGGCAGAGTTCCGGTTCACCCAACCCGTGGACTAATTATGCCTCGATGCAGGGCAAGACCGCCGCTTTTGTGCGCCTGACGTATGATGCCAATATCTTCGCAGGCGGCATCCCGCAAGTGTCATTCTTGGTCCGAGGTAAGAATAATATCTACGATCCGCGACTTGGCGCCCTGACTGGACTCAAGTCAGTGACGCTGCAATCGGCTGGCGCTGGCGGTTACAGCTTTGGCGACGTGCTTACACTGGGCGGCGGATCTGGCGGCACCATGACGCTTACGGGCGTGGATGGATTGGGTAACCCAACCTCATGGGCAGTTACGGACACCGGTTACGGTTACTCACTCGGCGTCGCGTCATCGAGCGGCGGCTCTGGCTCAGGCGCGACGTTTAACGTAACCGTACTCGGCGGAATCGCTTCTGGCGTGAGTACAATATCGATCGTCAACGGAGGCAGCGGGTACGCTCAATTCGAAGAATTGTCGCTGGACGGTGGCGCGCTTGGAAGATTCGAAATAGAGGGCGTGAATTCTAGCGGCGCGGTGGTGGGCGTGCGTCTTACTTATCCCGGTTACGGATACCAGACGGGTATAACGACCACTTCCGGGAACAACGGGGGAACGCAGCACGGCTTTGGCTGTACTATCAAAATAACAGAGCTTACCGGGCCGGCGAGTTCGGCGGTCTACAGCAACAACGCCGCCCTATGTATTGCGGACTACTTAGCGGACCCCACTTGGGGATGCGCGGCTCCGTATTTGACTCCGGGCGGCAGCGTGCAGCCGTACAAGAACATCGACGTAACGGCGCTTACGGTGTCCGCCGATGTGTGCGACCAGCCGGTCAATTTGGCTGCTGGTGGTACGGAGCCGAAGTACCAGTGCGATGGCAGGTTTGACCTCAGTTTGCGACGCGGAGAGATTTTACAGAATCTTCTCACGTCATGCGCCGGAAGGTTTCTCTACACGGGTGGCCTGTATTCCTTCCAGCCCGGTTACTGGGCACCCATAGGCTTCCCTTCTGGATCGCCAGTTGTGGCTGGCTATACGATACCGCAAATCAATGTCTTGCAGATGGCGGCTGGCCCGGTGCGTTGGAATGGAATTGGCACTAGAGACCTGTACAACGCCGTCAAGGGCACGTATATATCTGCGGCCAACAAGTACCAGCCATCCGACTTTCCGTATTACGCGCAGGATACGCTTCACGGCTATGCCGGTCCATCGCAATACGGTGGAGACATCAACTTAGCCCTGGACCTCGGACAGCGGCGTTACCTAGACATTCACCTTCCGTTTACGCTGAGTTCGTCTGCGGCTCAGCGCATCGCGAAGATCGAATTACTCCGTCGGCGTAATCAGGGCGCTTACGGAGTCTGGAGCGGCACGCTCACGCTGAATATGGCCGGATACCAGTTCGTACCGCTCGACGTAATCGCCGCCACCTTCCCGCCGCTGGCGTGGAGCAATGAAGTACTGGAGGTGCGGGCTGTCAGGTTCCGGGCAGACGCGCAAAAGAACAACGCCCTCGTGCTGTATACCGAAATTGACGTACAGCAGTCGAATGCCAACATCTACCCGTGGGACATTACCGAAGAACTAAGCCCACAGGGATATGCGCAAGCCGTGCTGCCCGGCTACGGAGTAAACCAAGCCGTTCCATTCCCATGGAGTCCTGGAGGCATCGCCCCGCTCAGCGGAGATGCGCTCTACACGGCGGGAACTGCTGGACAGGGGAACTTCGGAATCCTTCCGGTCTATGTGGCGGACGGAGACGGAGGGTTCAGTTCTGCGGACATTCAGATTACAGGCGTGCCCGTCATCAATGCCCTGGATGACGAACTTGACGGGGCTTATATCACGGCAATGCCATCCGCCGTTGGAGGCTCTGTGCCGGCCGGGCAGTATGCAATTGGCCTATCCGCATTCAACGCCGATAGCGGGCCGTACGCCAATACGTCTTACCGTGATCTGGTAATCGTCGATGTACCTGGAGGGGTTGGCGTAGGCGTAGCGCCTCCTCCAGCGATAGTGAGCGCGGGGATTAACTACCGCCTCGGAGACCAAATCTATCTCGTAGGAGGGTCCCAGAACGCCTTTGTCGTAGTAACTGGAATTACCGGCACAAGTGTTGGTCCAATCACCTCTATTTCCGTTGGAGATCCTGGCTATGGATACTCATTGGGAATTGTGAACGGTATTGGCGGGTCTGGCTCTGGCGCTCAGTTTAACATCGCCTCGTTAACATCCGCCACGGACACTGGGTCTATCGAGCTAACGATTCAGTGGGGATCTGGTACCGATAGCGGCGATCTATATATGGCGTTGCAGTCACTCTCAGCGCCGCAAGTTGCGACGTTGGTAGACCAGGGCCAGCAACTAGCTCAGAACCAAATGCATTACCAGCAGACGGTTACAGGCGGTGCAACGACCGCGACCATCACATCGTTTAATGCATCGACGCCGGGCGGCCCCGACACTGTATTCAACAAGTTTGGAATTGTCTGGCAGCAGGTTGTGCATTCCGGGCCTTGGGCGGAACAAATACAGGCCGTTACGGGTACGTATCTGGAATCGCCGGGAACGGTAACGGTCTACTCTCCCAGCACAATGACTACTAACCAGTGGGCTGGCTATACACTCACGCTGCTTGCCCATTACGATCCAGCAGTGCCGATACAAATCCTGAATATGCCAATCAGCGCGAGTAGCGCGGTGGGAAGCGGCGGTGGCAATATGGTGCTGACAATCGGCCAGAATTCGGTTGGGGGCCAACTGCCAAGCCTCACCAGTTTACTGGCTATAGGAGATCTTGTAGGGCCACTGTACGACGCGACATTCACGGCCAGTTCTTACACCGATCCTAGTATTGCCAACGGGTATTATCCAACCGGCGACACCGGAATAGAAGCTGGGCACCTGGCGGTAATGATGACAGGAGTGGACGCTGGCGACGTGCAGCCCATAGCCAGCGTATCCGGGACTAACAATATCACGGTGAACCTATTAGGCACGTGGCAGCAACAACCGAACGACGGTGATGTGGTGATTGTCGTAAAGCCTGCGACTGCAGCGGAATGGAAGACACCTTCGTACCAGACTCCCAACAAGACCGGCGGCGTGGTGACTATAGCGGTGCCGAACATGCAGAACCTTTCGAATCAAGTGTGGCTGTTCACGGTTAGAACACTTGATATCAACGGGAATACCGCGCCGGATTTCTGTCACCCGAAGCAAATGATATATCTATTCGGAGCCGGTGGAACGCGCCTGATTACCGCAGGCACATCAACTATGAATGCGTGGGACAGCAATATTGAGGCAGACTGTTCTGGTGGTAACGTTGTGTACAACTGCCTGCTATTCTCTAGCATTCCAAATCAGGAATTCACGGTTTCGAAAAACGATTCAAGCGCTAACACTGTAACGGTCAATACTTACTCAGGCGACACCTTCCTCGACGGCAGCACCTCCTGGACCGGATCTATTCAGGGAGCTAGTTTCACTTTCAGAGTGAACGCGTAATGGCTACAGCAACGATCATATCTAAGTTCCCTCCGTCAGGCGCAAGCGGTACCGTGTCGTTGACACTGTTGCCTTTCCCTGGCGTAAGCGCTAGGGTTGGGGTAGCGTATTCGCAGTCCCTTCAGGCCATCGGCGGCGCCGCTCCCTATACCTATTCAATTTCGGTCGGTAGCTTGCCAGCCGGTCTGAGCCTAAATAGTTCGACCGGAGCCATTACCGGCACGCCTACGACAGTCGGGCCTGTAACGTTTACGGCGAAAGTAACAGACTCAGCCAGCGCCACCGCAACTGAAGCCATCACCATCATGGTAACGGGCTTTACGATTGCCTCTCCTCCGGCGACCGGGGTCATTGGCGACGTTTATACCGGGGTGTTGTTTATCGCGGGCGGGACCCCGCCATTCACGTTCGCAGTGACAAGCGGAGCGCTGCCTGCCGGGCTAAGCCTGTCTACAAGTCCGGGTCTATTGAATGGCCTGATTGAAGGCGTTCCTACCGCAGTTGGGACGTTTACGTTCGTCGTAACCGTGACGGACAGTCTTTCGAAAACAGCCAGTACGCCGAGTAGCGTAATCAACATTACAGCCGTTGGGGCAACTGGACCGGTGGGTGAAGTAACTGGCGTGACTGCCACCGCCCGCTACTTCAATGCGGCAAGCGGCGGCCAAACGGCGGATGAGTGCTGGCAGCTAATCGTCAAGGCTACGCCGCCATCCGATCCAAAGTGGTTTCAGAGTAATGTGTTTCTCTGCCCGTTTGCGGTGTTGGCGGCTCCTGGTCCGGGCCTGTCCGGGACAACTGCCATTCCCAGCGAGACTTCCGGGTATGCAGGCGGCACGGTACAAGTATACGTCACGCCGTGGGCAGTCCCGCAGCAGATAACCGTCGCCTCGGACGGCAAAACCGTAACGTGGACCGCTGGCCCGTTATTCAATCCGGCGCTTGCCAGTCCAGCATCGGGAGCTTCGGTAAACGGGCTGCTGTATTGCTTGGTAGCGGGCGCGCTGAATCAAATTACAATCACCGGCACGACAACCGGCACGCTGCAAACCGGCGTCACGCCCGGAACCGGCATAACGCTCGCCACGATGGAGGCGCGCTTTGGACTGATCCAGGATTCTACCGCCAACTCGCCGAACGGCGACACTATAATCATCGACGCCGGGACCTCTAACGCAGAAGCGTTCACGATTCAAAGCCTATCGCAAGCGCTGCTATATGGAACCGGAGACTGGCTGGCGCTGTGGACGATCACGAGGTCTCCAGGGGCGCACCCGGCGCACACTGGGGTGACCGCCTCAGTAACCTATGGCGGGGCCGCGTATTCTAAGTTTGTCGTCGATGTAGCGGGGGCCGGAAGCGACCAATGGGCCGGATCGATCGAACCTTCGCAAACGCAGTCGGTATCCTCTCCGTATCAAATGGGCGCACCTACCGCGTACATGGTGTTTGTTGTCGGGGAAACCGCCGCGTTTGTCTTGAATCCTTGGATCGCATCCACCACACCAACGGTTATTCTTGGCACGGTCGAATTGCAGACGCTTGGTAGTATTGCCGCCAACCGGATAGCGGCAACCAGTCTTGGTCCTGGATATTCTGGTGGCAGCGGTTATCCAATTCAGAGTTCCGGTACCCCTGGCGCGCTCGGCGACATGGTGCAGAACGGGAACTTCGATCAACAGCCGCTAGGAACAGTGGGGGCGTGCTGGGCGCTCAGTGGCAGCGCCAGTTTGGTTTCGCCGGGATATAACGGCAGCGCTCACTGCTTGCAAATTGCGGCCGGGACCGCAACACAGGTATACCAAGTCGCGCAAAATGGCGTGGTCTACGTGTTCTCTGTCGATGCGGGCGCGCAATACGTAATGGCCGCATTTGTTGAGTGCGATGCAGGGACCACCACCACTTACGGCCAGATGACCATGACCGTTGCCTGGGTCAATTCCAGCGGTTCGGTATTCTCCACATCTCCCCTTCCGTATCCAATCGTCACCTCGTGGACGGCCATTACCCAGGTCGTGACCGCGCCTACGGGGGCGGTTCAAGCCTTGTTCTACGCGGCCAATGGGGGCGGCGCTGGTAATGTCGGTAATTATCGGATCGACGACATCACCTTCGCGACGCTTATACCTACAGGCGCTGGCACGGCGGTAGATAGTTTCGGGAATCTCATTTCCATTGGCGTCTCGAATAACTTGGTTGCGGACGGCATCTTTGCAATTACGGTTGGAGCCGCCCCGCCTGGAAGTACGACGGAGCCTACCGTGGGAGATTGGTGTCAGTCTTCAGCGCCTAACTACCTTACCGGGAGGGTCCCAATTGCGACTTCGGTGGCGTATGTAGACTCGCTGGCAAACTCCTCCGGTGGTACCGGGTCGGCATACACGTCTGGCACGAATGCATTAAAGCTCATAAATTGCGTTTACGGAACGCAGGGCATTGTCTGTAATTTAACGGAGTGCAAGCCGGGGCAGGCGTTCCCGCTGTCCGTTGCCGCGTGCAAGCCGTCGTCTGGCGGCGGCGGCAACCTGTACGTGTACGTCTCGTTCTTCAATTCAACGGGTGGCTTTGTAAGTGGCACCCCATCCCTTGTTACGCCCGGAACCTCGTGGGGCTTGTACACTGCCGCTGGAATAGCGCCATCAAATGCTAGTTACGTCGCCGCCGAATTTATCTGCTCAACGGCCGGGACTATCTGGATCAACAATGTCGTGCTCTATGGTCCCGTTGGGGCCGGATTGGCGAACGACGGATTTGGCAATCAGATAGTCAGCACGGGCGGGCCGCTCAGCCTGAGTGGCGGAGATGTCGTGATCGCCGATCAGGCCATCCTGAATCAGTATTACGCCAACACATCCATCAGCAACGGCCTAATGGAACTGGCAACCCTGGAGTCTTCAAGTTTCGCGTCTGGCGCGGCGGCCGGGAACATTACCATCGGATCACTAAACGCGGATACCGTTGATGCGGCGAATGGTGTCTTCATACAACTTGTTGGTGGCATTGTCACGGCGGCGATTGCCTTCTATGCGCCGGAAATCGTCTGCACAAACGGGCCGTACACAATCAGCCTGAACAGCGCCGGCGTGGCGGTCTCGGTGTACAACAGCACTACGGGCGGGCTAATAGACCTCACCAATGGCTACGTGGCAACGTCGGCGTCCGGTACGGGTGTGGGCGGGCACTCAACGTCTCTGGTCTCTGAGCTTACTTGCGTATCAGTTAGTGCGGGGCTTAATGTGACCCTCACAGATAACGTTACGACATTGGTAAATAGTGTCGTAATCACCATTGCGGCGGGTGAGGCTACGGAGTTGGCATTGCTGTACGAGAGCAGCGGTGGTATCCAGCTAATCACCGCCGGGTTTGGCAATTCCCACATTTTCATAGATTACGAACAGGTACTTGCGGGTCAGCAGACTGGATGGAACGCCGTGTCCGGCTCTGTGAGCCGTGGAACTCTCAACACTGCCACAGCCACGCTGAGCACTGTGGCCGAAACCCTTGGGGCACTTATTACGGACCTTCAGACACACGGGCTAATCAATGGCTAGTCCACAGGCTGTTGTGGTACTAATGATGGACTGAAGCCTTCGACGTAGACTGCGGCAATGCTGGCAACCTGGACGGCAAACAATACCGGGATTGGAGAAGGATCGAACCCGCCGACGGTCTGTGTGCGGCTCACGGTTTGGCGAACCTCATGGACGGCCCCGGCACCGTCGTAATAGTCGAGGCGAATCTCAATCTTCCCGATTGATCCAACAGATGTTTGCACCACGACCAGCACGCCGATATTGGCAGCAGTTACGGGTGTGAGGCCAGCAGGCACAGCCAGCACTTTGGAAGATACCAAGATTGTCTGCCCGAACGCGCAACCAGCGGCGATGGCGAAAACTACAGCAATCCGTTTCAGCATTTCAACTCTCCTGCATTTGTTTCGGGCCGAGCGCCTGAGTTTACTAGACTAACCCGGCATCCCGGCCCGCGTGGTAGAACGACAAACCCATGATACGACGACTAAGCGCACGGACGCAAGACGGAATATACCCGACGAACATAAAGCGAAGGTAACGTAAACCCCATGCCAATCAATGCGATAACGAGAAACACTCTGGATCACACGCTGAAGACAAAGGCCAAGCTACTCAACCTGCTAAACATCGACCTAGTGAACTTCGGCGCGCTCTTGAGTGAACTGTCAGCCGGGTATCTGCAAAACGGCATCGCCTCGGTGAACGTGCTGGCGGGCGGCCACGCCTTCAACAATACGACAACAACGTGTGTCATCGCGCCGGGGCTGGGCGTCCCGAATGCGGCCTCGCAGGTGCAGGCGGTGGTTACGCTGTCGTTTGGCCTCGATATCGCCGTGCCGCACTCCGGCGCTGCCGGGACGGGCTATGCTGTGGGAGATCTCCTTCCCGTGGCTGGCGGCACAGGCGGAATCGCGTACGTTGCCACGCTTGGAGCCAGTAATGCGGTCGCAACGGTCAACTTCACCGGCGCGGGGGCGCAGGTCGGTTTCGGCTACGCCATCGCATCCAATGTGGCGACGACTGGCGGCACCGGTACCGGCTGCCATCTGGACATCACCGGTCTGTGTATCAGCGGTGCCTCGACCGGTGGCGGATCGCTGGCTATGTCGCAGGTTGGCAGCGGCTACGGCTCAACCATCGCGCCCAGCACGTCCCAGATGCCCAATACGGTCAATGCCAGCGGCACGGGCAACGGCATGATCTCAATTGTCGATACCAGCGGCGGGGCGGGCGCGCTGCTTCAGGCCGTGCTCGCTAACTCCGATACGGCGCTGAACTACCTCCCATCGTTCACGGCAATCCTCGCGGACATTGGCTCTGACATGAACGCGCTGGCTCAAGTGACGCAAGGCACCGGAATCGTGCTCTACGGGGACAGCCGGGTCATCACTGGCATTACGAATGCCGCTCCAATGGTAGTCACGGTTTCGACAACGGTCGGCATGGCTTGCGGGCAGTTAATGGCTATCACATCCGTAACGCCCAGCGCGTACAACCAGAATTCGACCATTACGGCTCTGACGGCCACGACAATCACGCTGAGCAATGGCAGCGCTCCTGGATCGGCATATACCAGTGGCGGCGAGATTACGGTGCTGGGCGAGATGCCCATCGTAAACGACACCGGCTACAACTTCTTGGCGAATCTTATTTCGGCGGCCGGGTTATTGCAGTCCGCAAGCTAGGCCATCTGAATTATGCAATGTCGCACTGGTTTCTGGGAAAGAAGGGGCGGCCCAAGGAGGGAGGTTTGCTGAGAACATGGCTCCAAAGGCAACGCTAGCGCGCGGCTGAGCCGCCCCCAAAGCCATCGGTAGTGCCTGAAAGGTGGCGGTTGGCGGGCTCAGGAACATCGGGACAGATTGGGAAGAGTTGGGAATTTCCCAAATCGTCCCAATTTCCTAGGCTCTAGAAATGTCTAGCAAACTGACTGCCGAGTGCTTCTCTGAAAGGGAAATCCAATACAAAAAGGACTACTATGGTTTCCATGAGGAAAGAACTGATCGCTTCCCTGTCGGATTTGGAAGCCGTGATTGTAGAATGCTCAAACCAGGAATGCAAGGCCCAGGTCAAGGTGCCCGTTCAGGCGAATCTTGGATCGCAACGCGATCTCCGTCTTATAGGGCTAATTGAATGTCCGGTTTGCAGGGGCATTTCGACAGCACGTTGCGCGATTACGTTAGGGCCTTTATCGGTAGCCTAAGCGCTCACCATGGGGGAGAAAAAATCTCGCTCTTGCTGAGTACCGAAGGACTGGAAAGGTAGTTCACTCGACTTGCTTGCGCGGCCTGCCCCCGGCGTGGGTCTTGCGGCGGGCGGCCGACTTGCGGAAGTATTCCGGCCCGCGTGTTGCGGCAAGAGAACTACCGCCCTTGCGCCCCATGACGGCGGCGGCGCTCATGCACTGTTGGCCGATGAGGTCATCCACCAGGGCGAGAGCGGCGCGGAGATTTTCACGGGAGCACACCGTGCGGTTTCAGGCACTACCAAGCCATCTTGACACAGTTTCCCGCGCATGTCAAAATGAAGGTAGTGTTCCGTTAGCTAGGATATGAAATGTGCCAGCCATTGACAATCCGCCGCCCAGCGTGCTCCGTGGAAGCCGATGTCATCATCGCCACGCCCTTGGAAATTTGCCAGGCTGTGCATCAGGTATTGATGGAGTACTTTGAATTTGTCCCGATTGGTGGCCCAATTGGAGTAGCATTTGCGCCAGACGAGGCCGACTCAGTAGGTTTGAACGTAGTTCGTCTTCTGGAGCAGCGTAAAGGGCTGAGTAGTCCATCAAGTTCCGAAATGCCAGCGGTGAAATTAACCGATCCCTAAATGTCGCTTCACTTCGGCTTCGGCAAGCGTTGCCAGAACCTTCATGCCAACACCGGTTAAGCCAGAAGCCTGTTTCTTTACCTTCTCCCATATCCAATCGGTCTTGATGTTTTCCAAAAACTCATGCCCGTCCCAGGTCAATCCGCGTACGGGCCGCTCACCTGAGAGCAACGGGCCGCTGCCACCAGAAGCTACTAGCCCGGCTTCTGTAAGTAATCTTAGGTGATATTGAAATTCTTCGCGAGAGTGACCTAAGATTCCTAATTCCTCTGGATAACCAATAAAGAAATCGCACTTTTCGCACTTCCACAGGGCATCGAACTTTTGATCTTGTTCTATAGCGTACAAGATTAGGCGAACTAAGTCCAAGTTTCGCTGACCCCGGTCTTGTCTTTCCTGTATTTGCATTTGGGTATACGCTCCGCTTAAAATGATTTTGGTAAACATTATGCTTGACTACGGGAGGAATGTCAAGCTTATCCGGGCGTGCTGGCGGAGATGATTGACGGTCTTCGTGCAGCCGTTAATGCCTATGCCTGGGCAAGACGCGGCCTTGCTCTCCGTGTGCGCGAAGCCGAACCCGACATTGCTCCGGTTGAATGGGATTCGGAGGACGAGGATCTGCTAGCCGAATCCACTATGAGCATCCACGTCTCCGCAGGCTGCGCTAATCACCACTTCTGGATCTGAGCAGTCAGGCTGGCGTCGTCCGGCATGGCCGGAGTAAGCCGACTCGAACCGCAGCGAAGTGTTTTGATCTTTCGCATGTGGAATCTAAAAGCCCCCGGCTTTAGCCGTGGGGTTGCTTACTCCGGGATGCTCATAAGAAACCAAGTAAATGCGAATCCTACGGCCAGCAGCAAAGCCGTAGGCCCAGCGACGGAACACATTCGCATTAGCCGTTGCTTGCGGGTGCGCGGCAGCGGGAGGGTCTTGCTGTATGAGTACTGGCCGAGGAAGTGCCCGAACGCGCACCCCGCCGAGAGGGCGAAAGCAAGCAAAATCCGTGCCAGTTCGGATGTCGCCAGTAAAACCATGAGATCTTTAGCCATTGCAAGTACTGTACACCATGTATGCGGTGTACGTCAAGAACATGCGGCCCGGTTTCAGGGCGGGGCCTGAGTTGGCCCTGGAGGAATAGGACTGAACCCGGCATCCCGCCCCGCGCGGATGGCAACCCATTGGGGAACCACCACCATTAGAATTGCACGAATACCCACGTTGTGTATATAGGGTAAACTCCTTATGCGAATAACATTTTCCCCAGCAGTCCACTTTGAACTGGAAGCCCTCTTTGCGCCATATTGGACCGCCATGCAGATGCAGATGCGGATAGCGCTGCGTGACGCCAATCTGCCGCAACAGAACAGCGTATTCGATTTCGGCAAGCGGGACGGCTTCGATATCCCCGACCCAAAACCGCAAGATCCAAAAGGCTAACCATGCGCAAACTCCTAATTATCATCGCCATTGCATTGCCTGCTTTCGGGCAGCAAGCGCTCACACACATCGTCGATTCAGCATATTTTAGTGCTGGAGATCCAACCGTTCCCGGATCTCCACTGAAGGCTAATTGCACGCTATCGATTTCGGGGCAGAGCAATGGAACCACGGTTTCGATATCCGGTACGACGTTCTTTCCCGTAACGGTCAAATGGGCGGTGCAGAATGGCATTGTAAACGGTTACCTTCCGCCGAATCTCAATGGAACGTCGTACGCTATTAGCGGGTTTTGCCAGCCGCCGTACCCTACGTCATTCACGCAAGTGTGGAGTATTCCAGCGACGGCCTCATTGCCTTATTGCCCGTCAATCGGCGGGGTTGTGACGTGCGTGTTGCAAGGCGTGATTCAGCCAGCGCCCTATGCAACTATCAGCCAAGCGGTAACGGCCCCGACTGCGGCGATGAGCGGCTATGTCCCGGCGTGGGGGCAATATCCCGCGCTTACTCCAGGCTTCCCATTGGTCGTCACAGCAGGGCCAAACGTCATCCCGGAAACGAATCTGTCAGGCGTGCTCGATTGGAGTTTCATCCAGCCATTGACCGGCGTCGTTCAGAGTGCGGCTGGAGTCACGTCGTTCGCTAATCCTAGCGGCTCTGGTTCGATCACTATGGTGGGTACCGGCGCGTTCGTGAATGGGGATTGCCTGCAAAATACAAACGGTGCAGTAACCGATGCGGGAGTGAAATGTGCTACCGGAAGTATTATCGGGCCATCGACGACCACCACGGGCTATCTCGCTTCATGGGCAAACGGGACTGGCACCTCGCTTGGGCAAGGCTTCCCGGTGTCTAGCGGAGCAATGCCTAGCGCTGTGCTGCAATTACTCGGAACCGGCTTCGCGTCTCCAGTTGTAATGCCTGCCTTTTCCGGCGTCATCGCCAGCGTCGCCGGTGGAACGGTGACGACGCTGGCGCATCCTACTGGGACGGGCAACTTAGTTGCTACTGGAACCGGCACCTACACGCCCGGAAATGTAATCCTCGTAGGCGCAAATGGCGATCTCGTTGACGGCGGATTTGTGCCCGGAAGCGGCGGAGGGAATGTGCACGCGGCTGGCATTACCGGTGCGAACGCCATAGCCGCTTGGAGCGCGGTGGCCAACACGCTGGTGCTTGGACCACCATTCACCTTGACGCCAACCGCTAATGCAATTCCTGAAACCGGTTCGGGCGGTACTTTGGCGAACGGATTTATTCAGACAGCAAGCGGAATCCAAATCGGAATCGGCAATGTGCTGCCAACTGCCAATCAGACCGCCATTTCCTACGGCTCTGGCAGCGCCACAGTGGGTTTTGCGAATCCGCTGATACTTCCAGGCGCGGCGACCTTAGCGGCAAGCACCACGGGCAGCCCGTCGCTGGTGTTGCCCAATGGAACTGCTCCCAGCGCTCCTACCGCTGGCATGATTTGGGCGGCATCCAACGTGCCATACTTTTACAATGGCTCATCCGCTCAGTCGTTCGTGCTTTCTGGGTTGAATGTCATCGCCCAATCGCCATTGACCGGAGGGTCCCAGGCGCTCACGGGGAATGTGACGATTGGCATCCAAACCGCCAGCGCATCGCAGCTTGGGGCCGGAAACGTCGCGATTACGGCTGGGCAATTAACTGAAACGTACAGCGGCGGGACCGCGATCTTGGGCATCGCAAACCCATTCACATTTCCAGGGACGGCTGCGTTCGCCGCGAGCACGACGACCAACCCATCATTCACAATACCCAGCGGCGTTGCGGTCACCAGCCCAGCCAACGGTCAGGTCAGTAATCAAGCAGGGACGCTGCATTTCTACTACGGTAGCGATCAGTCGCTCCTATCCAGCACAAGCAGCGCTGGGGGGAATGTGTCCGGCACCTTCGGTGCGCTAACGGTCACCTCGGTGAACGGGGTGTCGTATCCGTCCAGTCCGGCTACTAGTGGCGTGCCGGTCATTACGGCGGCGAATACGGCGGCATATTTAGTCGTGCCGTCCTGCCCGGACGCCGGCGGACAGCACTTGAACTGGAATGGCAGCGCATGGGTGTGCGGAACAACTGGCGGCACGGCTGGCAGCGTGGCGTTTTCCGGAATTCTGACCGGAACAAATACGGCACCGCTCACAATAGGGACCGGTGGATCGCTAACGTTTAGCGGCACGGGAACGAACAATGCCTCGAATGTTAATGGCATAGCCTACCCAGCAGTTCCTGGCTCTATCGGAATGATCCCGGTCGTCACGAGTATTTCCGGTGCGGGCGCGGTAACCTATGAGGCTGGGAGCCTGACGGTTGCCGCTACAGCCAATCAAACAACGGTTTCCGGTTGCGCGCCGGTCGCGCTGACGGGCACTTGCACGATTGGCACAGTGCAAAGCATCGGTACCGCGAGCAGCCCGACATTTGCGGGCTTGCAACTTGGGAGCACCACGCTGGCGAGTGCAGGTACGGGAACCTCTACCTTCCCGGCAGTTAACGGGACTGTAGTAACGACAGGGACTTCCGCGCTTGTCACTAATGCAATGCTGGCGAACAGTTCCTTTACTATTGCGCCGCAATCTCCTTTGAGTCTAGGCGGTAGCGTAGCGCTAGGCGGTAGCGTCAACCTGTCCATTGCGACCGCATCAGCCACGCAGATTGGCGCTGGAAATGTGGCGGCAGGCACGGGTGTAGTCGTAACATATAGCGGCGGCGTTGCCCTCGTTTCTCTGGCAAACTCGGTACCGTCCGCTTATTGCGGGGCGGGAGTCTGTAACTCCACGGGATCTTCATATGGCACCTCATATACGGTGGGCGCGGCGGCCAACAATCTAGTGCAACTTAACGGCAGCGCGCAACTTCCCGCAGTCAGCGCCGCATTGTTAACTAATTTCCCCACGCTAAATCAGCCCACAACCGGAACCTCCGCTGGGCTGAACGGCGTGCTTATGTCCGCGCTCGGAACCGGAATGGTCTATAATACAGGCGGCACGGGGATTCCGAGTATAGCGATAGACTGTACGGCGTTCGTATCCCCAGCGTGCATGGATAGCGGCGCTCTCCCGGCCAGCGTTACTGCCTTCGCAGATTCGAGCACCGCTGCAATCGGCGGCGGCTTAACGGTCGGGACCAACGGGGCAGCGATGGCCGCTGCCTACTATCAAAGCGGCGTCACCTTCGGGGCGGCTTGCACGTTTACCATCACGGGCGGAGGCGGCACCGGAGCCGTATTCACTTCCAGCGGTACCTTATCTGCCGGTTCGCTCCTGACCCTATCAAGTGGCGGCGTCAACTACACAACCAATCCCACGACCGCGACAGTATCCGGGAGCGGATGCTCTGGCACTCCAGTCTTGACAACGTTGCTTTCTGTCGGCACTATCCAGATGCAGGACGGATTAGGCAACCAATGGGGCATCGGTCCGTATTCTGGAATGACCGGGGCTTTCAGCCTCGCGCCTTCTACAATTCTAATTCAGGGAGTTTCCGCTGTCGGGGCTAACGTGGGCGGCGGCGCTGTCCAGATCGGGTGCGGAGCGGGAACCGGAAACGCCGCTCCTTGCGCGGTGCAGTTCCTGGGCTATTCCGCTGGTTCGCCCGGCTCTACAGCGCAGGTGCCGTTTCCGTCCGTCAACGTCATCGGTTATGCGCTGGTTCCGCAACATGATTACTTGGTGGCTAATTCCGGGTCTCTCGGAACTTCAACCGACCGGTGGGGAGCGTACCTCGGGAATCCGAGCGTGTACGGCACCTTGGCTTTGCAGTCAGTCGCCAGAATAGCAACATCAACGTTAGGCTCTGGCGGAACTTCAACGTACAATCCAGGCGATACCTTTTCTGTGAACGGCGGAAACCCCGCCAACTCGGCGCTCGGGACGGTGCTCACAACCAGCGCAAGCCCCGGCGCGGTCGTGACATACGTTTTGACTAATTGGGGCACCAACTATGCGGTGGCTTCTGGGGTGGCGACTACGGCAATAACCGGCACCGGCACTGGTCTGACAATCAATATCGTGACCCTCGGCGGATACTCCAATCAAATCACCGCGCCGCCAACCGGATTCAACTCCGTTTGGAATCAGATGATGGGCGGCGATGTCAGCGGGTTTGTCGAGACCTCCACGGTGACGGCAATCCAAGGAAACAATATTTCCACTAATACTCCGACTAACGGACAGGTCCTCCAGTGGTCTGCCGGTGCGTCGCATTGGGCACCCGCCACCATTGGCGGCTCCGGAACTGTCACGACTACCGGCAGCCCCGGATCTGGCGGTCTGGCGATATTCTCCGGCGCTACTTCGATCGCGCCGATTGCGGTGACTAGGGCGGGTGATATCGGCTACTTCAACGGAAGTGTTTGGCAGACATTAGCGGGCAATAACTCTGGCACGAATTGCCTGCAAGAAGCGTCGTCTGGCGTACCAAGTTGGGTCGCTTGCGGCGGGGGCGGCGGAATCTCGTTCTTGTCCTCCGCATCGGACTTCGCCGGTGTCAAGACCAATGCGACGACATTAACATTCGGAACTGGCATGTCGTCCACCTCTTACGTCAACAAGATGGTTGGCAACCAAGTGTACGAATACACTACCGACGTGGTAGCTGTCTTGAGTAGCGGCTCTGCTACCGGAACGCTCTATAACTACATTCTGCCCAACGGAACGTTCGTGTGCGGCACGGATACGCTTACGATCACTTCTTGCACCGGTGGTTCTACGTCCATTGTCACCGGGCTTACCGGATTCCCGGTCAACACAATCCCGATCTATAAGTGGACATCGCTAACTACGGCAGGGGTTTGGGATGCCACTGGCGGTTTAGACTTTCAGGCGTACCAGGGTATTAAGGTGCTGGCGGCTAGCGGTTCTGGACAGCCGGTCACCATAACCGAAACCGGCAGCCTCAGTACTATCGGTGTTCCGTACCCGGCTTCCGTCGCGTTCGCAGCGCTCGGATCTGTCCCAGCGGCCGGCATCTTCGTGTACTGCAATAATTGCACGACAGCAGCGACCTGCACGGGCGGAGGTAGTGGGCATATGGCGGTATCGAACGGCACGAATTGGACTTGTCAGTAAACTACCGCGCGCCTAAAGGCGGCGGCTTTTAGCTGAGTCATGCTGAAGGCAGCGGGTTTCCCGCGCGAAAGGCCCTTATGAAAAATATCATTCTCTTCGCGCTTTTATTAGCCTGTATTTCTACAACGCTCTGCGCTCAAAGCCCAGTCCTATTCTTTAGCGACCTCATCAGCGGCCCGAACACCGGAGGCCAGGGCGGAAACGGGGCCTACGTCTCGGTCTACGGCAATTTCTTTGGCGCTTCCCAAGGCTCCTCCACCATCACGGTCGGAGGCGGCGCAATGACCAACTGCGTCATCTGGGGCGTATCCCACCTCTGGTATCAGCAGATTACGTGCCAGCTTGGAGCAAGCGCCGCGACCGGCAATATCGTCGTCACAGTCAACGGCTTAGCCTCCAATACCTTGCCATTCGCGGTTGCGTCCGGCAATATCTATTTCGTCGCGACTACCGGCAGCGATGGCGCGGCGGGGTCCTATGCGGCTCCATGGGCGACCCTCCTCAAGGCCCGCAACTCTATGGCGAACGGCGATATCACGTATGCACTGAACGGCGTGACGCAATCCACCGACGATGGCACAGGCTGGGACGCCGCGTTTTTGCTATCGGGCGGCGGCCAGGGAAACTGGTGTTCAGCCACCGGTAATCCGCGGGCGTTGGTGGCCTATCCGGGGGCCACGGTAACCATCGGCAGTCCAACGGGAGCAAGCGATCCATCTTGGGGGCTGAGAGCGAGTGACTGTCAGGGTAACTGGGTGCTGGCGGGCATCAGTTTCCGGGGTATTTCTCCAGTGGAAGTTGGTGACAGCCCAAGTGTTGGCGGATATCGCTTCATCGGCAGCGATATCACATGCCCCTATACTAGTGGGTCGGCCGGGGGCGGATCGTGCTTTGAGACTTCCCAAGCCAGTAACATCTTTTTCTACGGCAATCACGTCTACAACGCCGGGACCGCGGGTGCCTCGGCGCTGTTCCAGGGAGTCTACTTCTCCACCGACAGCAACGATATCGACATGGGCTGGAACCTGGTCGAGAATGTGCATGGCTGCCGCGGCGTGCAAGTGCATTCCTCCCCGCTCGGCTCGGGCGGCTCTTCCGATCCCACGGGCCACGATCAATACGACATTTCAATCCATGACAACACGATCCACGACACACAGTGCGACGGTATTATCGTAGACACGGTCGATCCATCCCAGGGGCCTGTCACCGTCTACAACAACGTCGTTTATAACGCCGGCAAGGGGCCCGCCAACCCGGAAGACACCGGCGGGTGGAACTGCATCAATATCCCGGCATCGACGGAAAACGGGCCGAATGGGAGCGGGACCATCGAGATCTTCGGCAACACGATGCATTCGTGCGGCACGTTCACAACGCCTCCCTACGGCAGCGATAACAATGGGTTCGCCTACAACGGAGACGAGCCGGTTGGCGCTCCGGTCATCGCCGCGCACCTCCGCAACAATATTATCGACGCCGTCCCGACGACGCTGTTCCCATTGGGCGTTCCGTACTTGGTCGTCTGGGACCCGACCACCGACGAGCCTTGCACCGACTTGCAAATTTGTTCGTGGGTCTATGGGACCAACAACCTGATGTACGGCACGGGCGCTCCTGTGCTCAACCTGACCGAGATCACCGGCACGGTCAATGCCGTCCCGGCGTTTGTCTCGCCCGCTACTGCCGACTTCCATATCGGCCCCGCGAGCGGCGCCCAGAATGCCGGTATAGCGCTCGGCTCCCCAAGCGTCTACGGAGCCAACAATACGCTCCGCGACCACGATGGGCTGTTGCGCCCTACCGTCCCGGCCATCGGGGCTTATGAAGTCCCGGCCATAACCAACGTCACGGTGACGCCGCTCCCACAGCAGTTGATTATCAACTACAACACGACCACGGGTGGCGTGTGCACGGTATTGGCGAGCCTCAACGCAACCAACGGCGTCCCAACCGCACCTTACGTCAATGACATAAGCGCTGCGCTATTCACCGGCTCTTCGTCCGACAATCGGCCCGGCAGTCTGTCATCCGGCACGCAACGCACCTTCGTGCTCGGCGCGCGCACTGCCCAACTAGCGAACGCCGCCGGTTCCGACACTTACCGTCATTACAGCCGATCTCTACAGCCGTTACGCACCTACTACGTCAGCGTCACGTGCGGATCGAGTGTTGCTTATACGGTCGGAACCACGTCCAATATCTCGCTCGGCGAGACATATGGCGAGCCGTACTTGGTTGATCCTAACAACCCTGGCACGCAGCCTTTGCCCGAAGCGCTTGGCAACGGAACCGCAGAGACTTACAACGATCCGCAACAGGGAACTGTCAATTATGCCGTTGGCACGCGTGGTAATAAATGGGGCGCGTGGGCTAACTTCGCGATGGACTCGGCGTTCAACCAAGCGCACATTGGTACGCCATGCGATACTGGCGGCGCGTGGACTACTCCATGCAATGTCGTAGGTACTAGTGGCTACGCGACGGCTGGCGACACATCTAGCGTACTTGTGGTGAGACCCCCACTCACCAATGCGGCTGGTCCGTGGAACGCCGGGTATGGCGGTAGCGGTTACGGCAATACGGCATGGTCGATCGATCAGTTGTCATTTGCCATTACGGCATATGTTTCTGCTACCGGTTTCCCGACGCTCAATGCGTGCCTGTCACTGAATGGAGGCCAATCGTGTGCAACGGCAACCCAGCAAGCTACGTTAACAACCACTCCGACGACGTACACATTCGGCTCATATAATACCGCGAATCTGGGCGTGCTTCCGTGGTTGCTGGATTCCAACCCGCGGTTCAATACTTTTGAATCCGCCCCCCATTACGGGAGTGGCACGATCACGCTGTCTGGCGGCGTCTACACTCTAACGAATCAGTCCAACCCAAGTTGCCAGGCAGGGAGCGACTGTTTCAGCCTCTATTGGATAAATGGCGGCAATGGTAGCATGCGAATCTCGAGTTCGGGTACGGCATGCATCGATCCGCCCGCGAGCACGACCTCGACGGAATATCAGATAGCGTCGTTCACTAACGGAAATGCCGTCACACTATCTGGCACTCCTCCTACTGGCACGGTAAATTGGTGCGAGAATAATTTCGGCGTGATGCTTTGGCGATCCGGGCCGCCAACGGACAGCAGTACAATCTACCTGCAACACGCTGAGATGTCCGTGCTTGAATCCGGCTTCCCGTATTACCCCGACAACGGAACCGGCGGGGCGTGTATGAATACGTTGACGAGCAACGGTCTATCCGGCGCATCTGCCGGCATGGGATATTGGTGCGGATATGGTGGGGTCATGTGGGTTGACCCAGGTAATCCAGCACTGAGCGCCTATTTTGCATACACCGGCACATCAAGCAGCGGGCCGAATCCATGGACTGGCTTTTCGTACCCGACAGGCAATTCCGCGGACATCGACCAAACGCAAGCACAGTTCACTTTCGATAATCTAGCAAACGACTCATCAAGCGGAAGCCCGCTGGTGATTCAGGGCGTATTTAATCCGTCCAATGCGACGGCTCCGTTCACGGCCGGCGTCATCTCCCAACCAACGATCGCGCAAGGTGGGAACTCTCAGATACAGAATGCTACACAAAATAGCCCCACAACATATTCCGTCACGTACAACAATGGGCTGGCATTCACGAATCTGACCCCACAAACTACCATGGCCGAAAGCGTATTCGATCAGGTGGCAGCCCTTGACGGTACGTTTCAGGCTAGTTACTACAATGCGAACCCAATCGGCGGCGGTGGCGCTAATTGCTTCAACGGCGGCGTCTCGTTAGGCATCTACGCCTTTGGTTGTTTCGTATACGGTGGGGACTCACCAGGGATTATCGTAGCTTTCGATCCAGGCGACTACAACCCGGCCCATGCTGGACTTTCTAGTGGACCGCGCATCGTCGGCGAAATTACGACGTACAACACTCCACAGGGGGCGGTGGCTACTGGGCAAGGGGCGCTTGTCGGCTTTTCTCTTCACGCGCTTTCGCAGACCGGAGAGACCGGTTGGTTTCAGATCGACTGTAATCCATATTCGCCTATTACCACCACAACGCTTACTGGATCTGGTATCCCTTCGACCGGGCCGGCGAAGTGCAACACCTTCGATGCCACGCTATCTTCTGTCGCGGACTGTATCGCCATTCAGATGAACAGCTACACGTATGCTAGCGTGACTGGATACGAGCCATATTATACCGCTGGCAGCATCCTGAAAGGTACGCCGGGAGAACTTCGCACCACGCAGATTGGCGATACGGCGTGTATTGTTGGCGGTTCCGGTTCATGTAGCTTTACGGGCGGCAATGAACTGCTAACGCTTCGCATTAAAAATTACACTTCACCTGGAATTTTCACGACACCTGGAAACTTTGTGTTCCAGCGAGCCACTTACGGCACTGAAACGGCCATCGCGGCCGGTACGGCCACCCTCGACTGGCAGAGCTATCAATCCAGCCTGCCGATTGGCGCAGAAACGGCAAATACCGGCATCACGGTCTTCTGGAATCCGCTCACCGGCTGCGGTGGTGCCCCAGACCCACTTGGGAACTGCTTCTTGCAGGATACTAACAATACGCAGTCGCATGGCTATTGGAGCAATGGCTCTGAAGCAGTCAACACGAACTGTCCGGCGTGGCAGGAGGCTATCTGGGGATGGCCATCGTGTTACCAGACGGTCCTTGGGTATATACCTGGAATTTTATCTTTCCCGTTTGCCAATATAACACCCTATCAAGCCGCTGGCGTGAACTTTGCGGCGGTCAACCCGCCCTTCAGTGCGACCTATGGCCACCCGTGGGGATTCGACGGCGGAAGCCACCCAAACCCACCTGGGGCCAACTCATCGCCGCATGAAATTACCCAGGGATTCGACAACCTGCCGATTCAGGGTGGCCAAAACGAACAGGCATTTACGTTGGTGTCAGGGCAGTTATACAGCATGACTCCAGCGAACGTTACAGACCCGGATGATATCCAGGGTACCGGTTCTTACGTCCCTATCAATCGCAAACTTATGGCTACCGCCGTCAGTTGCGGCTCCCACCCTTTGGTGGACGTGAGTGGGCCTAGCTCCAGCATCAACGGGACCGCCGGCGCCTCTTACGAGTATTGCTTCGCGCGGAATGTAAATGAGTGCCAGAGCGGTTCGACGGTTGGCGAGGTTTTTGTAAACTGTCCCGGAGTTACAGCCCCTTCGTGCGGTGGCTCTGGCATTCACGGATCTAATCCGCTTGGCGTAGGCAACGACATATGTATGGGCAATGTCGCACTCAATGGCGATTCGATAATGCAGTTCGGATTGGGCGCCACCGACCACCAGGGCGCGTACAGCAGGAGCCTGTCGCTATCCGAACAGTGGTTCCACATGGTGTACGGATTCGAGAACAATCAATCCACTCCGGGGAATGAAGCACTGCTATACCGTCGCGAGTTTCCAGAGTATCAGCGCGCCGACATGTGGGAACTAACGCTGCCGCCATATCCGGCGTTCGATTCGGTCAACCGAGCCGCTTACGAGCCAATAGCGATAAAGGTTTCACCAGGACCTACCTCGATAGCGACCAGGGCAGCCGTCGATTTCGGTTACATGGAGTACGCTCAGGGCGGCACATACAATTGCACCACGCGGAACGACGGATGCCAGTCCGTAACCGCGGCCATTCCGACCGGCAACACACCGTTCGTATTCGTCAGTGAGTCCGCGACCGGGCTGGCCTGCACTTCAGGCTGCACAATCACGGTACCCGCTATTCCGGCGCGGGCTATGTACTATCGCATCCGTTACGAGAACTCTTCGAGCGTCACTATCGCGCTCGGGCCGTGGCAATTGACAGCTATACCGTAAGCAACCGCACGGCTGAAACCGGCGGCTTTGTAACTAGAAAATTATGAAACGACTACTGGCGGTTGCGCTTCTGCTCATCGCGGCGCTTGCGGTGATGGCGGTCTCCCCGTGTACTTTGTACAACCAATCCGGCTGCGCGGCGATCCAGGTGCTTGGCGTCGGAGCCAATACCTACAACCCTACGCTCAGCGCGATGCTGCTGAACAACGGCAAGAGCCTCCAGTCGATCTCGTCGTCCATAGCGGGCACGCGGCAGCACGCCGTAACGCTGGCCGGGCAGAATTGGCCGTGCGAAGGCGCGGAGATGAGTACCTCCGTCGCGCTGAACGGCCCATACTGCGTGCAATACGCCACGTTGATGGCCCAAGCGGGTGCTACAACCCAAAACTATAACCTGTGGCAGTTGGCGGAAGCATCCAGCTACGAGTACTCGCTTGCCCCAGGCGCGGGAGCCTACGACATTCCAGGGGATTGTCCGAGCGGGCAGACGCACTCACCGTACCTGATGGTCAATGAGACGCCGCTTGGAAACTCCACGGCCAACCCGCACTGCTGGGCGCTCCATTATTACGACCTGACTTTCGCCTACATGACGGCGCATGGTTTGACGATTCACGCGGGCGACCCACAGTTATCCGATGAACTGCAAGCGTGCGGCTTGGGGAGCAGCCCGTGGGTAGCGGGCACAATTGCCAGCCCCGTAATCACCATCGCTCAGTTCCAAGCGTGCATCAGCCCCTTGCACGCGGCGGCAATCAAGCGGTGGCCTGCCATCAGCCGGTTTACGGAGTTGGAGGAGCCGACCGCCGGCATGTCTGGCGTTCAGGTATTCAGCGTATCCGATATTTCCGGTTTCCTAGTCTACGAGACCGCGCTCCTCAAGGCCGTCAATAACAACGGCCTGACAATCGGGGCGTCTGGCACTGGCCTAAGCTGGCCGCAACAGTTCGACGATGCCTATTGGTTCGATTGGACTAACCCGGCGAGCGCGACTTACGCCGCATTGGACTTCTACGTCATTGATCTTTTTCAGGGCAACTGCACTCCCGGATTGACTAACACAACCTTTCCCGGCCAATACTATTACGCGGCGGAAATGGCTGCGGTTACCGGTCCTTTCGGCGGGACTGACGCAGGCCCGCACGGCTTCGTCACGCGCGCCCATACTACCGGCAAGCCTCTCGACATAGGCCAGACCGACGCGCCTTTCTGGTGTCCGGCTAGCGGGCTCTCATATCAAAGCAAGGATATTCTCGGGCAGTACGATATTCTCTGGAGCCCGACGCAGACCGGGTTATTTAACGCGTGGTTGTCAACGATGATCCCATGGGCCGGGGCCAATAGCATTCGCGAGTTTTCTCCGTTCTTTACCGCGCCGTTATTTTTCTATTCAAGCAATCAAGCCGCCGACAACGCGGCAATCGGCAGTCAAGCAGCCGCCTTGGCAGGATTGGCGATCAACGGATCTTCGCGGCTCTATGCATTGCTCAGCCGAGGGGCGAGGACGAACATTCAGGGAGTCACGGCGGTTACTGGGAAGGCAACGATCCCGTAGGCGGGCAATGCGTTAACAATTTGGGCCAAGTTTGCTGAGCAAAATGGCAGCAAAGCTCCAGCAAATGAGGAGCATAATTTAGAATTTGCTGAGCCTGAATCCTCGCGTGTGCGCGCGGGCGCGCCTGCGCGTGCTCACAGTGAAATAGAAATAGAAATAGAAAAAGACCCGGAAGTAGAAAGAATAAAAGGTCGCTTCCAAAGCCGGAACATTACCCCTTGACAAGCCCGTCGCGTCTGTGCTAGTTTTGTATCGCATGCGGTTAGGGGATGTGCTTAGAAAATGGCGGCGAGTATCCGATCTTGGTGTTCGCGAAGCCGCGAAGCAAATCGGCCTGAATGCTGCGACGTACAGTAGGGTCGAGCGCGGACATCCGATGGACGGTGCGACCTTTGTGCGCATTTTTCGGTGGTTGACGGAGGCGAAGTGATTGAGAGACTTGAGAGAATCCGGAACTACATCGGATTCATTACGTTTGCCGCAATTGTTTTTTTCTGTGCCTTTCTGGCTGGCAGATTGCCGTATGGCGTTCATGCCCAAACTCCCGCTAAGCCCGAGCCTTCCGTCACGGCAGCGGCCCCGCAAATTAACGCAGAACTCCGAGCGAAATTCTGGCGCGTGAACGCCGAAGCCCTCGCCGGACAAGTGCGCTACCAGCAAGCGCAGGAAGCGTTGAAGACGGCTCAAGAAGCCGTGATGGCCATGCAGGCGGAGATGCGCGCGGTATGCGGTGCGGATGCTATTTCCAGCCCGACAGGTGAGCCGATCTGTATGCCCGCGAAGCCAAAGGAATCGAAGTAAACTATGAATCGAAATGAAGGTCTCGCGGCGGGGCACGCCGAGAGGCTAAACGCTCGTGGAGCCGATGTAAGACCTCCGCATCTGGAGGCGGTCCGGTGTTGAAGCGAGAATCCCCTGGCTTTAGCCGTGGGGAGTGTCACTGGCGCAAGATGTCCTGTTCGGTGCGTCAGTGCTACATCGACGGATTGCTGGTGGGCGGTGTGATTGAAGTCAATGGGAATTGGAGGGCCTTGGTGGTAAACCCATTCTACTTCGGCGTTTACGATTGCTTAGGACGGGCAGTGGCAGCGGTTGAGCGGGAAGCAGGAATCCATACAAACCGAAGCTGGCAAGTTGTCTGGTAATCGTGCTTGTCGGCGCGGATAGTGGTGCAGCCTCAACAAAAAGGAGAATCATGAAGAACCGAAAACGAGGGTCAAGCTAAGAATCATGAAGAACCGAATCAACGTACAACTTCTCGCGCTCGCCTTGTGCGGCGCAATGCTCATGGTCGGCTGCGCCTCAACGTCCACCGGCCCAACTCCGCCCGCCCCTACGCCTAGCCAGATCGTGGCTGATGTAACGCTAGGCGTCGAAGCTGGCGAGGCTCTGGTGGCAGCGCTCCCCAATATCCCGGCTAACGTCAAATCGGAAGTGCAGGCAGGCGGAGCTTTGTTAAACTCGGCATTAGCCTGTATCGAAGTTGCTGTACAAGCGAATGCAGGCGGGGCTGTTGAGGCGTTGTCCGTTACCAAGTGCATCGGGCAGGTGAACATCTCACTGTTCAGTCCGCAGGCCCAGCAATATCTCTCCGCGTTCAATGCGGCGCTGCAAGTCATTGTCGCCTATTTCACCCCACAAACTCCGGTCGCCACGGCTGCCGAGAAATCGCAGGTGACATCGCTGGCGAAGCGAACGGTAAAGGTTGGATCAAAGGTGCGCCAGTGAACTCCACGGCTAAAGCCGGGGGCTTTTAGTTTCAAATCCGTTCTCCTCAAGGTCGAATCGGTTGTCGGGAACGTCCTTGGCGGCATCCAGGCGGTCGCGCCGGAAGTCAATGCATTGCTTCCTATCGTCGATACTATCCCTGTGTTCGGGCCTCTGGCGGCAGAGATCATTCCTATCGCATTCGGCGCAACCAATGCGATGGAGACCTTGATAACCGGCGTGCAACAAGGGCAGGCCAAACAACAGTCCGCAATCGCCATCTTGCAGGCGCAAACTCCAAACTTGGAATCGGTCATAGCGATTATCGGGAAGAATGTGGGGTTGTCGCCAGCGGCGCTGAACATGATCCCGGCTATCGTCAATGGGGCTGTAGCTATTTCCAATGCCGTAGCGGAGTTTGAGGCACAGTTGCAGGCACAAGTGGCGGCAACGCCTAAGCCGCCGGTCGTAGCGCAGGCCGCGTAACGTTATTATGGAGACCACTACAGTCACTGTCGGACTCGACGTACTACAGGGCATCGTCGCCGCAATTCCAGGTGGCATTGCCTTGTGGAACGCTTTTATCGGGATACGAACGCAAAACCCGAACATAAGTGCCGCTGAAGCACTAACTCTTGCTGGGGCCATCGCGACTGTTTTGGGGACTGTAGGGCCTAACGATGTGGCCCAGTTGGCGCTGACTCCGCCCGTGGTGGGGTCGTGACCATCGGCGCAAATCAAAAGACCACTATCTCTGCTGCCGTCTCTGCCGCTGCGTCCTTCGTTCTGTTCGCGTCCCAACCGCCGCTATCCATCCATTTCCCGCAATGGATAGCGGCGGTGGCAATGTTTGCGGCGGTTGGCGGGCTGGCGGCGCTTGGCATCAACGCCAAGGATTCCCATGTGACCGGTGGCGATGTTCAGCAAGCTGGATTGGTGAAGGTGGCTGACCCTGTTGTGGTGGCGAGCCTTGCGGCGGCTTCACCTCCGGCCCAGGCGCATGCGGCAGCGGAGCCGCCCGGCAAGGCACTCTACGTGCCCAATCCAAGGACAATCGCCAAGTGGTAGGAAGGACTGAACGCGAAACACTTTCTGCGTTTCTGGCGCGCACGGAGTCTCAGGCAGAAGCGGAGAGGCGTGATGCGATTTTCCAGCATGCCCGAGACCGCGGGCCAGACTTGCGCGAACGCGATATGCTCCAGGCCGCCTACCGCGCCGCAGCCATCAGCCCAGCGCCGCACGATCTGCCGATCCCCTGGCAGTCGATTGTGGTCCGAGGGTCGGCATGGCGCTCCGATGTTGGCCATCGCGCTCCCGGAAATCCTCGGTGGCTACGGCCATTGCTGGAACTGTGGCTCACAACCTGGCACTGCATTAAGGACGGCAACTGATGGTGTATAGATTGCTTCATTTATGTTTAGCTGTTGTTTCCGGTTCATTAGGAATTGGCCTTGTGCTTTTCTCGGTCGTATCAACTACCCGCCATTATGGACGCTACCTTGCCTTGGGAGTATTGTTGCTCGTCGTCTTTATTGTAGCTGTCAACTGGTGTCTGAGCGATTTGACTTCCGTCCCGATGCAATTTGGTTCTATTTTCGGTAGTGGGTCAGTTTGAATTTATGAGCGGAAAAACCCACCCCAGTTTGGCGGGAGGATTGCGGTGATGGAGTCTTCCCCGCTATCACCGTACACAACCCGCCGGTCATTCCGGGGCAAGCCGGAGATCCGTCCACAGGCCTTCCACCGGCCAGCGATACAGCGGCCCGTTCCGCGCCCCGTCAGGCGTCCCGATCCACAAACGGTCAAGTATACGCGGTATCCTTGGAGAATATCCAAGGAGAAGCGCATGACGCTCTGTGCGGCTGCAATTACCGGCGACTACATCGTCACGATATCCGATACGATGGTTTCCGGTTCTACTATTTCGGCTGATGGATGCACTCTGAAAATGGAGCCGTTCGCTAGGGACTGGTTAGCGATGATTTCAGGAGATGATATCACGCAAGCGTTGCCGATAATCCAACGGGCATCAAAGTACATGCACCATCGCGCTAACACTGTAGCGACCGCTAGGGTGGCTTTTAAGAAGGCTTACCAGCAGCATTTGGTTGAGATGAAGACAGATGCGGTTCTTTCTGGATATGGTCTTAATATGGATACGTTCCAGAAGTCTGGTAAGCGAAGGTTTACGGATAAGATATTTGCTTCGCTTTGCGAAAACATGGATGCGGTTAAAGTTGGGTGCGAGTTCTTGGTGTTCGGATTCGACGGGGCCGGAAGGGCGCACATCTTTACGGTGAGCGATCCGGGAATAGACCGCACGTTTGACAAACCCGGTTTCTGCTGTATCGGGTCGGGAATGTACGCCGCTGATGCGATGCTATACTATTTCCAGCAGGCGACAGACAAATCTCTATCGGAAACAGTGTTTGCGCTATGTGCTTCTAAGTTTATGGCGGAACGTAGTGGAATTGGGAGAGACACCTATCTGTACGTGATGCAATTTGGTTCTATTTTCAGCCAACATCGTCCTGGATTGATAGACGATGTGAGGAAGGCGTGGGATGGTTATGGCGCTCCTAGCGTTCCCCGTGGGGTTATCGAACTTATCAACGAAGGAAGCATTACTCAATGGCCGTCAATCCGTAAACCATAAGGCTGCCCCGCCGCCGTTTCTGCCTTCGCAACTAGGGCGGGGATGTAGTCGCCGCACTTCCTGCAACACGTTCTGAGATATTCGCCTTCAGCACCGCATTTCGGACACGTTACGGTTTCAGCCATGGCAACGCAATCATATCACCCAGCAACCACACCAGGCGTTCGGGGGCCTTATATGGGCAGGTCCGCCGGGTCCTACGTGGGGGGACCGGCCCCTTGGCACGACCCACATTCCAGCGTGGTGTATGCAGACCCGCCTGGGTGGCAAAACCGCCCAGAAGCCCGCAAAGCAATACAGTTGATGTATGATCGCAGGTATATGACGGTCTGCATCGCAGCGCTTGCTGATGTTGGGAAATCTTTAGTCTTGGTGTGCGACAGTATGCTGTCCACTGAGCAGTTTTCTGGAGACAGGACCGCTGGTAAACTGTTCCCGATAGGTCAGTCATGGTGGGCGATGATTGCCGCGAGCAGCCTTGGCCATGTAGCGCCAATAATTGAAGCAGCCACGCTCTTGCTGTCCAGGCTGCCTGACGAAGAAAATACGTTAGAGGCAGTCTCGCATTGCGTAACGATAGCGTATCGGAGCCAATGGGCACGACATGCTGAATCCGTAGTTTTATTCCCAGTCGGGCTGACCTGGAAAACGTTTACCGAAAAGCCGGAGTGGCAACCGCACTTGGCCGAGGAACTTAAAAAGGTTGACCTTGGGTTTGAGGTTATCATCGGTGGTTTCGATTGGAACATGGACGGCCATATATTCACAGTGAGAAATCCAGGCGTTGCCTTTAATTATGACGTTACCGGATGGGCGGCTATCGGGATCGGAGAATACGGCGTGGCCAACACTCTGCTGAGTCATTCCTTTAATTCAGAGATGGAGCTGGCGCGGGTTCTCTATCACGTCTGTGAGGCTAAATTTGTTTCTGAATCCGCTTCTGGCGTAGGGCATTATACGCAGGTAAAGATTCCCGTTCCTGGAGCTAAAGACGACGCTGCGATCTTGGCCGATGAGTCTGTTGCAATAATCAGGAAGGCGTGGGAAGACGAGGGAAGGCCGCGCGTTCCGCGTGGGCTTGTGGATATCATAAGACGTGAACTGGCCAAGCGCACGATCATTTCATGAGAGTAACGATATCTTCAACCGACCATAGCCGATCAGTCACCCGCGCTGCCATAGCCGGAGTCACCCGAAGGGTCTGATGAATCCTGACGAAGTTATAGTATACGTACTGGATTGCCAACGATGCCACATGATACTCGATCTTCTTGGAGAACGCATCCGTTAGCCGCAACCGCTCCCCACGTAGGCGTTCTGCCTGTCTGGTCATTGCCTCCGCAATTTCTAGGCATTGCGGAGGGGTCAGGACAAACTGGATTTGCTTGCTCGTGCCACTTTCTAGTTCCTCTGGACTCTCTACGTACCGAATTGCAAGAAGGACGGCAATTCCCGCTACGGGAGCTAACGTATATCCGGTGACTGGTTTGTATGTGGTAACTGTATAATCCCCCTAAATATGACACCCCAAACATTCACCATCTCCAACATCACACCATCCCAGATCGCCGGGCTTGAAGCGGATTTGGCAAAGGACGGCGCTTTCCTAGCGGCTACTGGCCCTAACCAGATGCACATCACCGGACACGGGATTGTGGCGAACGCGGAGTACGATCCAATCGCCCTTACTCTCACCGTCACGGTTTTCGACAAACCTTTCATTATTTCGATGGGCCGCATTGAGTCCATGCTGAAGGCGGCGCTAGGATGAGCTTCTACACCGACGTAATTCAGCCAGATCCGCGTTTCCACTCGCCCGTAGAGTGTCGCGACGTGGCCCTGCTCGAGCATTTTACGAGAATAGCGGTGGCGAATATTATTGCGGATGCGAAATCGCTTGGAATTTCGCTGATCGTCACTGAAACATTCCGTAGCGCGGAGCGACAGGAGATGCTATTCTCGCAGAGGGCCACGCAACTGCGAACGGTCGGGACTCACCATTATGGCCTAGCCTGCGATTTTGCGAAGATCATCATGGGCGCTGCCTCCTGGGCAGGCGACTGGCAGTTCCTCGCGGACCTCGCGGCCAAGCACGGGCTTGTTAGTGGGCTGAACTGGAATCTTCCCGGCCCGCATGGCTTCGTGGACCCGGACCACGTGCAACGGTGTGAGGTCGCCCAACAGGAATTGCTGTTTGCTGGTGAGTGGTACCCATCGGCATGAATGACACTGATCGCGAAATGACAGCGCCGGAGGAAATATCTACGCCCGTGGGCAGGGAGGATGACAGGGTCGTATTCGCCCGCGTCCGTTTCGATTCTGCCATCCGCAAGGAGTTCGTGGCCAGCCTCAAGAAGTATCTGGATTACCTGGAAACCACCTTGCAATGATGGTCGGTAGTGTTGGGCGCCGGCGTCTCCGGCTGAGGCAGATGGAGTTGGAGAACTAACGGGTAGAACTTGAATTGCCATGCCAATAAATTAGGGCGCTGACCCGAAGATCGCCTATGCCGTTTTGAATCAAGCACACACAAATAGCGCACTACCCGCCAAAAGTTGTGCTTGACATTGCCCACGATTTATAATATGCTGTAGCCAATGCCGTAAAGGCAGAAGGGCGGGCCCGGTAGGGGCCTTTGGAATTTTGATGGTTGACACCGGATAGACGCCAAAAGGACAGGAGGCTGGTGGCGCGGTCTCCAAAAGAACAGCCACAAAGAAGATCCTTGGGGCAGTAACAATCGGAGCGAGCCGAGAGGCAGCCAAGGACAAACACCCGGTGGGCGGCACTCGCAAGCCGCCCGCCCATTAACGGAATCCCACACTGAAAACTGGGGGCAGGTCGTGAGGCGCAGTAAAGGGCAGCAGGGAAGACGGGCATGCTAACGGGCCATACCTGGGTTCAGGGCGTCGAAAGGCGATAATCCCTGGTTCTGGAAAAACCCGAGGTAACCGCTTGGTTGTGAGTGCATGGCGGCGAATCCGTTACTAGCTACTTGACAAAGTGGCGGTTTGGGGACCACAATGGGTTGTGGTGCTGCCCTCTAACTTTTCATCCGTCTCTGCCGCGACGCACATTGGGCACCTTTGCGCCCGCGCGTGGCCGGTATTTCTGTCGTGGAACTCAGCTACTACGTTTTCGATCATTAGGGACTTCCTACTCGCTCTTGTGGTGTTCGCTCTTGCCGCGCGCTTCACACTCGGCAAGGGTTGGTGGAGGTGGAAGGTGTTGACCTCCGCAGGCGGAAAGACTCTGACTCAAACATTGGGCGCTACGCTTTTTGGGTTGGCTGTCTTGCTGATCTTGGTATTTGCGGCTGCTATTCCCGCTGTTATAAGCCGAGACCATGAGGATCTAGTTAGAGATCGGAATCGGCTACGCGCCAATGTGAACGATTTGCAAAAACAGTTATCGGAAGCCAATAACAAACCTATCCCGACGATACCGAAGACTCAGAAACCAACCACGAGTGCTTACATTCAGGCGGACGTTACCGGATATTATCCAGGAGATCCTTTCCCGGTCGGAGTACCGATGACGCTAAATATCAACTGGGTTAATCGCGGAACTGATCTTGCTTGCAATCCGCAACCATTCGGTAAGATGCTGTTAATTTCAAGCGAGTCGGAAATCTCCGAGGGTGCAGCTATTAGTGACTGGAAGGCAGAATATGCCAAAATCATTTCTGGTGTTCCGAAACGCCCAGAGAAGAATTGCGTAGTTCCTAATGCGCCCCCATTCTTGAACGTGGCGAATGAACCCTCAGGACAAAAGGCAACCCCAGAGATAAAGCAGGCACTCGCAGACCGCAAACAGTTTGTGATGGTCATTGGCGCTTGTAGATTTTTAGATTCCGTAGGAAAGCATGAGGCTCACTTTTGCGCCACTTTTATGGGTTGGCGCGCCATTAAGAAAGATGGCATGATCGAGCATTACGTTAACTCCTGGAACTCCTGTCCAGGCTATAACGGGCAGATCGATGTACAGTGAATTGGCAGAGGGCGGCGGAGTCGAACCGCGTCCGTAACGGACTAGCCGTTTATAGGACGGCTCCTGACACCGGCCAGACGCCCTCCGGTGTTACTAGAGGATGTTTGGCGTGTCATGGTTGTAACTCCTTTGCTAAAAGGATTGGATGCTATGAAAGTTGAAAAGACGCAATTCGAGAAAGTGATAAAGGCCCTGTTGGCTCTGCCACCTATGCCAATGAAAACATTTGAGGGAAAGGGACGCCCCAAGAAGGAGCGCCCCGAAGTGGAGTCTACTGAGCCTCAGATGATTCAGGAGCCGGAGTCATAGCAGTGGCCTTGCCAATCAGTTGCGCATACGGAAGCGCGGAGCCTATTACGAGCGCCGCGATGACCAGCGCAAACATCTGTTGCGATTCCCGATTGTTCCAGCGGAACTGGAACTCGCTGAGGTAACGATGCAGATGCTTTATCGAGACTTGGTGGAAGCTGCCTATGATGCCCCGCTTCAGCAGTCCCCAGTAACCATCAATCGTTCCGGTGTGGACATCGCCGCGCACCCATTCCTTTGCGGAGTGATTGACGCTTTCGTGCTTCTGTACGTTACCGGGCATCTTGTTGTAGATCGGGCTGTCATCGGTATAGACCGCATCGGCGGTTATGTCGATGTGATCCTCAATCTTGCTAATCACGGTCTGGCGGTTTACTTTCGCTACGTGATAGGTGCGGGCCTTTCCGCCGCGTTCGATCATGCCGAATACCGGCTCCTTTTCGTAGGGTCCGCGCTTGCGACGTGCGTCATACTTCTTAGAGCCGATGTAAGTCTCATCAACTTCAACTGTCCCGGTGAGGGGCTTTTCGTCCGCCGCTTCAAGCAAGGCCATCGCTTCACGGAAGTACTCTGCGTTGATACCACTGCTT